TCGAGGGTGTAACCATCCGGCTCGCTCGTCACCGAGGTGAACGTCTTCGTGATGTTGTAGGTGCCAGGACCCGTACCGCCAATAAGCTCGTTGTTGCTACCCCAACTCTTCACGTCGGTGAAGGAAGCGGTTTCCATCAGTGTGGGGCCGCTAGGTTGCGGCGGGCTAACAGGTGGTGCAACAGGTGGTGCTACGCACAACCCATACAAATCACATAGACGCGTTTTCACTTCAAGAAGGATAGCGTCGTAGTTGATAACACCAGGTGGGCCATCAGGTCCTTTTCCACCAGCAGGTCCAGGAGGGCCTTCGGGTCCGATCGGACCAGCGGGACCTATGGCACCACTAGACATGTACAGAGTGGGCTCTTCGAGTGAGTATGCCTTAGATGTAGACACTACCCAGGCGTGGTTGAAACCTTGTCCCATAACAAGATCGAATTCAGGCGGGCTATATGACTCGGGTGAGTCGAATCCTTTCAGCTTCAGCACCTTAAGGTAATACGGGCTACTCAGGTCCAACACAACCCATAAAGTGTTGATGGGGAACCCAAGCATATCAGGTTCCCCATATGATCCAATTACTGAGTACTGACTAGCCAAATCAGGTAATTGCATGGTAAGCACTACTGGAGTTGCAGGATCCCCTCCGCTCAGGCTGTGGAACGTTTTTACTGCAGTTGCGAAATTCTTTAGACGAAGATCCATACAAGCCTCAGAGTTAAGCTAAGCGAGCCTCACCAGTGCGGGGTGAGCTGAAGGTGATAACTACGGTGCTGCTATCGAGGAAGGTTACGGATTTCGGCAGAATCTCTTCTATAGCACCGTTCTCCAAAACCTTAACGCTGACAACAGGCTTGGTGGCGAATCCGTGTGTTATAGTCCAGACTGAGCTAGGAACATTCTGCACATGGGTCTTAGGATGGATTGCAAGCATGGTAGTGACCTCAGATGCAACGAGCCGAGCCAGTCTGGGCCGCACTGAAAGTCGCGGTGGATTGGTTCAACGAGTTGTGTACAAGCGATTGAGGCTGCACAAGCTGATTGTCGATGTACAGAGCGATGGTTGGGTTGTAACCAAGGTTGTGGTTGATTACCCAAGTAGAGACTGCACTGAAGCTCTGCTCATATGCAATAACAGGATAGGCATTGCCGTCCATATTTCCACGCATGAGTATTGCCGTACCGGTAATCGGTGTGTTGAAAGTCAGCGTTGTAGTGTTGAACGTGTTGGTGTTGGTTTCATCCGGAACTACCCAACGACCATTTTCATCGTACACCTGGACAAACACGTTGTTAGTGCTCAGGCCGTGGACGATAACCCATTCAGACGAAGGAGCTGACTGGACGAAACGCTTCATGCTGAGGCTTTGCGTCAGAGGAACCCACACCGGGAAGCCGCCACTAACGTCTACGCAAACGTACAGAATCTGGTTCTTGAAAACGAATCTACCAACGGTAGGATTCGCAGGGAAATCTTCTTCGGTAAGACTGACTTGCTTGAGCTTATTGCCCCGCATGTCAAGGTGGCCATGAACTTCCATTACTTTTCTCCTGATAAATGGGGGACGAATCACCCATTTATTTCAAACAAACCAGCTTACGCTACGAACTTGCCTGAGACCACAACCTTGCAGGTGATGGACGAGGAGAAGGTAACGGTCAACTGATTGACGCTGTCGAAAGTAACGCTGTCTGGGATGATGACCTTGTCGTTACTGTCAACCACAGTCACATTGCAGTACTTGGTGCCGATGTTGTGGGTAACAACATGCGACGTAGCACTGGTAGCGCCAGAGTCGAACAGGAAGTGCGAAGCATTCATCGCCGTGGTAACGGAATCCACGTAGGCCTTGGTGGCAGCCATCAGGTTGGAGGTAGGAGCACCAGCCAGCACCAGGTTACCCGTCATGGTGTCGCCGTCAACGTTGATGTAACGGCCATCAGCGTAGGTAAGTAAGGTCGAGAGCCACGTCGTCAGCGTTCACCACGATACCGGTACCGGCACCAATGGTCAGAGCCGTACCAGCGCCGCCCGTCAAGCCAGCACCAGCAACACCGGTAGCCAACTCAGCAGCGGTGATACCAGTCGCGGCAACCTTCACGCCAGTAGCGGACTTCGACAAGGTAGAGCCGTCGATCAACAAGGACAGTTGAGCAGCGGTATCGCTGGAAGCGGCGGAACCGTCAACGGTCAGGAACAACGCGGAAGTAGCGTGCAGGTCGAGGCCGACTTCATCCGTAGGCAACTGAGCAACACCAGCACCCAGACCAACGTGCAGTTGGTTACCAGACTTGTACAGGCCGACACCAGCAGTGATTTGACCCAGGCCAGTGAATTGCACCCAGGTGGCGCCGCTGTAGACGTAGCCGGTTTCGTCGACTTTGTCGAACACTGCATCACCATCGATAGCTGCAACGCCAGCATCCCAGGTGTCAGTAGCGGTAGCGGTGTAGATCTTGCCATCAGTCGTGTTCAGGAAACGATCACCCGTAACAGCGGTGGCCGGATTGGTAGCGCCCGAAGAGTCAACAGCATTCTTCCAGGTCAGGCCGACGGACAGATTGTCCACGTAGTTCTTGGTGGCGGCATCGGTACCATTGACCGGAGCAGCCAGACCCGAAACGGTGTGAGTACCACCGAAGGCCAGGTTGCCGGACATGGTGTCACCGGCTTTGAGCACGCGATCAGCGATGTCCAGGACATTCTGAGCGATTGCGTCAGCGTTCGCTTTGATCTGGGTGTCCAACAGAACGTCAGCACCCTTCAGCGCAGTTGCGCCACCGATGTAGTTGGTACCAACAGCAGCCGTGAAGGTGCCATCAGAATTGAGGCCAGCGCCAGTTTCGATGGCGTTGATTTCAGTCAGGTTGTTGGTGATACCAGTGGTGTTAACACCGATAGCGTCAGCATTGGTCTTGGCTTGTCCGTCCAACGCGGTCAAAGCAGTCATGACCGTGGTGGTAGAGCCAAGGTAGTTCGAGCCGCTAGGAGCGACGTAGTTGCCGTCAACGTCCAGGCCAACTTCAGCTTCGATCTGATCGATCTCAGCTTGCAGAACGGAAGTAGAACCACCAGAAGCAAAGGTGATCACGTCCACGCCGTCAAAACCACGGTACTTACCGTCAACAGTGTTGTACCACACTTGACCAACTGCCGGGGTCGCCGGATCAGCAGCCACGTTGTCAACACGCATGTTCTTCAACTGGCCCAGGCCAGCAAATACGAGGTCGCCTAAAATACGCACTTTGAAACTCCTTAAGGAAAAGAAATAAGAGTGGCAGCGCTGCCACCCTACCGTTACCAGAAGATTATACTCCTGATCTTCAATGCAAAATTATGAACTACAAGTCACGCAGTCGCATCGAATACTAACGTGCAATGACCTGATATTGGAGTAGTAAATGTAAGCTCTGCTTTTGTATAGTTTATTATGTTCATGTCGTCGGGTATTACTTGCTTACCCGTTGACTCAAAGGATGTGTACGAAAAGTACTTCATGTTCTTACCATGATTTATCGTCCACACGTTAGAAGGTGCGAGTTGCTTATGGGTGTAAACAACTGCATTTGAATCTACTGATGGGAATCGTAGCTCAGTCCACGAGTCTAGGTCATTACCCAGCTGCCACAACTTGTTGTCGTTAGCAGTTACGACTATCATACCAGATTTTAGGTTCGCTGGGTGAATGGTTGATCGTGCATCGTGATCTGGCACTACTCTAAGGACACCCCTTATGTAGGTGTCCTCAACTAAGTACCAAGTTGCTCCATTCTTGGGTAGAAAAAATGAAGGAATTAAAACAGGCATAGCAGTCTCCCGACCAAATTAAGGACTACTATTTCATGCCTCGTCTGATGTGTCTTGCGTAGACTCTAAGGTAGAGTATCCAGTATCACCCATACCTGACTCTTCAACTGTAGGAGGCAGCTCTACAACTTCAACTTTATGAGTCAGCAATTCATCACGGATAGAGTTGAGTTCGATAACCATTTGGTTCATCATAGTTGCTTGAGCAATCAACTTAGTTGAGAGCAGAGTCACCTGAGCAGATTTAACGGCAAGCTCAGCATCGGCACGAGCACCGGAGTTGTACGCCTGGTCACGCTGTCGTGCTATAGTCTCAACTATAGAGTTGAGTCGAAGCTCAGAAAAAGATTTGTGCTCGTCAGCGGTGAACACATCTACTTGGTTGTTATCGGCCATGAAATTTCCTTAGTTTATTGAGAACCGAACAGTCCAACCCATATCACTTGTAAGCCTGGAGAACAATGCACCAGGACTTATCAAGGTTGGCAAATACAGGTTTCCTTTGTTTAACGCCTTTGCTACCATTTCACTACACACTTCTCCCTTAGCATCGCGGAGCTTTATCTTAAGAAGCTCCATTAGGCCAATGGAAATAAAATCTTGGTACGGATACCGCACACTACCAGTTGCACTAAGTAGTTCCGACGCATACACCCGATACGGAACTTCTGAATTGACTACGGTCATGCTCTTGTCGGAGTAGGAAGACATACTAACAATTCGACGACCACCTTGGTGAGCCTCTACAATGAATAGCCTGGACTCGTAAGCTGCATCCCTCAACCAAAAGGCAATGCCCACATGGAAGTACTTGGAATTAGTTACAAGCTGGGTTAGCTTGCTCCAGATCGTTGTGCCTTTGGCAATGAACACTAAGTCGCCATCCTTTATTAGCTCTCGTACCTCAGGGTAGTTCATGTAGGTTTCCTCATTGCTAGGAAGTAGTTGCTGGGGTGCTGAAATTTCTTCGCAACAGGTATAACGTAGAAGGTGTCGTCGTTAATAGTGGAACCGTAACGAGCTGTGAACGCTATACTGGTCATGAAGATCTTACCTGTACGGTACTCTACTATGGCACAGGATCCATGCACTGATCTATAGCGCGGAACAGAACTGGGTCAATGTCATCACAAGGTGTACTGTTGGCCTCAACTAGACAACCAACTATTCCAATCATAACACCCTCGTTTGACTTTAGCAGGTTCTTGTAGAGTATAACTGACTTGTCACCTGACGCAGTTTTCGCCACGCAGTGAATAACATCTGATTGAATCCGTTGATCTTTAAACCTGCGAGCTACGGGTAGAGCAAATATTGACTCCACAGTCTTCGACAGGGCCTTAAGGCGCAATATGCCAATGAAGTCAAAGAAGGACTGTGAGCCTCTAAGGTATCCACCATTAAGGTCGGAGTAAAAGGTCGGTACAGGTATTGAGCTTATCAGGCTGTGCTGGAATGACGACAGATCGAGGACTTTGTACTCTTGAGCCTTCTTATAGGTAACGTCCCTGAGAATAAGAACGTGAGACCATTCTGCATCTTGATCCGACCCTCCAAGTTTTGATACTACTACGTCCAAGTACTTGGGTAGACCAGTAGAGCTGTCTACTATGGCCCATTCTCGTTGCACCACCTGCATGTCTGCAGTGAAAGCTTCTGGATACAGTTCAGAAAGCTTCAACCCCGTAGCAGTGGACAAGTCTAGTCCAAGCATTGTTGCTGCCACTGGATTTATTACGGTTATTACGGTTTGGGCATCTGCCACAAGCAAACCATCCTCCAATACACTTGCCAGAGCATTCATAATGTATCTGCTCCGGATTATTTCCTGCTCGAGGACAGTAGATATGTTGGCCGAAGATTTACGAATAGCCTCCAGATCCTGAAGAAGATCGTCGTCAGTCCGTGAGGTATCGGTCATTTCGGGTGCCCCGAAAGGTGATTCTTTACTACGTCTAATGTATCAAGAGTTTTGAGTTGTTGAACATAGCGGAAAGATTCCTCAAGTTTTGAAGACATTGAGGCTGCAAAGTAGGCTGAAAATCCTGACAGCATACCACCAAGCAAAGTAATACCTATGATTATACCTCTGAAGGTATCGTACTTTTCTTTCCACTTAGATTCGCGGGAAAGACCTACATTTTCCAAGTCGGATAGTTTAGACGAGCACTTAGTTTGGGCAGCGTACAGATCTTTCTCAAAGACATCCTCTAGCACGGTTATGGAGTTGCTTAGATCTTTCACTACGGCAGTAAGCTTCTCGTACTCTGATGATTGCTGATCTGCGTGAACTTGCACAATCTTAACTACTCCAACTGCTTCTTCAATGCGCTGAATCCAGCTCTTTACTTCAGATACGGTTGCTATCAAGTCCTCAACTCGTACCTTCAATATCCCTATGTCTGCTTCCGTTGTATTCGTCATTTTACTGTCCGCTTCGAGCTAATGCTAGCTCTTTGTAGTTAGTACCAGTCTTCATGACAACCGCATTAAGGTGAATGCGTTTCGCCGGTATAACAGGGTCAAGGTACACGTCAAGAATAAGTTCACCCGCAGCTATTGTAGCTGGAGTGTTGTTAGACTCGTCACATACAACTTGGAAGGAGTACAGTCCCCGGCCATTCTGTATCGGCTGCAGGAATCGTTCACACATCTCCCTAAGGAAAGCCCTGAGAATGGAATCGTTAGGGTCAAACACTGAGTACAGAGCCGCAACAGAGATTGACTTCTCGACGAAGTTCAGTAGACGCCGAACGTTTACATTGGACAATGCACTTGCCATAGACTGGCACGTGTCCGCACCCCAGATCTTGTAACCTTTACCTGGGAACACTCGCATGGGGTTGATCTGCACAGGCTGCAAAGCATCACGATCACCTTGGTTGTAGGTACGCCGAACGCCCAAGATCTTCATGTCACCACGGGACATGCCCGCAGGAGCAAACCACGTTTCAGCGACGTAGTCAGTCTTTGCATAAGCTGCAGCAACAAAGCCTGAAGGAGGAACAAACACCTGGAAATCGTTGTACTGATCGTAGATCTTCAGGTCGGGGCTGTAGATAGCACTGCGAGAGCTATCCAGGTTTAGCATGTTGCGCTTGTATGCGATAGCACGTGCTACCTCTTGCTCCGCGCTAGGAACATCTAGAACTGCGATACAGTCCATACGCGACTGGCATATGTCATCCATCTTCATCTGTACAGCAGGAGTGGAGTAGCCACCGTTTATGAAGATGTTTACGTCCAACTGCTCCGGGTCACGATAAAGTTCCCAGCCGAGGTTTACCAAGCCGTCAGTTACGCGTGAACCATTGGTGCCCCCCGTCAAGAACTCCGCACCCTCCATCAGCACTTTAAGCTCAGGCAGGGCGTAGGGATTTGCACGATACCGAACTAGGGAAGACCGATTGTTTATGATCTCCTCGATGTTCATCTGCGCACCGAAACCATCTAGACGATAGTCACGAGACACCAGGAAAGATTCGTTGGGGAGTTGACGCGGGCTTTGATAGTCAAGGAAGATTTCTACGAGGAAGACCAGCGGGTCATCGGGAGCGGAGGTTGCACGCTTCGTAGACGGCTTGATGCGGATCATAAGCCTGTCATTCCAATCACCTGGGTTTGCAGCACAGAAGAAGCCCACAATGTTTTCGATACCAGGAGTTTGAGGATCGAATCCCAACGTGTTGAATGGGTCTGCCTTACCCAGTGGGTTGTTCGTCCCATCATCGAAATTCGTAAGGTGAATTACAGGTGTAGTAGCAGAGATGTCGTCCACAGTCCAGTACGCACCGGCTGTAAGAGTGTCATCACTTGCAACTCGGGTCACATACAGCCTGCTAGACTCGCCCAAGAATTGAAGTGCACAGTAGTGCAGGTACGAAGTCTTCGGGTCAGGTGTACCGAATACCTCAATGAAGTTTTTCGCACTTGTTATGAGAGTGCGCTCCATTATCGGTCCTTTGCGGGACGCTCCAACAATTGCACCGATCGAGGTGCTGGCGGCAGCAATACGCTGGGATAAGTCAAGCTCTTTGACGTATACACCAGCGGAAGAATGGGCGGAACTAGACATTTGCGTTTCTCCTATAAATGAACGCACTACACTCTAAAATTATTATCTGCCTGTCAAATACCAATCAAGGTTATGAGTTCTTCAAACTCTTTTGAATACTCCGACAGAACAACTGTTACGCCCTCGACGTCTATTCCTACCTTGTCACCGTAGGATTTATTCACCTCTTCTGAGTCGGAGTGCTTAGCTAGAAGCACAAGAGCAACCAGGTCAAAGTACGTTGTGTCTTTGTCAGGTGCCATAGGTATTGACGACGACAGAGCGGTGCACTCTATTAGGTCTTGGCTAAGCGACCACGTTGAAAGTATGCGAGCACCAAGTTCTCCAGCCATGTGCTCTACTTCTTGAAACCTTGCAACCTCTAGTTGATTCTGACTGAAGAAGTCCAAAATAGGCAAGTAGCCTATGTTGTGCATTATGCCTGCCGTCAGTGCAACTTCAGGAGAAAATTTGTAGTCCGGGCGAAGCTCTTTTGCCAACACAGAGGCAGCAACTCCTGCGTAGACTCCACGGTCCCATACCTTTGCAGCTACATCTTTTAGTCCCGCACCCTTAAGTGAGAACCTATCTCGCATGCTGCCGAGAACCAGACTAGAGGTAAGTTTAGTACCCAATCTTGTTAAGGCACTTAGGGCAGATGATACTTTGCCACTTCCCCGAAGTGCCGGACTATTAGCGACCTGGATAAGGCGAGCCGTTATTGAGGCATCGTACTTCAGTATCGACTCAACTTCTTGAAGGCTACCTTCGTTCTCTACTACTTCAAGGATTCTGAGGTATATGTCGGGTGGTGCAGGAAGACGAAATCTGTTTGAGCTGATGTGTTCGTTCAACGACTGTTCTATGTTCATACTTCACCTGTAGAGCTGGTTAAAGTTTCTATCCTACTTAAGTAGGCACGAGTTATATTATCAGGTGGGCAGGGCCGCGATACATACCATCCTTGGGCGAAGTCACATCCTAATGCTAAGAGTACATCATGAACTTCTTTCGTTTCCACGCCTTCAGCAATAACGCTGAACTGTAGATCGTGGGCAAGCTCAATAGTAGACTGTACGATATGGTAGTCCCTAACGTTATCCATAATGTTGGTCACAAAGGACCTATCTATCTTGATTTCACTTATGGGCAAGTGCTTTAGATAACCAAGAGAAGTATGGCCAGTACCATAATCGTCGATAGAGAATTTGATACCAATGTTGTGTAGCGTTGCCATTATAACGGCAGACTCACTCAGATCACAAATGACTGCGGTCTCAGTTACTTCCATGGTGAAGTTAACTACCTGCTGGTTGTACATTTCCAAGGTACGCATAACCGTGGGCACAAGAGAGGAAGTCGTTAGATCTGTAGTTGAGATGTTAACCGATACTTCAAGGTCTATGCCTTCTGCTCTCCACTTAGCCGCTTGGGCCACTGCAGTGCGAATAACCCAGCTTGTTATGTCCCTCATTACTAGAGTCTGTTCGCACATGGGTATAAATTTATCAGGCGTCAGTAGGCCCAACGTTGGATGGTTCCAACGTATTAGTGCTTCTACGCTAGTAATCTTACCGCAGTGAAAGCACTTCTGTGGTTGGTAAAGAAGAATGAACTGGTTAAGTTCCACTGCTGCTCTAACAGAACCCAGCAGTCTTAGATTTTCGGGATTGTTGGTGTCGAACACCTCAGAGTACAGGCAATAACCGTTACTCCGCTTCTTGGCAGCATACATAGCCACATCGGCGCAGCGCAGTAGCTCACTTGCGGTACGTGCGTGGGTTGGGAATATAGAGGAACCAATGCTAATACCTACGTCAACGTCGTAACCTCGAACAGTCATCTGACCTTCAAACGAACGTACCAGTCTGTGACAGACTTCTTCTACAGCCTTATCTAGATTTCCGTCTTTACAGTGAAGCTTGGAAGGTTCTAAGATAACGGCGAACTCGTCATCGCCCAGACCGGGCTATTATGTCCAGCTCTGGTATAAGTACTCTGAACTTTTCAGCTACAAGTACGAGAAGATCGTCACCAGCTGCGTGACCTAGGGTGTCGTTCACTAGCTTGAACTTATCCAAGTCCATTATAAGAAGCACCAGACTGGAGTTTCGCCGTAGCCTATTGTCAAGCCGCTTAAGAAAATGTTGACGACCACTAAGTCCAGTAAGGCTGTCATATCTAGAGCTTATATCCACCAGTATAGCCTGCCTGAGTAGCATGAGTAAGGATATGAAAAGACCCGCGTGTATAAAAAGTAGCCCAGTTTTAAGCTGCTCTTCCCATGGTGTAAGTACATAACAGGCAAGAAGAAAGCTTGTTGCTACGGCTCCAATAATGGGAAGCTGATGCACAGCAAGCACCCAACTCAAACCACTTCGTACAGGGTCAAACCACCTTGGGAATTTTATCTGCATTTCGTACTGCCTAAACATTTGGAATTAACTATTAAATTATCAAAGCACAAAGCAAAAAAGGCCCCGAAGGGGCCTTTTTTAACGTGTGACACACAGCAGTTGTAGGTTACGTAGACCGAGCTAGAAGCTTGTGTTGGGGAAAATTCAGTAAGTCTTTCAATTCCTGGTTATCGGAAGTCCTAAGTGCCTTCTTCAACCACAGCAAATTCCTGAATGATGGATCAACTTTACGCCTGAAATCTGGAAGATTCAACTTGTCTGACTTGAGTAACTCGTTAAGCCTGTCCAAGTTCGTCCCAGCACGGTCTAGGTTTGTCATAGGTCTACAACTGCTCCTTTTGAAAGTCCTTCACTGAAATACACGGACATAGCCTCAATAGCGGTAAGCTCTTCTGCGAATTTTTCTACCAGATGCTGCACAAGATACTCAACCGTAGTCTCGGTATCGAGCACGATCAGTTTTGATTCGGGTGAATACTCGGCTCTGAAATAACCACGATCCGTTTCGTACTCGATAGCAACATTGTCAGGGTTGTGTGCTGCTACGAGGTTTTCTGAATTGATAAACGTAGCGCCGTCCAGATAGAAGGCGATCTTTGCCATTAGCGCTTTAACCAAGGCGTACGGAGACGCTCTTTCAGCTTCGTTAGCCAAGGTTTCCCTATCCCAGGTGCGATAGAAGACTTGCAAGAAGGACAAATGACCATGGGCTAGAGACTGACAACCCCAACTCGTGCTGTCACGTAGTCCATGCTGGTACCTGAATGTTGCCGCTGCCGACTCGATTGAGTATGAAGAGACCTTCACGATCTGCGAAGGGAACATCTGGGGTTCGCACTGGTTTACTACGTCAACCCGTATGTTAGCCTCGGGATACAGTCTGGATACTTCGGTTGTAAGGAAGTTTGCCATGTCCAGACCGCACTCCTCCAAAGAGTAGTCCTGGGCAATGTACAAGAACTTAACCGCGTCAAGTGGAATGTCAAGATTGACAAAAGGAGTAACTATGTTAATCCTTCCTACGGCATTGCTGCGGACAGAAAACTTAGACCACTTGTCCAGAATCCAGAGCTTGTGATCGTAGCCGTTGTCGTGGGAGTCAATAACCGCCTTGAGGCTTTTCTTCAACGTGGAGAAGTCTACCACAACCTTCTCTTGCGCTTCTACTTCACCCGTGACGGTAAAGTTTGGATTAAACGATCCACCCACAACCCGGCCTTCGTTGTCAATGTAGGCATGGTCAATGACCGTAGGTTGATTTATGAAGATAGAGCTTCGCATGTCAGTTACCACCGTTTGACCAGTCTATAAGCTGCATGAACTCTTGCTTGACGACCGGGTTTTCACGCATTGCACCACGCATTACCGAAGTAGTCATCCAGGATACATTGTCCTTCACGCCGCGCCACGTAGCACACAAGTGCTTTGCCTTGAACACTACGGCAAGACCCTTTGGCTTCATTACACGCTCGAGTTCGTCGGCCAGCATGATTGTTGCCTCTTCCTGGATGTGAGGACGACGCATGATCCATTCCGTAAGGCGATGGAACTTCGACAAGCCGAGTACATTGTCACCAGGTAGTACACCGATCCATACATACCCTTGGATAGGTACGAAGTGATGGGAGCAGGCGCTGTTTACGGTGATAGGTCCAACCGTGTACAGTTCGTCCAGAGCTTTGATGTTGGGGAATTCAGTTGCCTTAGGCCGTGGTGTGTAACGACCGTGGAACACCTCGTTCATAAACATCTTGGCCATACGCCGAGACGTACCGTTAGTGTTATGGTCATTCTCGGTGTCGATTATACAAGCCCGAATAAGTGCTTCAAACTTGTCCTCAATCTCCAGAAGTAGCAGGGCCCGCTCTTCCTCAGATACATGGGCAGAAAGGTTGTCCGAGGCGAAGAACCGTACTCCCGCAGCCTTCAGACGTGCCCGTATTTGTTCACTGATAGATTCACTCATGATGTACCTTTGAAAGTTAAGATTTGAGGGGAGAAGGAGCGCCGGAGCGAACTAGAGATATACCAGAAGTTTGCTGCAGGTATTCAGAGGCTAGCTCATCCTTGGGTGCGTAGGGAACCAGATAGGTAGACGGATTGAATGTGATCTTGTCGTATTCGACACTATGTTTACCGAACAGGATGAAAGGTATCAGTGAAACTGAGATTCCTTGAGCCGAAGGGAACGCCTGTATCTGCATTACCTTCGACAGTACGAGCTCACCACTGTCAGACTCAGTAACAATTCGACCAATAAGGTCAATACCTGACACCAACTTCAAACAAGTAACATTCATGGGTAACTCCTTTCATCAAAAATAATCATTTACAGTTATACCTCAAACATCTTGAAAGGCTTCCTCATTCTTTGACACACTTCTATGCAGTCACGAGCTAGTCCCTTCTTGCCGTCCCAGTACACTATAACTCGTGGAACTCTCCAGATTATTCGGGATACTGCGACCGCTGCGGCGTCATCTGAGTAGTCTTGGTCACATACTGCAACACCCAGTCGCCTATAGTTGTACTTAGTGCACTCTCTGCGGATAAGTTTCCCAAGCGTGTCCTCTTTAATGGTGAATACTGTATCAAGAGGCCAGGCTTGGGATAAAGTGTATAGAAGCTTCTTAGCTATAGGAAGTGCAAGACCTTCGTCAAGACCTTCGCACCCTATGATAGTTACGCTACTTGGTAGACCCATGTTACCGTTCCCAAGGAAAAACAATGAATCGGTTATCCGTTGCTCTATCTATGGAGTTAACAAAGTCGCTAACTTGAAACTCACAGCTTACATTGCTCCACAGACATAAGGTAACTATGCGATCTGCAAAGTGGCCGCCCATAAGTGAGGTGGCAATTTCCAGTAGAGACGCAAAAGTTCTACCCGAGTCGCAAATGTCGTCTACTAGATATAAGACACCGTTAGGTGACAGTGACCGCATAAGGCGGTACCACTTTTCACCATCGTAAACTGCCTGGCTACCGTATTTACCGTTCGACCACTTGACAAACTCGAGCCTGATACCCAGTTTGTGGGACAAAGTAACTGCAGGTACAACTCCGCCTCGTTCGATACCAACTATCACACTGTTGGATGTTACTTCGGGCAGAAGATTGCGCGGCTGGAATCTAGAGTACAGAACGTCAATATCGGAATCGAAATCTTTCCACTGGTAGTGGATTTTTGGCGCTACAGGTTCAAGTGCAGTTGGGAAGCTCACAGGTTTCTCCTTGATTAAGGATTAAGGCGGATTCCCTGGCCTTTGTCCCAGCCGAGGTTTCTCAATGTATTCTTCACCATGCTGACTACTTGTGGGTCAAGATTGAACCTGGTACGATTTAGCTCAACACTCTTCATAACGTCACCATCCTTACCACGCATAGAGCTTGCACTCCAGTCGGCAACCATTTCGAGCATGTCGAACAGATCCATGCCGTGGACGCCATTTTCGTAGTGCTCAGGATGATGGGAATTCTCTGCATAGTGGTTTTCAAGTGCAGGCCGTAGATCCTTAAAAAATGACTTGTACTCGTCGGAACCGTACACCACATCTTTTAGTTTGGGTGTGTATTCCGTAAATAGCTCTACCTCGGCCGGTTGCATTTTCGACTGATCGTGTATCTCGGCACGCTTCATGAATTCCGCGCAGATAACGTTGAGGCGGTTGCGGACTTGTTCTATGTGACGCATCGTTTGATAGGCCATCGCTGCCTGTTCTTGGGTAAGTTCCATTGTGTTCTCCATGTGTGTTTGATTAGGTTTCGTCAGGATACTTGTGGGTAGGCTCAGATTCTGGATACTTGTGGGTGGGCTAAGACTTGGGCCAGATGTAAGATGTATACCCACACAGTGATAAAATCAACCGTCCAAGGCGTTCCATAAGTTTGTGGTACCAGCGACGCTTATAGACAGCTACCCCTCGGGTTACCCTTACGTCGCGCTTATGCTTTCGGTTACCTTAGACGGTTGGTTCATTACGTTACTCCGCGATACCTTTGATTGCTACGATGGTGTTTGCCATGAAGTTTGACACAACACTTTCGTCGATCTCTTCGTCTTCCTCAAGGTCAATGACGTTGGGCAAAATATCGTAGGTGTTTTCCATGTAGTCGTTCTTCAGCAGCAGGATTTTGCTGAAGCCGGCGTCTAGAGCCATGTCAGTCAGTTCTGACTCGGAGAAGTAGCGTTGAGACATTGCTTCTTTTACGTGTACTCGCCCTACAGTCTCACCGTTGTAGTTAATGAGAACCGGCTTTGTGAAGCTGTCAGTGACAGTTGAGGTCAGACGATCATAGACTGCCTTACGGTTCAATACAACTTCACAGGTGCCGTGTGCGGGCAATCCGTACTCAGCGCGCAAAGCATGAAAAAAAGGTACTGGGAACGTTTCTTCCTCAGTACCCTTGGTTGCGTAAAGACCGTTCTCGTAGCCGTTAACTGCAAAGTCTAGACTGAACGCACCTACGTCAGGTAGATTGTCGTACATGTTCTTGAACAACTGCGCAACTACTGATCGTGCATGAACCGATCGGTGCGACCCATTGAGGTCCATAACTGAAGAGGCACTGAAGAAAAAGCCTACAATGAAGTTAACGTCTATGTTTAAGGCTTTGAGGTCAACTGAGAGTGCGTCACTACGTACTACTGCGCGGTCATCTGCGCTGCCGTCACTATCAAGGTAGCGATAGCTTTCGATCTTCACGTTCGCGTAGTCGTTAATGAACTTACGATGCTCACTCCGCCCAGCAAGAATTTCAAGCACCGAAAAGGAATTGAACCTTTTGGGGTCAAGGTGCTTGAGCTCATTCATCGTAAACAGCACACTCAGAGCCTCACCTAACTTGTAGCTGGGTGTGCGCGAATACGTGGCGGCGTACAGATTGTAGTCGTGATATATGTGTTCAACTTTCTTGTTGCGTACTGACATTTTTGTGGCCTTTAGGTGGGGTTGAAGTTATTGATGCGAGTGTTGCCTTTTGCGATTTCGATAGTTCGATTCCTAGTTCTTTCATGTATATCGTGATAGTAGATGCTGACCATTCCCTGCGTTCCTGTTCTTCCTGCCTAGCCTGATCTGCTTCAAATTCCTTCAGTGCCTTAGCTGAAAGTACCCCGCATTTAACCAGACCACCTAGCATAGCTTTAATGCGAGATGACGAGTTTATGCTGTAAGTGTGGGTACCGTCTATTGCGTCACTGCACAAGGTACCTTCTATTGCGTCACTGTACAAGGTACCATCAGACCCAACTACGACAGTAACTCCGCGATTCTGGAACACTTTTGAGACATCAATGCTCTCACCCTTAGGTATGGGAAGGACCTTTACGTCCCTGACACTAGAAATGGGCTTAGTCATCGGAAGCACCTCTTGTACGGGTTCGCACGTATCGAAGTCCTTTGTTTTTCTTTCTGCTCTAACAGAGGTTCTGCCTTTGACTTTAAGCCTGCAGCCAGGTTGAATGGTCTTAAACATGTAACACCACCCACCATCAGGGTGTTGTTTATGCGTACAGCCTTCGCATTGATGCGCCATTGGGTAACTCCTTCTTACATTTTTAAGGTCCTGCTTTCCACGGAACTCGTTCAGGATTGTCAATACTTTTTCTTGTACTCCTCGAACTGAGTTTGTGGAATTCCGAATTTATGGATAGCGTTTTCCGTGAATTACTCCGTTTGGTTAAATACGCACTACTTACCGTAGTAAGTTGTAGGACACGTTTGACCATTAAGGTACTTCTTGCCAATCAAGCCGAGATACTCTAGGCAGAACTCAGCAGACGTAGCACCCAGATCTTCAACACGCTTCGAGGCTTCAACAGTCATCGCAGTACGCGCCTGGTTCCATCTGAGCCGTATTTTTCAGCTGAGGTTTTGTTGTACTCCTTAGGAGAAACGAAACACTTCGTTTATGCAAGCTACTGCCTGTTCACCGTCTTTAGCGAAGAGGTTTTTAAGCTGCTTTTGGTCCTGCAAGCGGTCAAGTTTAAAATGGCTATAAAAGGCCTGTACCTGCGTAACCCTTTAGTACGAAGAACAGGGCAGTCGATCTTAGAAAGTACTCAATAAGGCCATAGGCTTTTGACTGTATGCCGTTAAGCTCAAATGTTTTCTCTTCATGGACGTTGACTTGTGCTTGTGGAGCTGAGTCTACCTCTATCACGTTGTCCAATTTGTTCGTATTCCTATTCTCGGATCAATGGAACGTTGTACTCTACAAGTCAGGTTCGTTTGATCTCACCGGTGGCGTCACGAAATTCTTGCTTTGTGGTCCAGGTAAGGAACCAACGTATGTGAGCTACGGGTCTAACGAACCGTGGGATACGCGAGTACCACTGCCTGCATTCTTGCTGAGTAGTTGCGTACAAGCCTGTCAACACTGGTATACCTAGTAGGTACAACGTCCCAGTCATTTCCTCTCTGCTGAAATCAATCATAATTCATTCCTAGGAAGCTGTCTGCAGCTCCATTATAGTTACAGAACGACCTTCGAGCTTTGACTTAAGCTCGTCGGAACTTAGTAAGCTACTCCCCTTTTCAAGTTCAAGCAGACGCGTCAAGTGTAAGGCATACCTTCGCAATGCAATACCCGTGTCAAGCTGTTGACACTCTTGTTCCGAAAAGCTTTCACGCTCGAGTCCGGCCGATCGCCATAGTTGATTAGGGCCAGCAAGGGCGGCTAGCTGTTCTATATATGCAGGAGACACTTTAGTCTCCGCAAGGAATGCTTTTCAGCAGGGCGCCGGTAACCATTACCACGTACTTGTTGCCCAGGTTGTCCGCAAGAACCAAGTCCACTGAAGACTTGCTCTCTTGGGTACCTTTGCGCACCACGACGACTTGCTTTATCTCAACTGCCGTGTACTCACCTGCAGCGTACACAAAGCCCTTTGCAACAGCTTCGTCAGGACTTTCACAAATAGTTACCGCCAGATGATCCATAACGCCGAACATACGATACTCCTAAAAATGGTGCGAACTACAGGAATCAAACCTGCACACCTTGCGGCGCAGGAACTTGGTGCGAGTTATGGGACTCGAACCACCGACACACGGAATTTCTCATTCCGCTGCTCTACCAACTGGGCTACCCGCACATTAGAATCACACGCGGATGCAGGCTTTTGCCTTGTCCGTAAGGTACACCAAACCATCAGGACGCTGCTCGAAGAACCCACAGTGTCGTCTATGGCCTCAGATCCTTCATAAGCTTCTCCTTTACCACAACGACCTGCAGTCATGACCTGCCAGTGGTAGTCGTCAGGGAACAAGGAGCTGTCTACACCGGAGTCAAGCGACTACGCATTTTGCGTAAACACCCGCAACTCGTTTTCGGTCTCACAGGACCCAGTAAATATTCTACGAACGTCTATTGAACTTCTCCTATTGTCATTTACCGTTTGGGCAATCACCGCGCTTAGTGTGTCCATCCACACCGATACCTTCTCTATGAACACAGGTTGCTCCGTAGAACCTTTCGGCCCACCTTATACGATTATTACGGGAATGCCCAGAGCGGAAACATTCCTATGAACTGCTTTTTACCAGCTGCACTAATTCTGTGGGTATTTAATCCACTTGTTGCAGCACAGGTACTTCCCCTTGCAGTCCGTACACCTTCTCTCTACTGAGTTCATGCTGCTATCTCAAGGACGGCTCCACCCCATCCGGAGACGGGGCTTCAAAGCCTCACAGCTATCCTACGAATCCCTCAGTTTTTCTGGTACTAGCAAATCAATAGCAGGGCGTCAGTACCGGCCATTGGCACTCAGGCGACTTTGCGTATTTGCGTTCGCAGTGAAAGCTTGGCTCGGTTTAAGCTTGTTAGGTAGTAGCACTACCCGCACCCGTAAGTCACTCTGTCATATGTAGACCAGAAGTTCAGTTCGGTACGTTTCACCTTAGCCTCAACCGAATTTGAGAAGCTCGCAGCGTGGCGCAGGATGTTGGCGATCCACTTTAATCAGGTGCGTTCACCGTACCCAAACTGCTGTTCACCCATGATGTTAGGTCCGCCGTATCCTATTTCTAGGAGACAGGCTCCGATTTCTCAGCTACCACTTCCTCGGATCAGTACACACCCAATCTCTAACTTATGCTTCGAGCTTAAGGGCTTCCTCGTCCATCATGTTTTACCGTCTTTCGATTGCACCCTTACGCCGGCAGAGGTCGCTAAAACCGACTCCACGAATCCTCTTAGAATCCGATGCCAACTACAGGTGCATTTTTCGGTGGTGCGCTTACAATACAACTTAATGATGCTGATGTGCCCGAGGCTACTTCACATCTGATAAGTTGCCTAATCCGTTTCTGTTTGATCGGAGGCCGCCATAAGCCAAGCAGCGTTGTGCTGGTTGAACTTATGGACTAAGAATCCTCCTTGGCTGTCCTCATGCCTTATTGACAACCCATGCTTATTACTGACCTCAATAACTTCAGCTCATGTCTGGTACTTGGGTTGCATTCACCGAAGCTAGTGCTCGTTACACGGCTGCATCGAACTGCTCAATGCTTCTGTTCAGATATTTACAGTTATTCTTAACCATATTGCGCCAGTATAGCGCACTATTATTCAGCCCCTTGTGCAAGCGGTGTTTCCAACTAACACCACCTAAGGCTGCGCGTTAGCCCGAAGACATTCCTTGCAGTAACAGGTGGAGTAGGCAACTGCGGGAACACACCGATTCCTCTAGACTTACGGTTTTACCGCATACTTCGCAGATCCTGATATTCCTCAGTGCTCAGGAGGTGCAGACGGAGAGATAGTGCTTATAGCCTGTTTGTACAGCAGCTGGTCAGTGTAATCCCTGCTTTCTAGTATTATGGATCTTGAATCCTGCCGCTTGAGTATTCCAACTAAGCGTATGCCATTGATAAGGAAAACACTGCACACAGTTTTGGCTGCGATAAGGTCGTCGATAAAGTGTTGTTGTGAAGATTCATCCATTGTGGTCTTCCTGTGCGTTGTGAGGTAAAAGGTTGGTGAAGTTGTTCAGCACACCTTTAAAGTACTGTACTGTTAGAGTCCACGCCGACCCCAACGTAGGAGACATTACCTGGAACACTTCATAGGCCGGAAGTGTCTCGCACCAGGCATTCTAGACCATCTAGCAGACTTCACCTTGCTGCTAGCCGGACTACCGACCTACTTACTCTAGAGCATCTTGTTCGTTGTCGCAGGTAAATACTGCGTAACCTAGTCTAGTTGCTACTAAGTGAGGAACACCGTCATAGATTATTGCACTTGAAATGAACCCTGCTGTAAGAAGTCTTGACACGGAGTCATTATTCAAAAAACGTATTAGACTCTTCGCAAGGGCCATTATCCAATATGTAGGAAAACTGGTCCCAGTCCATGATGGTGTTAGATGCAGACTTCCCTCACTTTCCTTTAAGAAGTCCACACACTCAGACTTGTTAGGGACGAGGCCATACAGAAACTCTATGGTTGTCCTCAAGTCATTGAGGTTTGTTGCCTCGTGCAGAAACATCAGTTTGATGTAACCTTAGTCTTTGCACGAAGGGCAAGTACTCCAGCGTTCAAACTCGAAACGGCGACGTTGTATCCTTCGTCGGCACGGGCAAGACGCGCTGAGGCAGAGTTGAAAACAGTCTGAGCAGACTTCAGCTCAGAGGCAGCCTTTTCAAGGTCCTCTTGAAGTACACCCAAAGACATAGAAGCATTGGCTTTTGACATTTTGTTTCCTTAAGTTAGAACAATAATAGATGAATGGTCCAGTAGCAGAGTGCTACTGTTGCTACTAAACCCAGCACAGTAGCAACAAGCAAAAATATCTCGTACTTTTGTGCTTCATTGCGGTTTGACCACATGGTGATTTTATAGAGCCGCTGCTACGACAGTAGGCGTTGATACTGCCTCGTGCCGATCGGTGTTATGGCTGTCCACGTTGTGGCCTGTCCGTTGTAGTAGTACCATCAACATTGATTTCATTTCTTTCTCCTGAGACTAATGCTATAGGGTGCCATTTTCCATCAAGCACATTCACTATGGGTAGTGATTTTGCAACATCAGCTACTTTCAAGGCTGCGGAGCTTACTGCTTTAGGTACGGAGACAAGTGCAACGGCAGCAAGGAACGATTGTAGAAACGATTTTCTATTCATGCCGGCAACTCCTAGCCGATCCGGCAACTCCTAGCCGATCGTTAATAACACGCTATCGCCTGAAGCCAGGCCGTGGAAAGGCGGTAACGTTAGTTGGTACAGGCTCTTGAGCTACTTCTTCCAGAACCTCCATAGCATCACGTGCCTTAAGCAGCTCAAGCACAGACTTTGGGTCATGCCCATAATTCTTTAGTTCTTCTTTGCAGGCTGTCAGTGCAAGAGAGGCCAACACCTGGCCAACAACTGTTGTGAAAGGCAGGTCAACGAAGAACCGGTACTTGCTTTCTTGTCTTGAAGTAAGGAATAACTTCAGGAAAGCATCTCGATGCTCCGTGTTATTTGGGTCAAACTCTACATACTGTTTCCGATTAGATTACGCAGCAATACGTTGCTTGTCATTTGTTGTACCCTTTTGCGTTGGTTTAAGCAGGACGTACTAAGTACCATACCATTGCCACATAGGTAAGGTAGTGAAGAAGTTGATCGAAACAAGTCAAGGTCCAAAATTGTTCGGGAGTGTTGCATGCCCAATTCATCTTCCGGGTTATGTTCATATTCAACCAGTCAAGGTGGTAATGAGCGAAAGCTTCAGCAAATACAACTACGGCTAGATCCATTAGTGATGTACTAAAGTAGGCCACAAGGACCAGCATACTAATGATACCATGTATTGCTACATGAAGCAGTCAACTTGGGTGTCCGTAGGTACCCTTGTTAAGGTATTGGTACTGAAGAGGTAAGTCAGCAAGGAAATGCTTTACAGCTAACAGCGTAAAAAGTTCAAGTTCTACCAGTGGTCCTTTGCGAATGGACCCTACGAAACTGTGCAGCAACGTAGGGTCCGTCTACCTTGTTATCGACGAGCCCGTGCCTTGGCCTCACGAGGAGCACGAGAATTACGTGCTACCTTACCTGCTGCCTTTTCAGCAGCCCGGTCCAGCTTAGCTTGCTCTCGGTCTGCGATACGCTGAGCCTTGATAGCTTCACGCTCTTCTTCACGGGCGATCTGAAGTTCTTCCTTCTCTTCATCCCGAAGTGCATCTAGGCTAATGCACTTTGTCAATGCACCAGGAAGGAAACGTGCGGAACGACGAAGCTTGCGAAGCTCGGGATCTTTCTTGTCCACGATCTCAACCAAGTCGTCAGGCTTCTTGGGAAGCGAACGCCAGACAGTCTTGACACCCACACGAATGGCGCGATCCTTGGTAGCCATACCGAAACGAAGCAGAACTTCGTAGTTGGTATTGGGCGTGAAGCGACGAATGATGTTGGGTGCATACGTCAGCATCAGCATACGCGACACTAGCGCTGCCGCAGTTTCAGGATCTTTTTCGACCAGGTCATACGACGGTGCGTTTTCGTTGTTCCACTTGCCTCGGATCAGTTCGACGGTGTAGCCTGGGGCAACAAATCCATCCTTGGCGATCCTGAATCCCACGATAGCGAAGCAGGAACGGAAACCTTCAGGAGCCTTAAACAGGAATTTCGGTGTGGGCTTGCGGGCGGGGCGCGCGGCTACTCGACCAGTAGGCTTCCCACGTCCCTCTACCACAGGACGACCGAAGGCACCACGTTTGACTGAGGCTTCTTTTTCCGCTGTTTTCTTCGTGGTAGCAGGCTTGCGGCTGGTCGGCTGTACTGCTGCAGTGCGGCTGGTCGGTTTTGCTCGTTTGGTTGACGTTATTGCCATGTTTTGTTCTCCAGATAGTACAAGGTGGTTGTTTGCGTGAAGTGTTGCATGTTATATTTACAGTTTGGGTCAAAAAAAGGGCATGCCCTGTAGAAAGCATGCCCTCAAACGGATTGTCCAATCCGAAACCAAGGAGTGACAAGTTGGTAAACGATGCCAGTCAATTCACCAACTCGTGTGTAAATTATCATTACGTTGAGGCCGCCAGCTGCGTCCAAGTTACTCCTGTACTAGTCCATGAAAATAGGGATAGACATGTATGATGTTTTCATCAACTTCTTCTCTTGAGGCTACTCGTAAAGTAGTTGATTTGCCAGAACACTCCACACTCAACAAGTTTATTGAACCAGCCGCCACAGGCGTAGCCGTTGCTAACTGGTCACCTTCCATAGCGCGCAGTGCATTGAATACCTGCTCATGAATTAGGATGGCAGGGAAAATAATGGGCACGTCACGAGGTATGGGCCAATCAATACGCATCATTATGTACTTGAACTCGGCCATTTTATTTGCGCTGTAGACTTTGAGTGAGTAGAGATCGCTGCTGCTCAACTGACCACTTGTTCCATCCTATAGAGGAGCGTATTTCGTGTGCCTCAGCGAAATCTGCCAGATCTTCTCTATAGGATTCTTCAGTTTCACCTTCGTAAGGACTGCGGAAGTTGTGATTTAGGGCACGTTTCAGAGAATTCATGTAAGGAAAGTCACTAGGCATTCTAATCCTCCCGTATGTGGTTGAATGGGCCCATGAACAGTCCAGCCTTCATTGGGTACTGCAAACGATTGGCGAATATAGTACACGGAGGATCTTTACCCGTAACGACTACCCTTGGTATGGCGGAGAACTTTTCCAGAAGGTCTCGTACTTTCTCCAACTTCATGGGAGTGCTCTCGGGACCTACGTTAGTTATAATCAACATGCAGGGCATTTCTGCGATAGGCTTGTCCCGAAGCGGGTCGGAGTATCCACCAAAGACACGATGCCACAAAGGAAGTCCTCTACCGGGCTTGTGAGAATCTTTGTAGGCATCAATGGCAGCATTCATCACCATTATAGCAAGATACTTGGCCCTGAGATCAGAAGGGAAGCTTGAAATACCTACAGTGTAGGAACTCCGTAGTGGATGGTCCAACAAACTCTGAAGCACCTTCAGCTGCTTAACAACTGAAATGTTCCTAACAGGGGAGTTAGGAATGTCAGGCTCTATCTTCACCAGAGAATCAGCTATCGCGATCTTAGTACGTTTCGTAGGCATGTCTTGACCAGGTACACCTCGTGCTAAGAGTATTCGGGTACGAGCGGCATCAAAGCCTTTTATGTATAGTGGAGTCGTCATCTAAAGTCTCTTCTTCGTAGACTGTCCGAACAAACCAGACTGTCCTATGTTAGCCTTCACGGCCTTGAAATTTTCATCTACCTCATCAACGTCAGAGTTGCGGCGTCGACCCGTCCCTAGTAGCTTGAGTACAAGTTTTGCCTGAGCCTTGTTGTCAGAGAACTTGTACTTGAACTCTTTCATGTGATTTACAGTGTTACGGGCACACCCTACAGATTGACCTAAGTCGAAGTCAACGAACAACCTTATTATGGGAGTGCATTTGCCTTCCAAGGAAGTTCGTATCCTGGAAGTCTCCTGCATCAAGTTGGGCTTGTTTGATATAGGTGTTATCTCATAGATAGCGCTCCACTGAGGTACGTTAAGTCCTCGCTGAAGTATGCGTCGTATACCTACGATGACTCGTGTCTTGCTGCACTTGACTCTATTTAGTATATCCTCACGCAGTTCCTTATTTTTTACACAGGCACCGCCAGTAAACTCCTCACAAATTACTGACCCCCACTCCTTGTTTATGCGCTCGCGCAGTTCAGTTACGTGCTTGCGAAAGGAAACGGGGATAACTATGTTGTGACCCATTTTCAAGTCACGAATTACCTGCTCAACTACCAGTTCGTTTCGCTTCTTATCCTTTGCCAGTGCTTGCATTGCGAACACCCAAGAACGCCTTCCTTGGTTGTAGGCAGATTTGGGCACAAATTGAGTCTCGTGGAGATACACGACAGGAGTCAACGCCTCACGGTGAGAACGTGCTACTACTGGACCAAGTACCTTCTTCAGAATCTTGTGACGTCCATCCTTGCGGGAAACAGTCGCTGTTACACCGAACTTGTACAACGAGGGGAATTTAGATAGGATCTGAGAGAATTGGGTAGCAGCGGCAGAGTGAACTTCGTCTACTGCTACTGTACCAATGTGAGGAAGCAACTTCTTGAACCGTTCCCTACCAGTCTTGGTATTGAAGAACTGCTGATAGGGCATAAGAAAGAACTGGAAGTTCTCATAGTCAGCATCGGTCTTAGGGAAGCCGAACAACTTCTTGCCGCACCGGTCTTCAAGCTCAGGCAAATTCGTGCACTTTGGAGTACCAGATTTTTCATCACCTGTTATGTGGTACTCGAATTGTTTGAGGAATTCATGCTGGTCAGCTAGTATCAAAGCGCGTTGGCCTAGCTGGAGGCATAGATTCAGCATCACAAGGGTATTGTGGCTTACAATACCGTTAGCCACGAAATTTTTCCCTTCTGGTACTGCAATGTCATAAACCCAGGTCGGCTTATTGATGTGCTTTACATTTGAAACTCTCTCGAAATAAAACTTCGAACTCGAAGCTTTAGCTAGCCTAGAGGCAGAAGTCTCGTCCAGAGCAGAGAACGACTCAAAATTTATGGTATGTAAATCTCTTCTTGCAATATAACCATCTATAAACAAAGACTCCATTCCAACTTTTCTTGAATAAAGGCACAACCTAGACAACATTTTGCGTTTGCCCTTTATTAAATATACACCTGAGCCTTGGTGATGTTCAAAAAAAGCTTGCCTAAGCAAAGATCCAGCGTAGGGTATTACGTCATGGCTTCGTATATCAACTGTAGCGTCAATCTTTGTATCTTTGAGGATTTTGAAAGTTGACAACATCAAGTCCCGGCTTTCAGCCGAACGTATCTTCATATCCCAATAAATGCGCTTTACTGGAGTGTTGCTGTTCCTAGCCCATCCCCAGTAAGAAGTTCTGGATGCAACGATACCATAGTTTAGAAGCACTACTTGCAACTGATGGGCAAGTTTTGCACTAGCAGTGCTAAGTTGTATTGCATGACCTTGTTGGTAGTAAGAGTCGCAGCTTAAGTAAGCTTCAAGGAATGACCTAACTATAGGCTCAGTAGAGGATAAGACAGACTGCGGTATACTCTCGAACTTACTGACTGTAAACTTCAGGCCAAAGGTCTGAAGAATAAGCACCAGAGACTTAGGTGTAACTACACTAGGGACAGCGTTGTCACTAAAATTGTCAATCGTCGAAAACTGCACTCGTCTAGAGCACACTTTTCTAACACAGTTTATAAAATCTTCCTGCACCTTTTTATTTCTTGAATAGAATCGAGCATTCTGATTTTCACACACCGTAGAATCATCAAGCCGTTTTAGATGGGCTGCAAGACTACCATTAGCTACTAAGTACCCCATCAACCGTGCAATCTCAGGCGTCAATTTCCCTAATCGGGGTACAACAAAGTCATCAGTAGCCCATAGAGGTGTGCTCCTTTGTAGGCACAGCACGTCACCTTCTTCTAGGTGTCTAAGTTTTCGCCACACCAGTTTTAGTAGCGGTGTCAACACTAGCAAAGGATGGTCAGGTGTACCTTGAACGTCGAAACCTTTCTCCGTTACAACCTTTATAGTATGGTAAACTTTCTGCTTGTACGAATGTGAAGTGTGACTAATACCCCGAGCTGTCTTGACCACTAGGTTAAGATCTCTGTATTCATCGTCACCCTGCTCAACTGAAGTCAACGACTTTAAATCTACTACACCTTTATTCGTGTAAACAAGTGTAGATCCAGTTAAACACTTGCCGGTTCTTGGTGGCGCTTCAATGAGGCCAAACTTCTGGTCCATGAACTTTGACACTAGCGGCTCTTGGTAGTCCCGCAGTGTTGCCAAGAACTTGATCTTCTTGGTAAAGGGAGCCTGCTGACGTATGTCTTTGATGCGAAAGTCACTGTAGGACAACCCTGTGACTCTTGTGAAGTTTTTCTTGTCACCAATGGGAAGTCCAATGTACGCCACACCGCGTACTTCTTTCCTACTGTACAACTTTGTTACGCTAGTGAACGCTTCGCAGGTGTCGCACAGATACGAATGGCGATCCGGACGATACTCACATCGCTGGCACGCATTTTCATCATACATACGGATAGTGTAATGCTCCCGAACACTGTCTAGGTCCAAGTGTTTAGTTGGGACATACACTTTGTCGCGTATGTATATGGTGCTCTTAGGTGTTGTCACTTCTTACGCCTTAAATGGTGTTCTCTCTACCGTGGTGAATCTTCAGAGCTTCGATCAAGTTCTTCAGTGACCAACTAGCACGGTCAATGTCATTGATGACGGACTCTGTGGTGAACTTCAGCATGTCGACCTTCATTATGTATTTACGGAATTGCCTGAAAGTCATGTCCATGACAACTGATCGTTCGTCCTTTGTTCTGAACTGACGCAAATCGACCTGGTACGTGGACAAGAGATGGTGCTTCAGTGCCTCAAGGGCATCTTCAAGTGAAGTCTTAGCCCTGACGCACGTTATATTTATCTCAGTAAGGCGCGAACGATTTGACTGGTCTATCGTTATGGCCTTAACTACTGAATCGACAATCTTGGGATCAAGTGCGTTAAGTCTACGAATGGACCTAGTCTGGTGCAAGGACATTACTTCGTCCGTCAATGCCTCTACATGAAGACGGTACATAGGGCTAGTGCTAAACAACTCCTTAAGCCTTTTGTACCGTTCGTCTCTACGGAGTATCCGTATTACTTCAGCAAGATCTTTTTGTAACATCATTCAACCTTTACTAGCAAACTTGAGTCGATATGGATTGGTGTTGCTATCAAAGAACTGTCCTGCGCCTTGAAGACTAACACACCAAGTTTTTCCAGGATATACAACGGCTCGAACGTACCGGGCAGCTCGTCAGGTATACCTACTCGAAGTACATAAGGCTTAACCTCAGTACGAGACCTTATGCTCTTGAACAATATGCCTTGTGGTGAACCGTTGCACAACAGGTAACAGAAACTAATGTAGCCAGTTAGGACAGTTAGCTCAGATGTCTCGAATGAGTCTACCAACGGCGTACGCATAAAAAATGCTGTATGCTGGTACCCAGTGGGAGAAACACACTTGAAAAACCTAGAAGTTTGAGTTACCTTGAGAATCATGACTCACCCGGCCAATGAACACACGTAGCTTACAGTAGCTCCTGAGGTCGGTTCAAGATCGATACGCAGCCATTTTTGCTTCTTGAGCGACAGGGTCGCTTCACCCTGCGAACGAATCAAGGTAAGCACATCTTTCAACATGCGTGGTTCAATTAGTGCCTTTATAGCCTTACCTACGGAAACGTCAACCTTGATAGAGTCAGAGGCTGAACCATGATTAGTGGTGAACGTTACACCCAACATTGACTGGCCTTCCTTGAAGGTCAACTCGAAGGAAGTGTTGGCACTGTAGATGGTGAACAGATTGTCAACCGTCGTGGTAAGTCTGGCGAGGTCGATAGTGCATTTGAAGTCCGGCTTGTCAAGAGACTTGATGTAGTCGGGAACGATAGTGTAGTTCTTGTCCTCAGTCTGAGATGAAGGAAGAACCAGGACAAAGTTGGTACCTTCAATTCGTATGGACTCGCTCCTGATGAAGAACTTTGCGTCTTCGCTACCCACAAGCTTGTCGATAGTGAGGAAGTGGGAAGAAGGAAGCGCAATCTTGAACGACACACCTTTCTGCTCTGCCTTTACTACGTAGTGACCGAAGTGATGCTGGTCAAAACAAGCTACAGAGAATAGACCCTTTGTGCTCAAGTTCAAGTAGCTTAACAGGCTGTTGTCAGCGTAAATGTCTTTGATGCTCGTAAGAGACAGTCCTTCCTTCAAAGCATCCAGAACTTCACGGTTAAGTGTCGTGTCAGTTCCTTTGTCCTTAGCCGATAGAGCCGTATTGACTGACGTAGCTTGGTCGTTGGTAACAGGCAGCACAACAAACTTCCCGTTGTACTTGCCTTTGGTCAATTTGAATTCGCACTCGTTGCCCGTGAACGTAAAGGAAAGCTGTGACCGGCCTTTGACGATACCTTGAAGGTAAACAGGATCGAAACCGAAGGCACCATCACCTGTGGACGAAGCATTCGCAAGTTCAATGTAGACGTAAGTGTCAGTGTTGAAGGCCAGAATAACTACTTTGCCTTTTACGCCTATAGCGATGAAACTTTTTGAGCCTGTTGAGGATAGACCAACGGCTGCACCCAAGCGTGACAACACTGCGTCAAGTTCTTTCGAGTCTGCAGTAAACGAAAACGCTTTCTGATTTGCGGGATTGAGTGTAACTCTGGTAACCATTTGTTTTCCTTTAGTGGATAGTGTTTAAGCGTAGTTCAGAAAAGACGAAGGCGCTGTACAGCTTCAATGGGTCGGCCATTACATAGAAGGGCAACATGTCAAGTACTAAGGATAAGGTTCGTGTCCCAGCAGTGTACGTGCAGCAAATGGTGAGTGAGTCAGACAGCTGGGCCAAATACTTAGCCGTTACGTCGTTTTCAGCTAAGCAGGACGCAGCTGAACCCGCTGTTATGGAGCGTACTTGGTACATGAGGGCGCCTAGATTTATCTCTGGCAAGGTTCTATCGCCTGCGAAAGAGCAAAAGCTATCAACGGCCGTGTCCAGTGAACGAGCTAGAGTTGGGTGGAGCCCTGCATCAACTAAGGTAATAGTTTGAACAAAATAGTTCGACATTAGAACCCTGAAATAGCGAAAGAGCATTGTCAAGTACCAGTTTCGTTACCGAAAACCCAAACGTGAACTCGAGCGCAGAAGCTGTAGCCGTTCTGGACACAACCCTCAGCAACTTTACGCTGCACGTCTTCCTGCTGCTGTAAGGTGGCTCCTTCAGGCATTATGTAGACTTGTTCATCCTTCAAAGTGTACGCACCATGCTCCCGAAGATAGGTGTTGTATTCGTTTACAGTAGAGCGTATCTCAGCGAAGGAAGCTTCAGAACCATCAGACACGAACTTGACGTACTGTATTTCGTTCTTGAAGTGTTGCTGTTGCTGGAGTAGTACTGAGGGCTTTCTTGCCTTTTCATGAGGCTCACCGCTGTTCGTAAGCTTCGGACTGTTAGCCCACACTACCAAACAACCTTTCTTTTCCAGATTCCGTAAGACCGAAGAGAATCGTGGGTGGATTGGGACAGAGGCATTAGTCTCTATGACGAGTTTGCGAATGTAGCGCAGTGAAGACTCATGGGAGAAAAAGTCTATCCAGAACTTCTGGTGAAGAAGTGGTTCACCACCAGTTATCGAGAAGGCTGGGAACGAGGATGGCTGCAAAGCTGATTCAGGTACATGCTCTTGCATCAAGTCCTGCGCGTACTTTGGCAGCTTCTCGTAAATCTTTTCCCACAAAGAGTCAACGTTGTACTTAGTGGACAAGTGTTTGAAGTTAGGATGCCATGAGTACGATGAATCACATCCCGTAGTTGGCTTGAAGTGACGAAGGTCGTCTATGTCCTGAAACGCAATAGGTACCAGGTCAGGATTAGAGAAGCCGCGGCATGTGAAGTTGCAGCCAAAGGACCGAATGAATACCATGGGGTACCCAGTAAGTGGGCCTTCACCTTCAATCGAGGTGAAGACTTCGGACACGGACATGGTAAGTTTACCAGGTTTTTTCTTGAGGAAGTTTCTCATGTTGCTCTCTGTTTGTCAAGTTTACGGTACTTGGAGTGGTCGTATTGCCAGTTTATGTTCTTAGCTTGTTTGACCATCCAATCGGGTGCATCGGGCCAACCATCAACGAACACTTCGCGCATAGCGCTTGAGACAACTATGTCGTGATGAAGTTCATCGCGCTGAAACACTAACGACTCATAGACGATTCGTTCCAGTTCTACAAGACTATCATCCCACGCTTGGGAATGCGAAAGAGCTGGTCCAATCTCTGCGTCAATGTCTACGTCTACAACTAACTTTAAACTATGACGCTCTACCATAGTTTCACGTACACCGTCGATAAGCGCGTACTCTACGTACTTGATACCCAAAAGGAAATCTTTATAGGCAAACTCATTTTCTAATGAGTCATGTACGCTGTTGCACACTGCGTAGTCAACGTCACGCTTCTGTTCTTTCCACAGCTTGAATACCATGGTGTCAAGGTAACGAGCACCGATGCTCATGAACTGAGCGCCCATACCTTGAATAGGACTGTTAACTGCACGTCTATCCATTTCCGCATGTACTTTGTTGCCACAAGAACATGACTTGTTGTACAGGTATCCCCATAAGTGACGCCGCATACCTAACGGATTCTCGTAGTACAAGTGCTTACGTGCAAACACCTTGGCGTCTTCAATCCACTTCATACCCTTCGGGAATTTCTTCCGGAAATTGTTAACCAAGTTCTCTGCGTAACCCAGAGGCTTGTCGATGGTACGGGCAAGGCTCTTGATAGACATTTGGTATATCAGGCCGAAGATAACAGCTTTAACTGCGTTGCGCAATATCTTGTCAACCAGCTCCAGAAGCACACTAAAGAAGTAGCTGGCATTAACAACGTGGACGTCGGCTTCAAGCTTGAGTCGTCTGGCTAACTCAGGCGTTGGATGTAGCCTGTATTCGTCGCGCAACTTCCTTGCGTCTTTGAATATCTTGGCTAGAGCAGTGTCAAAGGATATGATGCCCCAGCCACGTACCTCGTGTACCTTGTAGTCAACCTTGAGGTATAGCCTACCGGCACGTGCTACGAACAACCGCTTGATCTGTTTACCAAGCTCCGAATGCGAAGGTACTTGCTGCAAGTTAGGGTCGCTAGCGCTTGTACGACCAGTAATAACCTGAAGGTAGTTGTACCTCGGTCTGATACGATGATCTATTTTAATATCGTCGTCTGTAGCAAGAAGCTTGATGAAAGACTTGACGTAGGCATTCTTTAGCTTGTTAGCCTTACCAAGTCCCGTATAGGATGCAACGATGGGATTAGACTCATACTCCTTCTGGAAAGCCTTGTCTAACTTCCCTTTACCTGGTGAACCATTAACGGATACCCCGCGAGCTAGAGGCTTCAGCTTCAGTACCTCAAAGAACAGGACTTGCTTATGGTCATCCTTACGCAAGGAGAACAAGTTCACTTTGGCCGAATCGCCGAACAAACCTTTCTCGGGTACACCTGCACGTTTGAGCAAAATCTGATTTGCGCGCTTAACTGCAGGCGTGTCTAAAAGCTCGCTCTCCATGTTCTTGATTGTTTTTTCGATTGGAGAGTTGGGTGTGCGAAGGTAAAACAAGTAGCTTACGTCTAGCCCTGAGCCATTACTTTCCATCCGGCTAAACATGTGAAGCGTGTCACTTATCTGGTCTTGAACAAATGACCTGTACGCAGTGTGACCGTAAGCTGCAGCACGCTCTAGTTGTTTAAGGTGAACGGCTACGAGTGTAACAACGTCGTAGGAGCAATTGTGCACAAGAATTGGAGTTTTTGTAATCTCAGTACACGCAAAAAAATTGTTGTTGCCTTCAACGCTTATATCAAAAACGTCCTCTTCTTGAGGAATTTCACTTATACGTCTTATCTTGGAAATAGATGCCATGAAAAACCTTGTTGAAAAAGAAGTAAAAGAGCTTATATATTCAAAAGGAGGAAAACTGCGGAGTTTGCACTAAATCACGTAGTCTAACTGAAGAGGACTTGTTCAGAATAGCTCCTCCTCTAAGTATTGCTGGAAGGGAATCTGCAAGAGTTAAGCTGAAAACAAGTATCGGACTTAGTTCTTCACTAACACCGACTCTCCTTCATACAAGTCTATAGCCTTAACATATTTGGACCTAGTTACCGACCATACTTCGTGATTCTCCGTAACTCTAATTACGCTACCGTCCTCAGTTTCAATCTCAAACATTCGCTCTGCCGTGTGGTGATGCGAAACGGCTTCGACAAGTCGCAGCTCATGGCAGAACGTAAAGTGGTTGTAAGAGTAGGCTTTATCCCCAACTAGAACCTCGGATATAGGAGTATAGCCACGCTCTAGAAGAACATAGTTTGACCCAGACAAACAATATTTTAAGAAATCAGTGGAGTAAAGATTCGTCGTAGATATGTTCTTACGATCTTTCTTGGAGAACTTCGACTCCATGTAACCAGTGAAGCCATACTGGGAACAGATGTTGGCTAGAGAGTAATAGTACTCACCCGTAAGAGCAGACAGAAATTTGTAGTTCTCGTCCAAGCCAAATTCACCGCCAAAAATATCATGCACATGGTTGTGCATGTAGCGAGTCTTCAGCTGATTCCTCATTAAGTTGAGGTCGAAGTCCGCGTTGGCATAGATGTGATACTTGTTATCGTTGTCACCCTCGAAGTATGCCCGAAGCCTTCTCTTCAAGTATCCTAGTTCTTTAGGAGTGAAAGGTGTGTCCTTATGGTACAAGGGAACTACATACCCAATCGTGTCCTTCACAGCGAACTGAATAGTCAACAGCCTGTTAGCCAATTTGTTTAGGTTGTCGGCTTCTGTATCAACGGCAACATACTCCGCTGCTGCAAGATGATCCATAAGCTTGTTGAACTTCGGAACGTTGTCAATAAGGACAGCCTTGCTGCTCTTCAGGCGATCATTGTCAACTGCATAACGGTGTGTTGCCATTATGGCGTTCGCAAGGTTGCGGATCACATAGCCCAAAAGCCCAGCAGTAGCAGCAGTGCCTTCATTCAGAGACTCAAGACTTAACGTGCTTACGGTAAGGAATTCATGAGTACCTGCCTTACTCCTTACCGGAACACCATACCAGTACGAATGCTTGTTGTCAGAAAGTTCCAGCTGTGGTTTGAGCAACGCAGCAGAAGCAGAGTGACCGAAGGTAACGACCACGTCTGGCTTGTACTTGAGTATCAGTGCTCTTATCCGAGCTGCAAAGGCTGACTTGGCCGCGTATTGAACTTCTCTGGTACTACCTGCAGTCTTGAAGGCATTGAAGGTACAAGCAAGCCAGGAGAACGTTATCTGTTTTTTAAGTTCGACGCTAAACGTAGCCTTCAGAAGTGCCTCAAGCAGCATTCCGGTCTCACCCGAAAGCAGTCTACCCTCGTGCAGGTCTTCCGTAGGCATATAGTCTAGGACGAAAAGAATCTTACGACCTGAATTGTTTTCGTAGGGAAGTTTGACAAAAGAGTAGTCGTTTAGTGCGGAGAAAGAGCCACCGAACTTGTAGTCGAACTTAGTGTATTTTATCTTGTCGAACACCCAAATAACCTCGTAAGTATAGATCCATGACGTTATTTACAGTAATGGTAAAAATGGCCGCACTAGGCGGCCATTTTTGAGTGAAGGAACTAGGTGTCAGTCAGTACTTGGTTCAGTAGGAACAGTCTTTGGCACTGCGTGAACTCGCACAGCATTGCGAGTTACAGGACCCTTTGCAAGTGCTTCCTTCTCCTGCGCGAGGATGTCTTCGATTGAAGGATGATAGAGCAGTCCTGACCTCGTGTCCAGTGTAATACCAGACGGCCACGGTTTGTGTCCTGCGAAAGGCATGCCGGAGTTGGGCAACCCAGGTAGAAATTCCATTTCAGACTCGAACCGCTTCTTGGCTTCTATGGACATGGGACCCCATTGACCGTCAATCGGGCCTTGGTAGTACCCCATAGCCTTCAGGATAAGCTGCTGCCTGACTAGATGGTTGAATGCTGTTTGCATGTGTGCTTCTCCAGTTAAATTCTTTGAGTGGTCTTAAGGTCGGCAAGCTCTTGTTTGAGCTCCGCGAAGTTTGTCACTACGACACCTTCAGCTCGCATGGAACGCACGAATGAGACCAGCTCTGACCTAGCGTTGAAGAACTTGATGTTAAGGCCAGATGCTTCGGCAAACTTCAGGCTCCTTGTACCAGGAATGACTTTGTTCAGGTGTCTCTTGATTGAAGGGTTGGTAGCAATGTCAACTGTCAACATAAGGCTGCCGTTAAGTATGACCGGGTAGATCTTAAGCTCAGGCCTGCCCTTTGCATCCTTGCCGCTAAGTTTGTGACGTAGCAGGTAGAAGTTTTTGAACTCTGCAACTGGCGCGAGCTCGACTGCAAATTTCCGGCCTTTTCCGCTCTGAAACGAATCCTGCAGAGACTCCAGGCGTCTAAAGATCGGAGTGCTTATGGAGAACTTCGCATCCAGGTAGTCAAGTAAGGCTTCAAAGGATTTTTGGTCCTTCACTATGGTGTAGGCATAGTCACCAAACTGCTTGAACCCATACGACTTAATGTCAAACTCCGGGTCTTCAGGGCTACCTTCAAGTGCAAGGAATCCATTGTAGACTACGGGGAACAGCTCAATGTTGAGATTCTGTTCTTCCTCGTCTTCTTCAGGCTCTGGTTTAGGCGCACGTTTCTTCTTACCGAGACCAAGAATGGTCTTGGCAGCCGCAGCCGCAGCCTTCTTAGCTTCCCTGGCTTCTTGACGCTCCAAGGCTTTACGCGCACGTTCTGCCAGAGCCTTGTCACGTTTGGTAGCGAGCTTCGTAGTTGGGCCAAAGTCCTTGACGTTATCCTTGGTCACGTTAGTGGCAAGGAAGATCATCGTGGCTGCACCACTGTACGTGTCGCCGTTTGCCAGCTGCACATCAACCCTAGTGATACGCCGAGCAGCTTCCAGCTCGTTGTCACTTATGCCTTCGACCTTAGGAGGCCGAGATAGGCCAACGCGGCTTATAACACCGTTACCGAACTCGGTGTGGACGTAAGAGCCGATAAGGTTCTTACGATCCTTGAGGATAGCCTGAACCGCTGGGTCTTCAGTATCTTGAAGGTACTCATTTAGACGCAGCAGACCGAAGTCATGGCGATCCGGAACCTCCAAGTTCGGAACGTAAGGTACCTGCTCAAGTATGCGAGCTTCCTTGAACATAGGTGTAGGAGGTACGTCCAACATAGTTGACGGACCAGATTGGCGCATGTCCTCAAATTCGGCAGCCTGAATGTGGACCAAGTTTGCGTATGCCTCGATGTACTCCTGAATGTCAGAAATAACCGGAACACTTGCGATGGTGTCCAAGTTCATACGGATCAAAGGAAGCTGCTGCTCTGCAATTGCTGCATACAAAGGGTTTCCAGCTTCGTCGAACTGCGTCTTAATGAGCATCTTAGAAATCAGACGCCCCATCTTCGCAACTTCTAGGCTACCGTTGCAGATAATCCAGTCGAGGTACACATTCTCCCGAGAGAACTTCTTGGAAGGATCAGGACGGAAAATACGCGAGGACGATTGGTCCAACTCACCAGGTGACCAGGGTGACTCCATACGAATGATGCGGCTAGCACAGTTGTGCACCAAAACGGGGATAAGCGTATTGTGTCTATCGTTTGACCCAGCACAAGCAAAGAAGTTGTGGTTACCCTTTACGTTAAGGTCGTACTTGTAATCTCCAATAAGCTTCTTGGATTTTCCAAATGTTATTGATGTTACGGTAAGGTAGTGGTTGTTGATGAAAGACTCAAGGCGGGCACGAGTATCGGCCAAAGTAGCCTCATGGTAGCACGAATCTGCATCTACAATCAGGCATTCGATACCAACTTTAGCATAAGCCTTTATCAACTCTCGGTCATACTTCTTGTCCCTGTAAGCACGAGCCCCAATTACTTCAACAACCTTGTAAGTTCTGCCTTTAGAGTTCAAGTGATTTAGGGATACGAAATCTGGGTTTTTGTTTACGGTACGACCACCCATTGTTAACGTTACCCAATAATCACCGTCACCCGTGTACGCAAGTCCCTTTATACCAAGATCAATAACATTACTCTCTGGGATGTTTAGTAATGTACCTTGAGCCAGCAACATAGCGCCTACGCCAGCCTCAGTGTACCCTGGGATGTTAGCATGGCACCATGCAGTTGCAGCGCTCTTGCGTTGCCTTGCTTCGGGTGTAGAAAGGGCTGCCTGTAGCCGTGCGCTGTGTAGATCTCTCATGCCGGGCTTTGCCCAGTGTTTCCGTAGAGATTTTGAGATCTTGCGTTTAACCTCGGGTCGGGCATTAACTTCTGTGCGAGTGGCTGACATCTGTTCTTGAGCGTCGAGATCTTCATAATAACGAGTAAGCTTTTCCTCTATAGAGGAACGACCTTCCGGAGAAGAATAAAACTTCTTCAACGACTTTGAAAGAGTTTCTGGGCAGGAGTTGAAGGGTGAGAACTTTCCGCCATACGTTATGAGTTGATCACCAACTTTCAGGTCTCGTGCCTCAATCTCGGAGCCATCCTTAAGGAAGACCGGGTGTTCTTCAGTTAGAAGTAACGGACTAGCCTCACCTGTACGGTTATCCTCAACTCTTACGTTAAGGTACACATCCTTTGGTTTAACTTTGTGCCGTAGCTTACCATATATCTTACGTTTCTCTATCTTGCGGGTCTCAAGGTTGTAAGAAAGTACATGGGTAATCTCAGGATTGGCATAGATTTCACCAATAGACATTGACTTTCGGTAGTCAATCATTACCTGAGTTTGAGCAGGGAAGCACTGAAGGTTGTGGCCCTCGGAGATGGATTGCTCGTTGGCGATTAAAATTTGCGGGTCCTTCGTAAGGCTGAAAGGTGATGTCTTGAATCGGTCAAACCCTTCCATCTTGTTCTTGACTTCGCCGTGGAACTTGATTGCTATCTTCTTCAAGTCAGGTGGAAGTGCCTTGTACACCGCATTAACGGTACGAGTGTAACGGCAGAACACAATGACTTTACCTTGGGGCTCGGGCTTCCAACGTGGATCCTTGGCCGGGTCGATGTGAGATTCGTACTCTAACTCGTAGTCGTCGAGCGTCAACACTTTTCCTGGGACACCCATGAGTACATAACGCTCACCGTTAGAGTCAGCGAGATCTTTCAGCTTGTACTTCTTGCCTTTAACCCAAGGATACTTGTCGAAGTTCCTACGAATACGCTCTATGCACTTCTGCACTTTGTTGCTAACGAAGTTGTCTTTCGCCATACCACCGAAGTACACTTCACCGAAGGGGTCACCTACAGGATCGGTAAGTAGCTGCTCAAGGCGGGCCAAGTACGGCTCCAGCTTAGACTCAAGGTCTGCGAGTGTAGCGTCATCCAGATCGTTGTCTGTAGGCAACACCTGCGGTGCACCATCGTCATCCTCGTCGTCATCATCTTCAGAATGGCCTTGCAGAAGTGCCATTACATCCTTATCCTGCTTGATCTCCTCCAGAGTTTCCTTAAGGATAGCGTCGTACATCATCTGGTGAACAAGTCCACCTTCAGCGTCGGACTTCTCCATACGAACAGGAATGAAGGTCTCAATAGGACGGGGTAACATGAACGCCCATTCCTTACGCTTGGCAGTAATGACAGCCGCATGTTTTGAAAGCTGTGCTCTTGCAAGTTCAGGAGTGTTGGGCTTCCAGGTCATGACCTGGAACGTGCCGAGCTGTTCACTATTCTCTGCCTCGTACTCTTCAGCAGTACGGAAAATCTGAGCATTGAACAACGCAGCCTGACCAACAACGTCAGTCAAACGGTCCTTAATCAAGGTACCTGTTGCAAGACGCACGTACTTTACGGTGCTAGCTACCATCACCTGACGCAAAGCCTTGTGCACGCCCGAGTTAACGTTCTTACCACGATGGGATTCGTCAAGCGCAATGTACTCGAATCCGAACTTACGGGCGAACTCAAGAACAGCAGACACGCTCTCAACGTGGTTACCAATAACGATTGGATACTTGTCAAGTTTAAGCACTGACGTACTCATAACGATGATGGTGTTGCGCGGAGCTTCCTTAATGAGCTTCGTCAAACGCTCGTCACCCCAAGTACGGTACACAGCAGTAGTGATTGGGATTACGTTCCACTTGCCTTCAGTGACCTTATGAAGGTCTTCCACCCAGTTACGGACCAGTCCATTAGGTGCAAAGATGCAAGGCGGACCTTTGATAAGGCCCTTGCCGACGATTCCTGCTGCATCTGCCAGAAGCAAAATGGTGTTATGCCCATAAACACCTCCCACGGAATAAGAGTGAGGGCCAGGGACACTAAGGTCGTAAACATCCTCAGGTGAATCCTCCTTAGAAGACTTTACAAACACCCAGTACTTGGAGAGTAGTGTATTCAGGGTCTCAAGAATACACTTGACCCTTGGGCTCTTCAGCAATTGACTCCTTATCATCGGTTCAAGCGCTTCTATAGCTCGTACCAGGCGAATTACTGAATAACGGTTAGTCGCTCCGTGTGGGTATTTAGCGGGCGCTAAGTTCCGGCCCATGCCACTATCTCGAAGTAGCTTTTGAACAGACCAGGTCTCAGTCCGACCACCACTGCCCCGCGTATTAGTTGGTACGTCGTACTCAAATTGAGCTAAAGTATCCTCAAGGTGCCCTACAAGTTCGCAGGTAAGGGCATGAGCTGGAAGCTTATTCCACTTACCACCAACCTCCATATTGGTAGTTTGCTTGGCCTCATAGCTGGACCAGTTCGTTTTTGCGGCTGCACTTTGCAGTTTACTATGTTTCTCTTCACTTAAGAAGCCAATGCACTCTGCAAACTTTGGGATGTCTTTCCAGTCTACACCGAGAGTGTGAACTCGCTTGGGGTGGTCATGGTTATTGGAGTAGTACTTGTCACCTATGCCCATTGTAACAGGTATGCCCATGTTCTCCATCATTAACTTGACCTGCGTGGCGAGCGCGGCACTTATGGTACTGTACTGTATACGCCAGATTCTTCTCTGGTTAGCCCCAGTGCTACCGTGCCATATTGAGCCGTCACCCTCCCACAGTGATCTAAGGAATGCAATTTGGTACCGTTTAGGGGCAGCGCGTATACAACGAGGAACCTCCTTGAAGGAGGACGTGCCCAACACTAGCTCACGCCTGAGAAACTCAATTACGTCGGTGAAACTTCTAGCTACACCAACACTTGTTCTACGGCTATCTATCTGGTGATAGGAACCAGGACCGAATACAGACTCGAACTTCGCTATGTAGCGTTCGCGATTTGCTGTATGGTGTTGCTCAAAGCTTATGGTTTCGGCATCAGCAGGTGTGTAGCCCTCTGCTACCAACCATCCGAACACCTCGGCCATGTCCTCTGAAAGTTTAATAGACCGATTGCCAAGTGCTAGAGTAGGAGTTCTAGTTGCATAAACTTCGTCACCTATGGCCTTAGAAATCCACATGCCCTTTCTTAAGTCATTAAGCTGAATAAACTCTTCATCAAGCGACCCACTTTCAAGTGCCCACAATTTATGTTCGGGCAGGCCTTGTATAGAGGAACCGTCTGAAAGCACGACCTTGCGAGTTCTCCCAGCTGACTTGAATGCTTTAGTTGCTTGGACTACCGTTCTTTCATGTGATACTACCTCTACTTGATCTAAGCTCTGGAAACCGTTTCTTAGTGAATTTGGGTCGGACTGATCCCACAACTCTGAAAGCTTCAAGAGTCCACTTGTGGTTGGTACTAAATGGTCACCGGTAAGGCACTTGCCACCACCTGGGGCGACGTCCAGTACTGCGTAACGAGGATGGTTCTGAAGGTATTGGTGCACCTTCAATTGGTGCGGGAATACCTGAAAGCCGCTCTTTGAACCAGGCATCACAATGTCGCTAGCAGTGATACTCTGATTACGCTGATTGGATTCCTCCAGTTCGTTTGCCTTTTCTATAATGGTGCTACTGTTAACTGTGTACTTGCCCAGTATAACGATTGCAGGCATTACTTCCTTGACCAACGCTTGAAAGTCCGGCAAGGTGAACATGTTGCTGGGGTTGATAACGAGGAACTCTTTACGAGGAACTTCCAGAATGTGTTCGCACAACTTCTGGAAGATACGACCACCCAAGTAGGAGTAGACGTTTTTGAACTCGCCTAGAGAGAAGAACTCCGGATTGAAGTAGTGTTCATTGTCCTTAACGTCACCACCATCCTTCAAAGCTTCTCGAGCAAGATTGGTACCAGGGGCACCGGAGGAGTCACGAATAGCTGCACCCAGAAGGGTAAACAGTGCCCTTGTCTGAGCCTCGATTTGATCTGCGCTCAGTATCTGGTTAAACTCAGGCTTCACACCCAAAGTGTTATCCATTATGGCGCGGTAGATATTAACGTCATAAGGAGCAGCCTCAAGGTCAAGAGTCTTAAGATTCAAGTCCTTCGCAGCAGCAAGTACAAGGTCTTGCAAAACTGGGACTTTCTTCTCAGCCAGCAGGTAACGGTACAGCCTGTGGACACCCACAAAGATTGTAGTCTTCAACATCGCAAGCGCAGGCCCACCCTTACCGAAGCTAGCCTCAGTAATCTTACCCGATCGGTTTCCACCATCACTAACGGCCATTGAGGTGTTGAAGAGAATAGCCATGGATTCAGCAAAAGGCTTACGCAGGTAATCTGCAATGCTGAGGTCATTGGGTACAGCGGAGCCAGCCAAGCTGTACGAAACAAGTCGTTCCGGATCAGTGGAAGCACTTGTAAGGATGACGTTGTAGTCCCAGCTGAAAGTCTGCATGGAACCAGCATAGGCGGAGATCTTTGTTTTTATATCCTTGATCTTCTCCTTGTACGCAGGAGAGCCCACGCCAAACACCTTGGCAGTTTCACCGATCTGACTGGCGTTTAAAGGTGTACCCGCATCGTAGGACAGACGCAGGGCTTCTTCGAGAAGAGCCTCGTAGTTCTTTGCGTTGTCCAACGCCAGTTCAGTTGAAGGAGGACACCAGTTGAAGCGACCTTTGTCAGAGATAAAGATTCCATCCTCATTGTTACGACCAGGCTCAGAGAAGAATCCCAATGCCTTGCGACGTTCAATCAGCATGGACGTCTGGCTTGCACTGAGAACGTAACGAGGTGCATTGTAGGCATTTACCCTATCGCCGCCCTTTGTTTTCTGGCGCGGAACCTTCATCAAGGCGCTAGTCCAGATGCTGACCCAGGTGTTTAGTGGCACCAGAGGAATTTCTGCTGAGGGAGGAGTCTGCGTTATGAACGAGGCGAAGACTTTCGGTATCGAGAGGTAGAAACTGAATCCAAGATTTGAGTTGAATGCCAAGCCGTACTTCGAGAGCGTGGAGGTTTGCTCCGTCAGTTCGGGAGGCGTGGGCGACTTGCCCATGTAGTCAACAGAGCTCTTTTCAGCTTCTTGGACGACTAAGAGGTTCAGGTACTTTTGTAAGCCTTGCACCATAACCGGATCGGGCTTGGGCGGGTGAACATCACCGAACAGGTCAATATTCGGGATGAAGGTACTTGCAAGCTCATTGAGACGCGTAAGGAACGCGCTCATGTCGTAGGACAAAGGCAGCTTGTTCAGCTTACGCTTGTGCGAAGATCCATATGCCGCTGGTTCACCCGCGAATTCTTTGTTAATGGCTTGCGCGAGTGCATGGGCCATCTTGAATTCTTGTTTCTCGAACGTGCTGAACGTGCCTGGACGAGACATTTCCTCATGCTGGTAGCTTGTAGTGTAAGTGGGGAATTCATCAACTTTCAGAGCTGCCTTCATGCAAGTACCTGGAAGTCCACTGAACAGTATGTCAAAGCCGACCTTTGAAGGAACGATTACATGCTTGCCCCTTATGCCTTCAAGGTAGTTCTTCACCATAAGAGTTTGAGCACCTTGGTCATTTGCCGCAACCACTAGACGAGCAAATTTCGCGGCTGCAGTACGCACTAATGTGGCCTCGTCGTAAAAAGTGGCTTCAAGGGCTATGGTGGTTATGTGGGCACGAACAGCTGCAAAAAAGGAAGTGAGCTTCGCCATGTAGACGGCAAGCTCATAGTAGTGTTTGTAGCTAGTGACGAAGCCTTTAGGTTGACGACGTTTGGGGAAAAATGTGTTTACATACTCGTCAAAGTCTTCATCCTTCATCTGAACTGGGAGTAACGCCTCCGCAGATGAGGCTGCGGCAGCAACGAATATGGATTCGTCCCTTCCTACAGGATTCAAGTTCAAGGTCAGCAGCATTATAGTGCTCCGTTGGTTGCGATAATTTTTAGCCACACGTCGTTAGGTTCGAGGTTCCGTCGAGCACAATCATTTACCAAGCTAGTCGCTATAACTAGCCTTACATTTTTCGGCTTGTCCAGGAAATACTCCGAGGAGTAGAACTTGTTTATGAACGGTACAGTTAGCTGGGACAACGAATACTCAAAAGAAGACCTGAACATAGACAGTTCCTCTTCAGTATACACCGCGTCTTCCTTTGACTCCGGGGACTGAAGTATTAAGATCTGTTGGTTAAGTCGAAGTATCTCTTGTCTCAAGCTCTCTACCAAGTTAGAGTCAACGTTGCCTTCCGACAACGATACCAGCAGACGAGTTGAAATAACGTTTGCAGCAGCAGAAGTTTGAGCTAGTTCATGGATAATGTGGCGGAGTCTAGAGGGCATGTTAGTGATTTCCTTGAATTTTTACAGTTTGTCAGAAGTTTTTAAGGCTTTCCAGGTCTTGGCGAGATAGGTTTTCGCTTCGTCAGGCTTACCCAGTGCGATAAACTTGCCTAGATACACTACTACCTTAAGGACAACAGCATCACGGGAACGTCGGACTGACACTACGTATGACTTTGTCTTAGTCAGAACTAGCCATCCCCAGTCTTGAGGTTCTTTCTGCTCCAGACTACTTGAGGTAGGCAACACCGATTTACCCTTTACCGTCTTGTCCTGCAACTGCACAGGTAGCTTTCCAGAAAATCCAGTAAGCCTAGACAGAGCCTGTTCTAGCTGAACTTTTACTTTAGGCTGGAGAGTTGAGTAGCTCGTTACCTGGTATAGCTTGCCGGTGTCAGCCACACTGACTACGATGCGTTTACGCGTAAAGACAGATTGGAAGTTGTACCTTCTCACTACCTTATCGGATTCGAGTACCAACTGGGATAGTTGCTCAGTAACAAGCCGCTTGTAGACTTTATCGGGATTGAGTGCGGTCTTCGTTACTGGGTCAGCTACTTTACGCGCAAAAGGGTTAACCCTATTGTAGCGCATGTACCTGATAAACTCCAGTATAGTGTAGAGTAGCCTTGAGTCTGCATCAGGAGCAGCGAAGTCGGATTCTTCGATAAAGGTCCTCCACTCGGCCTCGTACTTCGGATTGAAGACTATAGGAAGTGTAACCTTGCTGGTATTAGTAACACCGAATGTCTGCAGCAACTTTTTTACTGAGTCTGCAGAGCTTCTAGAAATCAAACGGTGAGTTACACTTAACGCGTCCATGTCAATCCTTCAGGTCAGAAACAGTCTCTTGGTGAAACTGGCAGGACGCCGGCTTAGCTGCAAGTCTCCTGTTAATTGAACTTATGCGGTTCGTAAGCTGTGGAGTCTCGTCAATGTCTGTCCACAAGGTTACATGCAGCATCAGATCATCGTAGGAATGCTTGGCACCACGACCAATCCACACCTTATGACGTTTCTGTAGTGCGTCCGATTGTAGCTTCGCGGTCAGGTACTTCTTGTCGTCAGAGCCCCTGAAGATTTCAACTTCATTCAGCTGGGCGTCGTACTTCTTGGCAGGGTCGGTCTCAACAGAATTCGGAGTAGCGTCCTTGCTGTACAAGACCGTTATGTGGAACTTTGAAGGGTCGGGCTTTACACCCAAGGCTTCAGCCAGTGAGGACAATAGGGCGGCCGTAGCCTTCGTGGGAATAACCGACACATACGCACCATTGCCGCCTGTGAAAGGCAGCATCTCAAGTGTCGGAGAACTTAGAGAGACCATGACTTTCATTTTAGTGCCTCGGACGAGAAGCGGAGCAGCTCAAGGTTTGTGTTCAAGGTAAACGTCTTGAAAGGTATCGCAATCATGCGGGCGAAATGTTCCGGGTCAGCCTTTGACCACTCGTGGTACTTGTCACCACGTTTTTCCATTTCGCGGAACAACACCTTCGCAGTACCAAGCACACCCTCAAACTTGGCCATGTTACGCGTACCACGCAGCGTAACGATAGTGTTCTTAGACTTGGCCTCAAGCCTAGGAGTAGCGATACGGATCAAGAAATCCGTCATACCAGGACGAATACGGGCTAGTTCAATGCGAAGATAGGACAGCAACGGGCTGCCACTTTCACTTAGAAAGGAGTCGGTAGATTCGCTGTACTGGAGATACGGGCAAGGCTCGTGGTTGGGTTCGTTGTGAATGCGCGGTTCCATATCAACTCCATTAGGTGAAAAGTGGTTTGAACTTATGAGTGTCTATGTCAACACTGCGTGACGGTGCGAACTCACCGTAAAGTCTCTTAGGCATATCTGAAGCGCCAAGGTAACGTACCTTGAAACTAGGTGTGTACTTCTCACCTTCTTCAAACTTGTATCTCGAGTATCCACCGAAGGCTGCCTGAACAGCAACTATCATACTGGTGCCACCTTCGGTCAGTAAAGCTTGGGCCCGGTGTCGACCTTCGTGTTCTTGGATCTGTCCTATTTTTACAGGACTACCGAACCTAACGGTGTCGAAGCTGACCTTAATGGTTGGGATCTGAGAACTTCCAGACGTAGCCCATTTATTGTATTCATCAAGTGTCTTTGCACTGTTCTGTATTTCGTCCAGGGCTGCGGAACTATTCGTAGTAAGGTAAAGGAAGTCTTTCGGGTGGATGAAAATTAGTCCGCAGCACTTGTTACCTCGCGCGAGTTCTAACATCTTCCGAGTTATGACTAGGAACTTTTTCACGACAGACTCTTCAGCACATCAAGATGCTTCTTCAGCATGGCAGGTAGTTGGTTGACAAACAGAGCTTCATCCGTGAAGGATACTCCGTCTGACAGATACACCTTGGACTCAGTCTCAAAGAAAAAGACCCTTAAAGGAATAGTTTCAGCCTTCGTGCTTATAGGCAGACTGAAGCGAGTAGCAAAAAAGTTCTTCCCAGTCTTGTAGTCCTTGTAATTCACATAAGCTACCTGAATTCTACTTCTTGGTATGCCTAGTAAGCCAGCAAGCAGAGCCAGCAAGACTGTTGAGTGAGCTGAAGATTTCGTCATCTTAGGTGCGAATGAAGGGGTTGCTTGCTGTGACAATTAACGCAGAGTGTTTTTAGATTGTACGACACTGTGCGACCTCCTCTGCTTACTGGTACTATGTGATGCACCTCAAGCCTAACCAAACGTCTAGGGGTTCCACACTTCGTGCATCGGTACCCGTCTCGCTTCATCACTGCCTCGCTTATTGCAGGCCAGTTGGTCGTGTAAGCAGTTGTGCGAGTCCTACGGATTTTCGATACGAGTTTAGGCTTGGTGTAGAGTCTCATAGCTTGAAGGTTATGTCACTCAATCCGGTTATGTCTATCAATCCTTTTGCGAAGGCATCTCGAAGTTCAAGAATCTCCTTCTCGGTAAGTTTACGATAGAAGGTCCACTTGTCTCTAGTGTAGCGTACGGCACCTTGGAGCTTGTTGGTCCTAGAGTCGTAAACGTAAGCCTGATTGTGTCGTGGAATATCGACCCTACGACCACGGCTTACTAAGTACACACCATGATCTTCTACCCACTTGCGGAGGGGTTTCGTTATTTCATCTATGTCGTTAGGGATCATAATAATCAATTACGGCTTCAGCGTTAGTACGAAGGGCTCGGACTTGCCCGCAAAACGACTTGCAACCATCTTGGTGGAAGCAGGAAGAACACGCATCAGTTTCTTCATTATAGCCAGGAGCATGGTCATGGCGAAGCCAGCCTCAACCTTGAAGGTAAGTTTCAGATTGTCGCCCTCGGCCTCTACTTCCAGGAGAGTGATGCCAGGCAGAAAGACACCCTTCATTTCTTCAAAGAGCTTGAGGTAGTCTTCACCAGATATTGAGATATTGAGTTTCATTTGGTTTTCCTTTCAACTTTTTTGGTCACACCCCATCCAGCCTTAAGGGCGTTTTTGAATCGTGCGGGGCCACGAATGAACAAGAGAGTGTCTAGTTCAGTCTTGGTTAGAGGTAGCAGTGAAGGCAGAGACTCACTAATAAATTTCCACGCTGTCTTTACCTTCGCTTGGTCACTGCTAAGCCGATACCAAGAGCCTACCTGTATGCCGTTAAATTCAGAAACAAACGCTTGTAACTGTCGGATCATTCCTGTGTGGTTAATCAAGAACGAAGCAGCCTTTGTTTTGTTCTTCATGAGGCAAAGAGCAAAGAAGGTATCGAAATAATCGTACAGGTAACCAGAAGTTGATAGCTTTGCAGCACGTGCACCTGACTTAAGGTCAGCAGCAGCATCAAGTGCAGCAGATTTCGCAGCCAGATCTGCTACTGTACTAGCTGCGTACATCTTTATGGCACTAGCAAGCTTGGGTGGTAAATTGGTATAGTTCACACCACTCTTGCGCGATTCTTTAACATCAGACACAGGTCTAGACACAGCGAAGATACGGCTCTGCAGGGATTTGGGTAGTCTTCCCATATCGTATCCTTCGAGGACAAGTAGGAGTGACTTTAAGGCATCGTCCTCTATGGAGGTGACGTTGCCCATCGTCCGCACTATTACTTTACCCAGCAAGGACACGAAAGGCTTTCCAGTTGAGTTGCGGATAAGGAAGCTGTCAGCATCATCACCCAATATATTCCTCAAAGCAAGGGGCGATAGGTCGGGAGTTACTAACGTAAAGTCGCCCTCGGTTTTAACCTTGTACTTAGTAGCCAGATACTTAAGGACGTCTGAATCTAGGCCACGGAAGAAGATACCAAGGTCATTCAAAGGCTTGCTGGAGTACAGCTTTATTTTGTCCCCGCCCGACAGCTTAGGTATTTCGCTGGGTAAGAGATCCAAGTTTAGATTGAACCCCAAGTCGTAAGGCTCGCCCTTGTAGGTAACTATTCTGTTACTATGATAACTTTCGCCTTTTGCCACCACGTAAGGCAAAGGACCCACCTCATCTTTTCTTAAGGCCTTTCTGAACGTCAACTCTCCAATTGACAGGCGTAGCTTGACGCCTTGTTTAGTAGCCTTTGAGGGTAGGAAGCGTAGTAGGTTGTTGTCCTCAAGGTACTTCATGGTCAAAGACTTAGAAATTCCTGACTGGTCAAGTCGTATAGTCTCCCACGGCTGGAAGCCGAAGAATGGGTAGACAAACGGTCTGTACTTAGGTATTACCTCGTCGTTTGTCTTACCTTTTATCTGCATAATGTCCTTACCTTCAACCTCAACCGTTACATGAGGTTGATTTTTCGAGTCGCGAAGGGAATAAATTTGTTTGTGGCCTTCAGAGACTTCGTTGCAGTAGCTGCCTACGCAATGACCCATTATCTTGCCTTCGCGGTCAAGCGACTGCATGCCTGTGACCTCTACCCAGTAGTAGCCCTGAGCTAGCTCCAGCACTACTTTCGTACCATCCTCGACGTCACTGACGGTCTTGGCTGTCTTTAGACTCTCGTGCCACTTCTCTGACTTTGTTATGGCATAAGGCACGGACATGCGTTCAAAAGGTTCACTGGCAGCTTTCAAGTGACGTAGGTAGTCGATAAGACGTGCAGAAATTTCCTCAACTTCACCCCATTTTACTTGCTGGAGGTCTTTCTTGGCGAAGGCAGTTTTTGCCCACTCTGGAGCACTGGCGTCTAGCTTCTCTACGTCTTGTGCGGGAGCATAATTCTGAACCCAGTTCTTGAAGGTAGACTTTATCCACTTAGCTATGGCAGGGTCGTTCTGGCCTGCAGCTATCTCAGCACAGTGCGACTTAACATCGTCAAGGAGATTGCGGGATAAGGAGACAAATAGTTTCATGACTTGGGCCCTAATAGAATGTTCTGAGTGTTTGATGCTGCAACATCGTAAGAGTGCTGCAACGCTTTAGTAATTTCTTTGACTATTGTTTCTATGGTGTCCATTGCAAACTTAGTTTCTTTTGGTGTAGTTGTTTCTTTAGCCAAGGTACGCAACTGGTAGAACGAATTGACGATGACCTGTCCCATTGCCTGAGAGAATGGTTGAAGCACATCCTTAACAAGCATGTCAACCTGACCAGTCATGTCAGTCATGGTGCGAATGTCAGCAATAACCTCACGCTGCTGACTAAGTAACGTACAAAGGGCGTAGTAATTACGCCCGGAAGGGTTTGACACAGCATCACGTTTAGCTTGCCTTACCAATGTACGGAGAGATTTGTACATGTAAAGGTACTCTTGCAAGTACTCTTTATCACCCATTACTGCTTCAGCCTTTTCTATTATCTGCTGGTCTTTTTCAACTGACCTCGCTAGACGTGCAGCTTTCTCCTTAGCCCTAGCAGGAGAACGGGGTTTTCTTTTCTTGCGGGTGATCTCTATTTCATCAGTCATGAGTTGTACAGTGTACAGTAGGAGCGCAGTCGATTGTTGAAGTCAGTGCACCCCTTAGACAACCTGATTAGGTCGTGCAATTCATCAAGTTGCTCTTTCATTTCCTTGAGTATGAGGGACTCTGCACTACGCGAGTCGTCATGAAAGCTCAAGTTGTCAACGTAGGACCGTTGGTTCACAAAGTCTCTGGAAAGGCATTCGGCATGAGCAGTTAAGACACTTGTGGTATCTTCTCCAGGTAACAAGTCAGTGGGTAACTGAAGTTTAACACTGCTCATGCTGAGTCCTTTACGCTGCTTCCGTCAAAGCTTTCTTTGCTGCACGGAATTTGGCCATGTCGGATTTGCTGATACTGACAACGTTGTCCGCGCCCAGTTTCACCAATACGACTTTGCCGAACATCGACTGCGACTCGACTACGTTTGCCTCATTCAGACCAGCCTTACCCAGCAGATCCTTCAGCATACCGAGGGACGAGTCGAACACTTTCAAATCGGCTTCACGAACGGCGCCACGAATCTTCGTCGCCTTTGTTTTTACAGAGTCAGATTTGGTTACATGGCGCTTGATGGCAGCATGGGCAAGTTTGATCTGTGCAGCCAGTGCAGCTGTAACACCAGGCAACTTCGGAGCAAGGATGGGCAACAGGAGCTTGACGTTGGGATTGGTCGTAATACGCTTGCGGAAAGTCAGCTTGACAGCACGTTGGGACATGTACTTAACGTCAAGCTTCTTCTCTTTGGCCGCACTGTAACCGATCGGTTTGGCCTTGCGAGGGTAGTAGTACGCACCCAGAACCTGGGCGTTACCCCCTTCGGGAGTTATGTACTTCGCAGCACGTTCACCCAAGGTGATGATCTTGGGCAAGTTCACCATACCGTCGGCCAAGAGGTATGGATTGGGTGCTGCCGACAACGAGATGATTTCTTTAGACATGATGATTCCTAGACGTAGTGGTTAACGATAAAAATTACTGGTGTGACCTGTTCGCGTGCCCTCATTTACCTTAGGTTTAGACGAAGTGAGTGCCTGCAGTCGTCTGGCAATAACAAGTGAGTTGGAACTAGGAATTTTACCTTTATATTTCTCCTTGAATACCGCGAATTTAGCCCTGACTGCAGCGCTTTGCTACTGCGATTACGCTGGACGTTGCTGTGTACCTTCTCAAGCAAGGAGAGAAGCAAAGATGAGCCAGCGGAAAGTGACACCAGTAGTTTCATAGCGTACTCCCACGGGCGTTAGACTGAATCCAGTTCCAAGCTATAGTACTAAGCTCTTCACGGCTAGCCGTGGCAAGACGTGTCAACTTCTCAATTTTCCGAGCAGAGGCAGTTGAACCATCGTGGGCATAGATAACACAAGCAGCTTCCAGGTGGTCCATAGCATCTGCTAGCTGCAACGACACCATATCAAGGTCAGCTTCCCTTGTGTCGGCGTCACGTATCGCAAACTTGTACAGTCGAGGTACGCTGCTCGTAAGGATGTCCTGAGCCACAGCAACTGCAGCCTTGTCACGCCCAGACTTTACAAGTTCCCTTGCAGGAGCTGCACTAAACAAAGGCAAAACCTTAAGTATCGCTGCACCCCAATCACCATCCTTTTTAGAGATAGCATCGAGCTTCTTTGCGATAGCACGGAACTTCTTGACAAGCCCGAGATTGAAAGTCCATGCGGTAGGCTGAGCAGACTTCAAGGCAGCGTTAAGAGCCTTGCTGACCTCAGCAAAGTTCGATGCCTCACCTGCTTTCTTACCTGCCTCTTTAGCCCGCTTGAGAACGTAGGCTATATCAATGTCGTCCAAGGTGTAGAGGAGTGTCGGACCACCAGTCTTAGTGATAAGACGTGAGTCTTTACCATTGGACGACTTACGGATACCGAACAAGTCACCTTTCCTCAAGGTGTCACTTTTACCACGCCTTTCCAGTCCAAAAGGAACACCCGCAGTGTACTCATACCAGGTGTAAGTTCCGGTGTCCTTAACTGCAGACACCGAAAGCTGAGCAACAGCCGTTGCTAAAGAGACAGTAAGTTTCATTGCAGCCCTCCAGATCAGCAGAACGAATGTTGCTTGATGCGCTTGGCGAATTCAAGGAAGAACTTCGGGTCGCTGTTGTAGATGCGCTTATAGTAGTCGATCATGTAGTTGATGTCTACACGGCCAGAGCTTAATGCTACTTCCTGGTCAACAACTTCTTCGGTGTTCAGAGCGGGCTCGGGGAAGCCTTCCTGATTGTGAACGTCCACAACCGCATCGGTTTTGATGACTTCCGCTTCTTTGGCACCTTGTTGTAGAACCAGAGCTTCGTCTTCGTCAGTAGTTGCAACCACGAAACCCATGACAACCTGATTATTCAGATCAACGTAGGAAACGTAGGAACCACCTTGCACTTGAGAGGCAATGGCGCTGCACATAGCTTGCAGTTGACCATACTCATGAGAGCTGCGGTGTCCAGCAGAAGCGGTTGCTTCCAGCAAGTTCAGCAGGCTGAGGTCATCCTCGGAGCTGGTCTTGATAAGGATATCGCCGGCCACAGTACGCTTCAGTGCCCACATGTCCTTTTCGTCATCCATGAACATGTTGGAGGATATGGCGCGGAAACCTTTCAGTGCATTTTCGTCAACGGCCACTATCTCGCGAACCTTGCCCACGACACCGGTGATACGGTCGGTGAAAGCGCCACTCGACACGGTAACGAAGGACTCACGAACTGCCTCGAAACGACCTTGCAGTTTGCGACCAATCGAGGCCAGGATAAGGGCGGCGTTACCGCGACTCTTGGAAGAATGGGTAACGTCGATTACTACACGGGCCATATCCTTGCCCGCAGATGAGTAGCTCTTCAGCTCAATGGTCGGTTCATCGGACTTGACCTGACCGATGGCGGCGTGGATGGAATGATCGTGTCTAGCGTTTTTCATGAAAAACTCCTTGAAGTGTTAAAAATGCGACGAGCAAGTCACATGGGATTAAATTACAAAACCACTACCTATGACCAATAAAGACTGGGATACCAAAAGGTAGACGGGTTGTTGGTGCATTTATCAAACCTAAGGTTCCCTTAGACGAGGCAACATTAAGATTCTTGCTTCCAATTGATCCATCACCTGACCTAAGACCTTGAACTGCAAGTTTGGCCTTCATAGGAACTACCTTGTCACTTATTGCCGACTCTATACGACCTAGTGCTGCATCCAACTGTGGAGTCCTATCCACATTAAGAGAGATACCTTGACCAGAAAAATCAAAGGACAAACTTCCTTCTGCTAGAAGCTGAGCACTCAAGGCGTAGTAACATGAACAAGTAAGCCACCCATCCAGAAGTACACCCTGCATATTCATGCCATTCCATGAACTAGGCTGCCCTACTCCATTGAACAAATACAGACCACGCTCAAGGTACGACACTAAATCACCTGAAGTGTATTGCAGCTCAGGTATGGTATTTTCAATTCTAGACTTGTTAAGGAAGTCCTCTAGGAAGTTCATCGCTAGAAGAATCTGAGGCGTTATGGTCCACATCTTGTACACGAAGGACCTGCTGGTGCCGCCCTGGGGTGTAACGTCTACCTTCAGTAGAGCTGCTTGCAGTGAAGGCTCAGGGAACACCAGAGGCAGCAAGATGCTGGTCTTATCAACGGTACGAGTTATAGCGTTGGACGAATTTATATCACCAGGTGTAGAAAGAATGGGCTCATTGTTGAAGTATATTTGGTACGTACCCGTATCGGCTGCTGCAAAGTGTGTAGGCAAGACTAAGGTGAACGTTGCGTCACCCCACAAGGCTATTACGTCAGACTCCCGGTACTCTGTCTTCGGTTCAACAATGACTGCAGAGGTTTCTCGGAACTTGTCACCTTGAGGCGTGTGGAATACCCACACCAAACGTAGTTCCTGCTTAGTGGACACACCCATCGTAGGAATACTTACGTTCGCAACCCACACACCAGGAGTAGCTGAAGGCGATGCGGTGCTTAGGCTTAGCACAGCCTTAGAGTCGTCGTACAGACGTACTTTAGGGTATCCGGCTGCTGCAATTAGTGGTACATCAGCATCGTCTAAGAACTCTTGAGAGGCGGAAAGAACTGTTCCGTCTACGGCATTATAGATCATGGATGTTCCTCAACTGAAGGATATGTTTTGAACTAGCTTGTCAGTGTACGCAGCATCTGCTGAGAACATCTTCTGAGCCACGTGGTCAACAGGCATGAAAAGCTGTCCCAGGTTTGTATCTGGTCCTTCAAAGGCCTTTACCATGTAGGCTGCGCGTTGTCGAAGCTGCCCCCACAGCCTGCTATCGGTTGAGTAGTCTAGTTCTATCTTAGAATGACCTGTTGACACAAGGCTATCAACTACAGCTGGTGCAAGCACATCTTCGGCCGACTCGAAATCCGTATCAGAGGTGTTTATGCTTTGGATTAGTCGAATCAAACTATTGGACAGGTGGTCAAGTATGGTGTTCTTTGATACAGTGGGGAAACCAATCAGCTCTTTCGCAGGTGCTGATAGTCTGTTCAGGTCAGTTGTGTGAAGCTCTGCAAAGTAATACAGGGCTACTTCAGCTGTTATCATCTTTGAGGTAAGGAGATTGGGTGCGTATCTCCAGATCAGAGGATTGAACACCCACAAGTAATATGGAGTAGACGTTAGAATTTTGTACAGGCTACTTGACCCTACACCCTCTTTTAGGTATTTCAGTCCTTTGTCGTACTGAGCATCGTAGGAGTCGATCTCGTAGAAACGGCTGAACTTCGCCAAGGACTTTGTCATAACACCCAGTATGTTGTACAGGTAGGCTAGGTGTTCAGTGTACAAAGCATGGCACCCAAAACGAGCACATTCAGTACCAGTTAGGCCGATAGTTGTGAAGGCTGATTGTGATTTGCGATTACCAAACTGACTAACTGAATTGGAGCGTTTATTCTTGACCGTCAACTTCATTTCATTTGGGTCGTCGTACAAGTCGTAGGCAAAGGTGAACGTCAATTGCCTATTAGCTGGACACACGTCTTCAGGCGGAGGCTTAGACACTCCTCTGGAGAAACTCGAAGGTCTAGAGAAAATATTGACCAACGTGAAGTTAATCTTGGACGAGCTAAACCTGGGTGAACTGATCAACTTAGAGGCAAGAAATTCGTAGAGCTCACCAGTTTTTATCTGCAGGAACTTCGGCTTGAGGAAGAACATGGCAGAAGCCGCAGACATGTGGAACACGCTACCTCGAAAAGTAACGGACTGGTAAGTGTGAAACTTAGGTTTCATAAGAAACTCTTGAGTGCTTTTTTGATAGCAGTGAGCTCTTCAGGCGTAAGGTCTAGTGCAGACTGAAGCTCTTGCAGCTTCGTCAAGTTGAGTAACAGTGTTGACTTGTCGTCAGCACGCAGATCCGGTGTGAGGATAAAGTGGATGGAGGTTCTTCCTCCAGCTGCCTTGACGATTTTCCGCTTGAACACCGACTTAGAGCGAGAGGTAAGACCAACTACAGACTTTAGCAGCGGTATTATCTGCGTAACGATAGAGTTGAACTTGGAAGGTGGGATGTTTGGCTTCAGATAGACGATTATGGCGTCATCTTTAACATCTGCACTCGACACATAAGGAATCTTGTTTATGCCCTTGGAGTTCAACTGCTCTTTAGTAGCAGGCATTGGGCGACGTTCAGCGTCACTAAGTATGTCATTGGCACCAAGTAGGAACTTAATCCGCTGAAGTGCAGCTTTCTCATTGGGCACTTCCTTACCTAGATCATACTTGCCCGGTACCTTGAAATCAGGCAACGTATTCAGGTAATATGTGATGGCGTTATCCTTGACCACACCTGTCAGAACAATGTAGAACTCTGAGTAAGTGAATCCCTTGTCATCCTTTAGGTCCTGAAGGCACAGGTAGAGCGAGAACCACAATTGGTCTTTACCAGTGGACACATAGACAAGCTCAGTTATGTCAGAGTAAGTCTTGGGATCAACTGTGTCCAGAACAAAGCCGATAAGGCGAGTTATCAAGGTCTTCATTTCTGAAGGTACATGCTTATCTGCGATGCGGCTAAGAGTAGTCAGAGCCTTATTGATAGCGGAATTTGCCTCGTTCTTCAGAGCTTTAGCGGCAGCTAGTGCAGCAGCCTGGTTCTTTGTTCCCTCAAACGACTGGGACAACAAGGCTTCAACCGCGTCAAGCTCGCTTGTGTTGTCGTATAGGCTTTGCACTATACCTACGCTGGACTGGATCTTGTCAAGTGGTGGGACGACAAACTTCTTGAGCTTCACACCAAGGGAACTGGCAGTTGGTGCAGTCTTAGTGTTGATACGTCTAGATGACGGACTAGGTACCTTAACCGTCTGAATCTTGATCTCGTCAGTCTCTTCAATCTTCTTGGCCGAAGTGGAAGATAACACCTCAACTAAGTCTCCTACAAGGATTGAATTGTGCTTAATCTCCTTAGCGATTTCTCGTAGGATTGCAGTAAGATCGTTGACTGACCGAGCTTTTCGTATGGCCGAATGCCTTTTCTCGGTAGAAGAGCTCGATAGCATTAGCTTGCTCATTGGTGTTCACCTAGTGTCGTTTAACGTATGAAAATTATGAATTATTGTCCACAACTGATTCTGTTAGCATCATACTAAGGTGATCCCATAAGGTCAGTTTGCTCCTCCATTTCCTTTATTACTGCCCTGATGTTGGCTAGTATCTGGTTACGTTGAGTCTCGTAGAAGCCAGAAACACTAGCGCTTTCCTCTATAGCTGGATACTTCAACAGCAAGTTCACAAAAGGACGAAGTATGTCGAAGTACCCTTTGGAATTCTCGGATAGGCACTGACGATAACGCTGCATGTAGTGCATCAAAATTTCACCAGCGTGCATTAGGTCGTTGTCATTGCGACGTTTCAGATAACCAAATATCTGAAGTGCATAGTTCATTTGAATCATTCGCAGAGCTATTGGGTAGAGTTCGTTAGGTGAGGTCATATTATTACCTAAATTTAAGTGTGAAAGTAAGAAACGGGCCACTAGGGTCCGTTTCTTGTGCTGCGTACTCAGTCCAACCGAGTGCTAATTACTTAGCCCGCGGGCGAGTCACCTTGCGAGCTGCCGGGCGGGCGGTGGTACGAGCCTTACGAGCGGCGGGCTTGGTAGCGCGGGGCGTACGAGCCTTACGAGCGGCGGGCTTGGTAGCGCGGGGCTTGCGAGCTGCCGGGCGGGCGGTGGTACGAGCCTTACGAGCGGCGGGCTTGGTAGCGCGGGGCGTACGAGCCTTACGAGCGGCGGGCTTGGTAGCGCGGGGCTTGCGAGCTGCAGGTTTGGCTGCGCGAACCTTGGCGGCCTTCTTCACCTTCGGGCTGGCTTTGGCGGACTTGGCGATCTTGGCGTTGATCTTGTGCTGATTGACTTTACGGGTCTTGGCGGCCTTCTTGGCACGCAGAGACTTTTCAGCCTTGGTCATCTTCTTGGCTGCGAGCTTGGCAGTCTTGGAGGCAACCTTGTCGATCTTGATCTTGCCGTCACGCTTGAGCTTGGCAACCTTCAGCTTTGCGGCTTCGGTCTTGGGGGCATGGGTCTTGCGAGCGGGCCGGGCTGCGGGAGAAGCAGCGCGGGTTTTACGAGCGGGCTTTGCGGCGGGAGAAGCAGCGCGGGTTTTACGAGCGGGCCGGGCTGCGGGAGCGGCTGCCTTACGGGTACGAATTGCCATTTTGAAACTCCTTAAGAGTGGTTAACAAACATGATGCGTTTAGCAACTTGTGCACCTTTGCACAAATCGTGAAAAAAAATTATTAACATCAACAATAAAACACAAAGATTGAAAATAAATTTTCATCTGATCGGTAGCGTTTTGTGTATAAAGTTCAACCCTTCGGTAGGTTGTAGTACCCTTACGTTGACCTGCCAGTCAAGATTACGGTCTTCGGCCGTTCGCAGATACTGTTCATCCGATATCTTGAACGTAGTATTGCGTGAAGGAACATGAATAATGTCACCTGGAGCTACATCCCTTATTGTCATTGGTAGTATTATTTGGATGTTACCTAAGGTGTCAAACATAGTCCAGTCTGTAGCCTTTGACGCCTGCGATAGATTGGCCCACACACGTTCTGTACCTAGATCGAACTCTATAACTGCATGGGTGAACATATCACTCATGCAGCGCACTAGTGCCACACCACCTGAGGATGCCCTTAAGTACGCTTCAGTAATAGGCATCCCAGTGCTGTCAACAAGAACTTCGTCAACCAGCAATGAAGTGTTATTCCGAATCGAGTACGCTACACCCTTAAAATACTTTGGAACCTCAACAACGAAGTCAACATAGCCTTGAGCCGGGTCCAACTTTACTAGAGTATGAGGACTAGTAGTGATGTTCTTGTGGTAGCCATAAGTGTCTGCTATGTCGAAAGTAGTAAGAACTCTGCGATCATGACCGTAAAGCTCAAATGCTGGTATGTGTCCCGATCGGTAGCATATACCGCAATCTGCACTTGAGGAGAACAGACTATCGACGCGATCTACACCAGAGTCATCGTCCACAAGGGCAAACTCGTCTTCATCGGATTCATCTTCTGCTGAAAGTGAATCACCAACGGCACCGAACAAGGGCCTTACATAGTCGATGACTATTTCCTGGTCAGCATTTCCGTTAGTTTTGGTCATTGTGGCAGTCGATGCAGACTTTCCAACGGGTAGTTCTGTTTGCTGACAGGTACAGAGTTGCACTGAGGTACACTGGTGGTAGTATTTTACCTCGAATGAATCCACACCTAGTGCTTCTAAACCTTGGTTTTGGTAACTGGTAACCACCTCTCGTAGACGGGCATCTGCTTGCTTGTGAATATAGTTCTTAGGGTGCCTACGCTTGATAACGCCAGTTCCTTTGGTAATCATGGCCAATTCCTTATTCATTTGACCCTGTAAAATTACGAATAGAACTGTAAAGGATCAAGTTCGGTTACATTTCAAATTCACCCTCGCTTTGTGTAATTTCAACTTCACATACAATATTTAGGAAGCACAAATGCACATGACGCTGCTCGGTCTTGATCCTGGGAAAAACAATGGCTAGACGTAGAACTACAACTCCAGAAGGTTATAGGAAAGCCTTAACTGAAAAATATGGTAAAGACACTTATCTGAGTGGATTTAAGTCAATGTCGGCACCAGCACTCCACACTTGCCCCAAGTGTGGAGTGGAATTTTTGAAATCACCTGGACTAATGTTGGGTAGTAGGAGATATGCAAACTGCTTGAAATGTTCTCGCGCAATAACTACATTAAAACAGAGAGTACCAGAGAAAAAGTTTAGGGTTGCACTAAAGAAAAAGTTTGACTACATTGAATGTTTGGCCTATACTACTAATCACAAGCCATCAAAATTTAGATGCGGACTGTGCGGGAATGAATGGGAAACAAAAGCATACGAGTTGATGAAACTTAAACATGGCTGCCCCGTGTGTGCTAGTGTTGAGGCAGCTCGTGCGACTACTCACTCTATTGAAGAAATACGCGAGCAGCTTAAAGAAGCAAATCCAACTTTGCGAGTACTGGACACGAAGAGAAGGAAGGACAAAGGGTTTGTACAAGTACAAGGAGAGTGTGGTCACAGTTGGATTGCCAGTATAGGAAACTTGGTCCATAATAAAACTGGTTGCCCAATTTGCTCAAAGTTCAAAGGAACTGAATACAGGACCACAGCCAAGTTTGTGCATCTGGGTAAACGAAAAGTTGCAGTTGAAGGGTCTGAGCACATAGCTTTAAAATTTCTGTTGAAAAAGGTTGCCGCTACTAAAATAGCCGTGTTTAGTGAAGGCACTATAGACCCAGTGCCCTACACTTTTCAATCGGTAGAAAGAGAATACTGGCCTGACCTTAAAATTGGACCAAGACTACTGGTGGAAGTAAAGTCGACCTACACTCTGTTCAAGGATTTTTTAAAGAACAAAGCCAAGGTAGCAGGGTGCAATAAAGCAGGGTTCAGAATAAAATTTCTGGTAGTTGTAGGTAACAGGACTATCGTCCTGCCTAAAGAATGGACAACCTGGAAGCAAGATAAAGTAGAAGCCTACCTTAGGACAAAAACTTTAAACTCTTTAAGGGTGCTATCCTTAGACCCAGGTGTTACAAATTTTGCATGGGCAGTTACTGAAGCTGATAGGTCAAGTATGCTAGTTCTAGCGTCAGGAATGCTAAACAATACCATAACAGACTTGAAGGTAAGTATAAAGGACCAGTCTAAACTATTTAAGGAAGAGATACTGGAGATAATTCAAGAGTACCAAGTAGATAGCATAATACTAGAACGGTTTATGTCACGAGGTCATGGTGGAACAACTATAGAACTTGTAAACATAATGATAGGTGTTCTTCTTGGCATGCCTTGTGCCGCATTAAAGAGGTGGAAATTAGTTACAGCCGCGCAGTGGAAGAATGAATGGAACCGTAGAGCAGACCTAAGTGCATTTTATTCAAAAGTAAGTGGAACCGTACACCAAGTTGATGCAATAGGAATAGGGATGTACGGAATTGACACATGGTTCGATCAAGTACCATTCGATTATCTGACGGACGACTTTCAAAAGAAACTTGCTTTAAACATAAGCCGTACTTCAATATGAAAGCAGTATTGCAACCTTGAGGAATCGTATAAGTGCAACCGAAAACTAACACCTGTCTTTATGTGGAATGGTACAAATTTCACAAGTGTGAGATACGGACTTGTAAGAACTTCACCTCAATAACTAGAACTAGCTGTCTTGCACTTGATAGGGTTAACCCATCAGGTGTGAGGGCCATAACTGACGCAGAGCTTCACATGTACAAATACCCGGAGGCAAAGGTTAGTACAAGGCTGATAGCGCTAAAGCGTAAAGCAGCAGTTGACAGGGTAAAGGCTATGTTAGTTCTGCGCGAACTTATAGAGTTCATCCGGGAGAAGAACCACGTTGGACAAAGTGTAGAGACACCTGCAACAATAAAGCTTGAGTCACTGTACCCGCTGAAGGTAAAGAAATTGAAGTTTGAATCATGGATGTGGCCACATATAGTGTCCACTAAAACCTACGAGGAATTTTTGTCACGACAAAGTGGCGAATGTTCCCAGATATACCTTCACCAGCTGTTAAACATCACGGCTATGAAGTTTGATGCACTAGCACGTTCACTAACCAAGGAGTTTGAAAATGACTGAATCGAAAATCAAGCAATTTATTTCCATCGGAGAATCAGAGAAGGATGAGTCTTCTTCTGTGTGGGTGTTGAACTCGTCCGACCCCAAAGGTAACATCAACTTCTCGGTGTCAGATGGTATGGGCGGCCAGGTAGTTATCCACCTTCCGGTTACCTGGATTCCGATGGACCTGACTACCCAGGCTACAAAAGCTACCATCCTTGCAAGCCCGCGATTCCGCAACCTCCTGGCGCAGAAAATGATCCAGCTGGTATCGGCTCAGTACGCTGAGTCTGTCATGACCCAGTCTACGGCAATCTCAGAAGCTCGTCGGGTGTACAACCGCACCATGCACCAGGAGCTGGATAACAGTAACATGCCCAGTGCTGCCCAAAGTATTGTGGCCGAGGGCATGGGTGACGTTAGTGGCTTCGCCATGAACATTGCTCATAGCGACTCACTGGATGAAGACAGTGCACTCAACGCACTTCGCGGTCAGGAGTCAGTTCTCACCAAAGCTGACATGCAGTTCATCGCTCAAAACTCTAGCTTGGCACGGGTCAAGGAATATGCAGCTCAGCGTGTTACCCAGATGTAAGGTGTTCGCAGCAAAGGAGATGGCCGCTAATTGCGGCCATTTTTTTCGTCTTGACAACAAGGTTAAATGAAATCGTGCTTATCGTTAAGCAGTGCTTTCAACTTTCGGATGTAGGACTCAGGCATATTACCTGGGTCATACTCTTTGCCGGAGCTAGAAGGTGGTATGCGTATACGCTTAAGCGACACCTTAGTTGTATCGAATATGGACTTTATGGTATTCCAAGTAACGTCACCACCAGAATCTCCATCAGTCATGGCATAGATGTGCGTTATACCCAACGACAGCACAAACAAAGCCTTAGTGCGATTTGAAGTACGTGCACCCAGTAGTGCAAGTGCTGGTATACCGTGGGAAAGCAACCTAAGTGCATCCCGTGGTCCCTCTACGACAATAACGAACTTGTAACCTGTTCTGCGCAGGAGATTTTTCGTGTAAACATAAGGGAACAGTCCATAAGACTTTACCCACTCTCCTCGCATTGTTATGTAGCCCAGCTTTCCCTTTTGTCCGTCTTGCTTTTCAAAGATAGCCTTTACTCCACCACGAACCTTCCCGGCTATCTTTACAGGGAACAGTACTGCGATAGAGTCGTTGTGGTAATCTTCAATGATGTGACCACCAACGTCATGAACTAGTTGCCCTTTGTACCCACGCCATTCAAGACTTATAGGCCATCTCTGAGCTTCGGTGCACCCCATCTTCCTCTTGACTTCTTTGAACGTAATACCTGCATCACCCAGTAACTCATTGTCTGTGTCTGCAGTTACGATGTTCTTCGCTACTGAACCATTGCTGTCGTTAGCCCAGGCTTGGATTGTAGGTAGACCAGTCTTTTCGGCGAAGACGTTCCAGTGACCGTGTTCTCCGCACCCAAGGCAATTGAAAGAGAACTGTTCGCGTTTCCCAGTTGACTCAGCTACATAAATACCCAGCGATGGGTCAGTGTCATCATGGAACGGGCAGCGAACCATATGCCAACTTCCAGCTTGTTTCTGTGGGCCACCGTACTGACGCAGACCCGTTAGTACAATGTCCAGGTTGTCCTTCTGTGTGTACGTGGTCATTTTTATGTAAACAATGTGATGTATAACGATGTGTTTACAGTGTTCTAGGGGAACTAAAGTGTTCGGTCCAAAGAAGTTAGTGTATACTACAGGCACTGATATACGCGATGTGCTGAAAGAGTTTGACACTGAGTACAGGTCAGCAGTACAGGAACAGTACCCAGACATAGTCGTACGGGAGGACAAACTACGGGTGTCCTCCTTCCCCTACTGCGGATTGCGCCACATGTACCGCAGACTAGTGCAGGAAGAAGCCGTTACAAACTTCGGGGCAGCCTTCTACACAGGTGTGGGTACAGTAACACACGAAGCCATACAACGATGGCTAGGTCATTCAAAGAGGATGCTGGGAAACTGGAAGTGCAGTTCCGCAAAGTGCAAGGGTAAGAGAGAGTTCTCGTTCAGGAATGTCTGCCCTAAGTGTGGATCAGAAATGCTGTACGAGGAGTTTGAAGTAGAAGCCTTGAAGCACCTATCGGGGCACCTAGACGGCATCTATAAGGCACGTAATGGGAAATTCTATCTCATAGACTACAAGACTAGCTCAGTTAGAGTGATAGGCTCTAACTGGAAGACTAAGATGTTGCCCTACAAGTACAACGTGTTTCAGATAACGGCGTATGCGGCTCTGATAGAACAAGTGTATGACATTGAGATCAGTGGGTGGATACTTTACTACCTATCTCGGGATAGCCCACTCTACGTTAGTAAGGCTACGGGTGCAAACATAAGTAGTAAGGAGAAACGAGACTATTTGAGGCGCATGGAAGTATGGGCTGACCACTATGAGCACGTAATGGTCAGAACGAAGAAACTCAGTGACTTGAGCTTCTTAGTGGAGAACAAACCTTGCAAGTGCATGAAGGACTACAACGAAACCTACAAGGCGTACGATATATGTCCTCTGGCTAAGAACGGTGTGTGCTTCGATAGTGAGAAGCTGAGCACAAAGCTAAAAGCACTATGGATAGCCAAGCCTGATAACTGGCAGACGTTTAACGCGCCCAAATACTTGGAAAAACTGTAAAGAAAATGCAGACAATTGCTGGCAAGAGCTAGGGTATAGACAAATGAAACACAAATACACCACACCGAAAAGTCCTAAAAAAGGTTACGCGTTTGTAGCTGCGGGTACACTGTACCGGAATGCAGGTGGCATAAGCGTGTATGTGAAGTACGGTAGTAATGATCCACACAAGATTTCAGTCAAGCAAATGACTGACGAGTACGTGTGGTTCGTGTGTCCCGACCGAGAGCTGGTCATAGTTCGAGACGGTCAAACGTTAGGCGCGTTCTACCCGTATGGAGATTCGTTCGATGAATGCTACGACTTCAGTCCGTTCAATGACCGTGCAGCCAAAGGTATGGGTCTGAAGTACATAATGACCAACTTTGTTCATAGTCCTAACTCAAAGAACTGCAGGTTGAAGTCTGAAATCCCTGAAGAGCATCGAATGACTGTATTGTCCGATAGCGGTGGACTTCAGCTAGTAGCCCGTAAGGATAAATCTCTAGTGATTGACCCCAGAGACCTTATAACGTTCTACAACAACAACGTTGACGCGGGCATGGTACTGGACATACCACTTGCAATTGCAGACCGAAAGACTACAATGAGGGCTGCTCGACTTCAGAAAAGGAATAACGAGCTGCTCCTGAAAATGTCCAAGGGCGTGGAACTGATAAACATATTCCACGGTCACAACGATGAAGAGCGAGCGAAGTACAGAGAGATTGTTGAGAACGAGGCAATACCTAGAGTTGCATTGGGTGGAGTAGCGTTCAACTCTTTAATGTCTGGTGTAGACCTGATATACTCGTCTATCAATGGTGATCTACGATACAAACAGTACCATGTGCTGGGTGTATTCCTTGCTGCCCATTTGCCCTTGCTCGTTAAGATAGCAAACACAGGTGAGAATCCAGTTCACATAACGAGTGACAGCACAAGCCATATTCAAAGTGCGGTCAACAAGGCGTACCACTTCCAGTTCGACATTAACACTACGTCCAAGCGCCTTCCTATAGGTGCCAGATCTACAGTGCCGAACAGCAACAGGCTGTTACCGTGTCAGTGTGCAGTGTGCAAAGTTATAAAGTACACAGACATACTAGGGTTTGGTGATGGAAGGCACACTACTGAACTTCTTGCGCTCCACAATGCACTTGAAATGACCAGGTACACGGATCAGCTTCAGGAAGCTTGTGAGACTTTGCCCAGCAAAGAGTACAACAAACTGGTACGTGAGCAGCTAGGTAAGAACCCAGCAATAGTTGAATTCACCCATTGTCTGGAGTTCATTGAAATCGCAGCTGAAAACCACGCCAAGGCACGAACAAAGTACGCTGCGATGATTAACAAGAGAAAGGCGTCTAAGACAGCGCTTGCACCAAGCAACAGTTTGTTTGGCGATGCGACGCCCGACCTATATGCAAAGAGGCAAGAGCACGTGCTAACCTTGATGGGCAAGATGGAACGTATGCTGGACAACCTCGGAGGATGACATGATAGCATTTGATCTCGATGGAGTACTGCAGCCTGATTTGCGATACACGAAAAACTTCAACCTGGTAGAGGTTAACTCCGTAAGGAATCTAATGATTCCCTTGTACCAACCCAAAGGAAAATGGTGTATCATAACTTCAAGGTCGATGGAGGATGCAGACGAGATAGCACGGTGGATTGACAAGTCATTTGAAGTTAAACCTGCGCTTGTAGTTCAGTCTTGCAGAGAAGGTGAGATTAGCAGCGTGTACAAGGCACGCATGTTGGACAGGTACACGAACATAACTGCCTATATTGAGAGTGACCATGAAACTGCTTTGGACATAAAGGCAAACATGGTTCGCAGAGATTGTGCTATACTGTCATTGACCAATCTATTGGATAGAGCACTTAGCGAATCCATGATTCTCACAACTATATTCGCGGTGTAAGCTATGAAAAAATTTCTTGTTGACTACGCGACCTTCCTTTCGGGTACACGCTCTTTGGCATCTACGTTGGGTAACGTTGGCCTCGTGCTTACGTTGCCTCGAGGTGGTATGTCCTTCGCACACATACTCAGTCTAGAGTGTGGATGTGCCTGCAAAATGCTGGACTTGGATATAAAGAACATCGACCTAGAAAGCTACATCGAGCGTGCTGTTGAAAACAAAGGGCACATAGTAATAGCTGACGATTCCATAGGGACGGGAGCTACTTACGAACGAATCAAACGGTTGATGGAGTTAATGCCTGTAACTTGGGTGTACGCAGTGTTCTACGTAGACGGTGCGTTCAACTCCGAAGACAAAGAGATCAAGTACGTCATGAAGACAAATCAATGGGTTGTACTTCCGTATGAGGACCCTGAACTGATCGAAGTTGGAAATCAGAATAGCCTGTTTCGCAACGGAACTGATCCGTACCAAGCCACTCGAAGGAAAGGGTAAGTAGTATGACTATAACTACCTGTGTAAGCTGCGGTGGCCGAACAGAGACTCTTCAGTTAGTGCATTGCGATGACTTGGAAGACTTGTGGAAGAGAGAACTTGATCTAGATGTGACATTTGACTTGCAGTTGCTAAGGCTGCACAAGTGTACACAGTGCGATCTAGTGCAGTACTCTCCGATGGAAAGAGCTATAGGTGACTCCGAGTTCTACGACAAGCTGACGTTGAAGACAAAGGATTTCATCTACCCTAAGTACAAAGAAGAATTCAGGGTTATAGGGAAGCTTATAGGTAGAGGTGCGTCGGTATTGGATGTAGGGTGCGGTAGTGGTGCACTATGGTATCACCTGGATGATGATGTTTCCTACACCGGCATAGACTACAGTGCGGTATCGTGTCAACTTGATCCAGGTGTTGACGGTAAGATACTGTGCGAATCTCTGAAAGAGCACAGTGAAAACAATGTAAGGCAGTACACTGACGTAGTCATGTCCCAGGTGCTCGAACACGTGGATGACCCCATTGGGTTTGTGAGGTGTGCACTCAATACACTTAAAGTTGGTGGAAGCCTGTATATAACTGTACCCAACGGTGATTCTTACTTGAAGTACTTGGTAAACGGTGCACTAAATTTGCCACCGCACCACGTGTCAATGTGGAATGAGAAGTCTTTGGACACGTTGGCAGAAGGCTTAGGTTTGACTAAAGCCTTTGTGTTTAGGGAGACACTTCAGGATGTTCATGAGATTGACTTCATGGAAGCATTCCTATACTCCTTTGGATTTTTACGAGAGCCAAAAGAAGCAGTTCGTTGGTCTTTATGGGCAAGAACTGTAAAAAAATATGCTAGGTATCTAACGTGGCTAATCCCCAATACCAATAGTCAAGTAACGGGCCATTCCATCACCATCCAGTACAGGAAAACAACATGAAAAATATTTGGTTGCTAAGTCTTGAACGTGTTCCCACCCGATACACATGGGAATGGGGTACCTTCATCCCTCAGGAGATTCTGCGTCAAGCAAAGATCCGAGGTATTGAGGAGGTAGTTGTAACTGATGCTGAAAACTACATCCCGTACTCCGGTCTATCCATAGTCGACGTAACGGGTGAGTTGCCGACTCAGACTGCCTCTACTGGCGGTTTCCTTAACTGGGCAACTACTAACATCTGGAAAAGTTCGCAGCTCAAGAAAGTTGCGGAAATGTTCAACAAAGGGTACGTAAGGAATGGTGACATTTTCTACGTTACTGACGCATGGAACCCGGGAATACTTCAGATCAAGTACATGAGTGAGTTGCTTGACGTTGACGTGAAGATCATGGGCCAGTGGCACGCTGGTGCGCACGATCCTTGGGATTTCCTGGGTCGTAAGATCAAGGACAAGAACTGGGTGTTCGAGCTGGAACGTGCTCTGTTCCATGCAATCGACTACAACCTGTTCACTACGAAAGCCTACATTGAAATGTTTGGCTGCAACCTTGGACTTAACATGGAAACACCCAGGGTCATACGGACGGGTTATCCCAACAGATACTTGTTGAAGTCTTTACCGAAGTACAAAATTGGAACACGGGACAACAACATCCTGTTCCCTCACCGTATCGCTCCTGAGAAGCAGCTTGATATTTTCCTAGACCTGGCGAAAGAGTTGCCGCAGTACAACTGGATCGTATGTCAGGACAAACAGCTTTCAAAGGAAGAATACCACACACTGCTGGGTAACTCCAAGCTTGTGTTCTCGGCAGCGTTGCAAGAGACCTACGGTATTGCCCAGACTGAGGCAATCATTGCAGGTGCAATGTCTCTTAGCCCTGACAGACTCAGCTACAGTGAAATGTACTTCGAGGAGTTCCTGTACCCCAGTGAATGGACCTGGGACTTTTCAAGCTACCTCCAGCATAAAGATTCACTGGTGGGTCTAATAAAGACCATGATGGAGTCGTATGAAGATGAGGCCATGAAAAACTTGATCTCGAAGCAAGAAGACCATCTGGTAGAAAATGACTACTTAGGTGGTGAGAAAATTTGGAATCTTTTACTTGACTAAGGCTGATATATGTCGAACATTATTGTCACGGGCGGTGCAGGTTTTATTGGTGCAGGTCTAGTCAGGAAGTTGTTGGAACTGCAAGACGTAAAGTCACTGGTAATAGTTGATTCGTTCCTTACAGGCGACGAGCGCAATATTCCAGAAGACTCACGAGTACAAGTCATGCAGAAGGACGTTATTGAGGTGCAGCCGCAGGACTTTAGTAAGGTGGATCAAATTTACCACCTTGCATGTCCTGCAAGTCCTGTCTGGTACGAGCGTGATCCGGTCCATACCATCAAGTCTGCCTTCGTCGGAACCTTGAACATGCTCAATGTTGCGAAGGTATACGACGCGAAGATTCTCATTACGTCTACGTCTGAAGTTTACGGTGATCCTGAAGTGTCTCCGCAAAAAGAGTCGTACAACGGAAACGTACCTATCAATGGAACTCGTTCATGTTACGACGAAGGCAAACGTGCAGCTGAAAGTCTTGCATTTGACTTCTGGCGTATGTACCGCACTGAAATCAAAATTGCTCGCCTGTTCAACACCTATGGTCCTAAGATGTTGGATAACGATGGAAGGGTAGTTAGTAACTTCATTGTGCAGTCGTTGAAAGGGCTGCCTGTAACCATCTACGGTGATGGAAGTCAGACTCGTTCGTTCTGCTACATTGACGACACGGTGGACTTCCTTATTAAGTTCATGCGCAGTGACCGGCACATTACGGGACCGATAAACGTAGGCAACCCTACCGAGTTCACGATAAAAGATCTGGCAGAGAAAGTGTCTTCCATGGTAAGCGTCTTAACAGGTTACGCTCCAAAGTTCGTGTTCAACAAACTTCCGAGTGACGATCCGAAGCAACGAAAGCCCGATATCACTAAGGCTAATGAGTTGCTGGGATGGGCTCCCATAGTTGGCATTGACGAAGGCTTGGAAAAGACCATCAAATATTTCATCACGGAGGGACTGGCATGACTGAGAAACTTGGACAACAGGTTTTCATAGACCCGAGTAAGAAGGACTACTTGGTTAGAATGGACCTTGATACGGTTGGTCTAGGTAAGACTCAACCACTTATCCTTACAACCGGCGAGACTCTAATCTTTGTGAAGTTCGCACTTCCGGGTATTCATTGCTACCCCGATGCACCTGATGACGTAAGCTACCTTCGTAGTCCTCACCGTCACCTATTTCACTTCAAGGTCGGTGTTCCCGTTAACCACGCAAACCGTGAAATCGAGTTCCATCAGTTCTTGAACTGGTGTAAGTCACTTTTCACGGAGAGCATCCTAGACTTGAGTTACAAGTCCTGTGAAATGATTGCGCAGGACGTAACAAATGCAGTCTTCGGCAAGTATGCAGTAAGCAAATGCGTGGTTGAGGTCTGGGAAGATGACGAATGTGGAGCAGTGCTAACCACGTCCAGAATCTGATAGAAGGGAAGGCATAATGGACATTACGCGCATCCGCAGATAGGTTTTTGCACCAAACAGCGATGGTGGTCGAAGAAGTAGTGAGTGAGCCAAAAAGCAACCTACGCTACGAAAAAAGAGAAGCTTACGTTTCTAGCCTCTCATAACGCTTGGTGTGGTAGCTGTGTTAGTCGGATCATTGATCTATGGTCTGGTAAGGGGAAAGCTTCCTATAAAGGACTTAATTAGTCAACTCGGTCCAACAAACAAGCAGGAATGTTGCTTGGATATTGGGTACGGGACAATCAAACGTAAAGGTTCACCATGATAAACCCAGCAAAATCGAAAAAGACTTCTGGCTTGCCTGATCCAGTACGGGCTGCAAAAGGTCTTAGCCTCACTAAGTTATGGAGGAGTACTCCAGCTTACTTCAAGAACAAGTCAAGGGATGACGATGTTCGTCTAAAGGCGTACAAGCTTACCCAGACTAAAGGTGGCATGCCTGCAGTAGTAGCAAAGGCTACCAGTTTAGCGCAACGCCCACCACGTAGTATTCATACCTGTAGCATCATAGGTCTGGATAAAGAGGTACCGAAGCTTAGTGCGCAGAAACGTGTTCTGGTTAGTTGTGGGTGCGAATCCTATACGTTCACATGGGAGTATGCGAACTGGACGTGGGGAGCCTCAAAGATACTGTACTCAAACGGTGATCCTGCAGTTGTGAAGAATCCAGGCAACAAGCCTGGTGTGTGTATTGCAAAAAATGCGCTAGTAACAACTGAAGAAGGTGAAAAGTTAATACAAGATGTAAAAGAAGGGGATTCTGTTCTTACACTCGAGGGTTATAGAACGGTAATCGCAGCAAGAAAAACGGGTATTAAAAAAACTAGGAAAGTAGTTACTTCCGGTGGTCACTCTCTTCGGCTGACTAACGAGCACAAAGTACTTGCTTTCGATACTAGATTTAGATGGAAGAAAGTTAAATTTTTGAAATCTGGTGATTTCGTTTTCCAGGAAAAGGCAAAAATACAATCCACGACGTTCTACCAAATAGACTCAGAAGGATTCCTTGCGGGGCTACTTATAGCCGAGGCAGACGAGTCTGGATACGCACCTGTAGAACCGATGGTGAAATCCCTGCTAGAGAAACACTTCAAGAAAGTTTTTGGAACTAGCCCAGCGTATACTAATGCTGAGGCTCAACATATCCAGTTGTCAAACATCGACGAAGTAAGTAAAAAGTTAGGCTTTGTGTATACCGTTTCAGAAAAACAAAGAATACCTTTAGAGTTTCAGACAAGGGACTTAGACTTTAGAAGGTCCCTTATATATGGTCTGTGGATGGGTGATGGTCACATTGCTGTAGAAGGTTCTTACGCCTCTTACGGATCGACAAGTTTAGAACTAGCCAGGGATGTGCAAAATATACTCAGGTCGTGCGGAGTCTACTCAAGAATATGGGAAAATGAAGAATCCACCCTAGACCCCTTATATCACGTAAGAGTTCCACCCTCAAGTATTGGGGCCTTCCTCAGCTGTATTTGGAAGTACAAAAGTACCTTTGAAAAGTATGGTAATGGTTCCCCCACTAACGGTGTGGAAAATACTTTAGGGATACCACTGAAAGCCTGGGCTAGATCCGTACGCAAATCAGTATTCAAGGATTTGGTACCAGAAGATACGGGCGATACGTATCACCTAATACGCGGAGAAACTACGGATACCGGTAAAGTATTAGCGTACCTAATAGCCAATCATGACCAAGAGTTACTAAAGGTCATGCTTCCTGGAAGCTTTAAACCCAGCTACTGCGCTAAAAAAGGGCTAATAACGTATGCCTCCCTACAAGTACGCAGGAAGACTAGTTTAAGAATGGTTCCATCCTGCCCCGATACCTCTAATCTCAGACTCAAGGAGTGGTTAACTTCCATTAAGGTACCTCATGCGCAGCTTGATATACTTAGAAGTATTCTTCGCTCTGGTGCCACAGCCGAAAAGGTCGAAGCAGTTTCGTGGATGGGGAAAAGCGAAGTATATGATCTTGAGATTGAAGGAGCCCATCACTTTCTAGCTAACGGTTTTGTAGTGCATAACTGTAAGCACTTGGTTGAGCTTATACGAACAGTAATGGAGCGTAAGGACTAATGACTTCTGAAGATTGCCTTCCGATCCTTAAGGGATACGATAAGAACTCTCCTACTGACTCACTTACGGGTGGGCAAATTCAGAGCATGCTGGACTTGTTGATTCTAGAGTCATTAGCTCCCATAATACGAAACTCCGATGTGTTTGACATACAACTAGTTCACCTCTTGTCTGTCACAGCTAGAAACAGAAAAAGGCGATTGTCAGCTCTTCCTAGAGAAGAGTTAATAAATGAGCTGTGTCAGGCTCTGGCCGTAAATGACAGGGCTAGAAAAATAGAGATCATAAGTCAAGCCAAGATAGAGCGAGGTTTCCTGTACAAGTTTGTAGTGAACTTCCTTCGGCAGTGTAGTGGTTATGAGAGACTGTACTATGAATACCTTACTGAGTCCTCACCAAAGAAAAGAGAGTCTCTGCATCTAAGGCTAAGGTCAACTGAAAAAGCTCTTGGGTTCAGCAGAGACCGGCTGTACAGCAGCATACAAGCATCAACGGACTACCTCGAACTGATGTACGAGTTCAGAAACGTCATAGTTGGCAACTACATTCGGTTCGCATATCAGCAAGCTAAAATGTACGTTAGCAAAAAGGGTAGCAACTTCAACTTCAATGATGTGTACCAGAACTTCTTGGTCATAATAACAAAGGCTATCGACAAGTATGATGCGTCCAAGGGTGCTCTAACAAGCTACGTAAAGTGGTGGATACTTAACGCCCAAACAGCTAATAATTCAGATCATGGTCACGAATACGGAATAGCATATACCTTGCCGCAGATGCAGAAAAAGAGTATGGCCACTAACGGAGTTTCAGATGGTCAGGTTAACTTCAGCATAAGCCTTAACAAACTTGTAGGTAAGGATGGTGACGAGACTGAGTTTGGTTCGTCACTCAAAGGGAGTGAAGGTGTAGAGCACGAGCTAGAGAGAAAACAAGAGTTAGATCAAATAAGGTATCTAGTAAAGAAGGCAGACATACGAGGAATGGCCAGACTCTCATTAGAGATCGACGAATTCTTTTCAGCTAAGGAGCTTAAGCAAATGAGGGAAGTTATGAGAACGCAACTAGGAGTTACAGTATGAACTTAGGTAATATGGTACCACTTAAGGACTTGCAAGTTCCTCACAAGTGGTTTGCCTGGAAGCCAGTCACAGTAGAACGGAAAGGAAGTGACGGACAGATTTACTGTCAAGTGAAGTGGCTTTGCGTAGTGAGCAGAGCTTTAGTCAGGATGCCAGGCGTATCGGTATTCAAATATGAGTCCTTTTAAAACTGTAAATGCAATACAATGGTGACTTTTTAGTGCACCATTTAATCAACCACAAAGGAATATGCTATGAAACTTGGAGACGTTAAACCCAAAGTTGGCCGAGAGCGTGTTGACTTGAACGACGTTCTTGGCATGGTTGTGCTGCCCAAAGATAAATGGGTAACAGTACGCTTGCTTCCTATGGATGTGTTGCCTGTTCGTAGGCACTGGGTTAACATCATTGCGGGGAAGGACAAACGTGAAGTAAAGATCCCGAAGATCTGCGTGGCGTTTGATACCACTACTGAGGCTGACAAAACGGGTGTACATTGCCCGTATTGTGAACTCGCTGATGGACCAGAGCAGTTCTACTTGGCGAACGTAATCGTTCGGTCAGAGCAGGAAGATGCTCCCGCACGTCTGAAGATGACTCCTGAAGAAAAAGAAAGCGGCTTCAAGAACAATAGCAGCACGTCGTGGACACCGGTACGAGTTCTTCGCATTACATCCGGACTAGCGAAGAAAATACAAGGGCTGAAAGACCTGAACCGAGTCAAGAGCAAGAAGACAGGCAAAACCCTTACCTACGACATTTCTGACGAACGCTACGGCTGCGATATTGAAGTAAAGTACAATAGTGACGCCAAGGGTGCAGATAAGTACCAGGTTCAGAAGGGGGAGCGTTCAGCCATTACGGAAGACGAAAGTGCTTACTTGGTCTACGAGCTGAATGACTCATTACTCGATGAAATCGGTCGTGAAACTGAGAAAGAGGCTGCTGCTGAATTCAAGCGTATGCAGATTGTCGGCGAAGATGAACTTCCGGATGAAGACGAAGAAGAGGAAATGAGTCTGGGCAAGAAGAAGAAAGCTCCTGCCAAGAAGCGTAAGCCTGCAGATGATGACGAAGATGATGAAGACGAGGATGATGAAGACGAAGATGACGAGGATGATGATGAACCTCCGGCTCGTAAGAAGAAGGCACCAGTGAAGAAGGCTCCTGCCAAGAAGTCACCCGCAAAACGTAAGCCTGCAGATGACGAGGATGACGAGGAAGAAGAGGATGACGAGGAAGAAGATGATGACGAGGACGACGAGGATGATGACGAGCCAGCTCCTCGCAAGAAAAAGCCTGCACCGAAACGTAAGCCTGCAGATGATGACGAAGATGATGAAGACGAGGATGATGAAGACGAGGATGAACCTCCGGCTCGTAAGAAGAAGGCACCAGTGAAGAAGCGCAGGCCTGCTGATGATGACGAAGACGACGACATTCCGTTCTGATAGCTACTAGCACTAACCCAATGGGTGGATTCGTCCACCCAACCCATTTTAACTTAAAAGGTGACTTTATCATGGTTAGAGAAATTCAAAGGTCAACAAGACAGGCCAAACCTGCTCCCGCTAGAGCACGGAAATCTAGGTCAGAGCCTGAAGAAGAAGTTGTCGTTACGCGAGCAGTAGCTAGATCTGGAGCTAGGGTTCCGAAGGTTTCAGTAGTGAAGGAGGCTGAATATGAAATGTTCAACCCTCTAATAAACATTGATGACCAGTTAGATGCTATCGAGAAGGACTACACGTTAAGTGGTTCTTCAATGGACCCTGACGAAATAAGGCAGCCAACTGGCCTACTGGTTGTTGATCTCATGCTAGGAAGAGGATTGGTACCTGGATGGTACACGTTCTTCGGACCAGAGCAGTCGTGCAAGTCAACAGGTGCTTCTACTTTCATGGGTGCAGCGCTAAACTCTGGTATACCAGTCATTTCGTATTGGGACTTTGAGGGTTCTGTTTCTCATAGCTATCTTACCAACATCATTGAGACCCAAGGTTTCAAGATGGATCTAAAACATGTGTTCGGTCTAAAAGATGCGGCTGGAAACTGGACAGTAAAACCTCGAGTGCGTTACTACTCCGAAGGTGTTGCTGAGAAGTTCTTTGACTACCTTGCTAGCCTTGAACGTAAGCTTCCAGACAAGGTGAAGATCAATGATAAGTGGTACATGATTTACGAGAACACCAAGGCTAACCAGAAGTTGCTGGCTGGACACTACGATCCCAAATACTTGTCCAAAACTGGAAGGCTTCGCATACCTGCTAATGATGGTACTTTGCAAGCGTTAGTAATTCTGGACTCGTACCCAGCTATGTTGCCTGAGCGTCTTGACGTTGACGATCCAGGTGCTGGTATGGCAGCTCAAGCTCGTATGTTCAGTGAACAACTTCGTCGAGTTAAAGGCAAGATGAAGGCGAAGCGTATTGCCGTTATAGGCGTCAACCAGCTCCGCAAAGCACCAATGGTGATGTTCGGCTGTTACCATGGTAGCGTAAGTGTAACTATGGCTGATGGGTCGAAACCTACTATCAAAGAAGTAGTTGAGAATAAGCTTACTGGACCAGTTCTGGCGTTTGACCCGTCAACCAGTACCTTCGTGCCCAAGCCAATAACTGGGTGGTTTAACAATGGTCCAGCAAAGAAGTGGTTAAAAATAACCTACGAAACTAGCAGGAACAACCGGGGCGCAAATAAGGATAGCATCGTCGTAACCCCAGAGCACTTGATGTGGAGTGAAGAGTTCAAAACGCTACTAGCTGCACTCAAGTTTAAAAAGGGTGATACGTTTTCAGCACCTTCTCCGTATGCGTTATCCTATCATGCGGAACAGCTGTACCTAGGGATGATGCTGGGTGATGGGTGGTTTAGCGTAAAGGAAGACTTCCTAAAGATTAGTTTCATGCACAAGGAAGAATATCAGTGGCTTACGGCGTGGAAACGGTCAATCCTTAACTTCGGTGGCTGTGATACCAAGCTATTGACTCAAGAGATGCCCTACGTGTACAACCCCAAGCTAGCCAAACTTGCTATGGAACGTAAGTCTGGTTGTGAAGGACGCGAGAAAAGGCTGTCACAGGAATTTTGCGAAGCACTCGATCTACCTGCAGTAGCAGTGTGGTACATGGATGACGGCGGCAAGGGAGGTAAGCTACGGAAGATGCAATCCTATCCCTTACAGGATGTTAGACTTCTTTGCGATGTCTTGAACAAAAAGTTCAAAACAAACTGTACAGTGGCCACATGGGCAGATAACTCCTGCGTAAGTGGTGTGGGACATGGGATTAAATTCGACACACGAATGTACAACCTTATGGCACCTTATGTGCACGCTAACTTCCGACAAGAGGTTGCGGACCGAGTAACTATCAACTGCAACGCTTCCGGTATAGTGAGGCCAGAAACGATTCGCAAGCATACCCCGAAAGGAATCCGGTACTTTGGGGAATTCAAGGCATGGGGTGCTTGTGGTACGACGCAATCCATTCCTGTAAAAATTCTAAAGGTAGAGGAAATCTCGAAAGGAAACTATGGTCGCAAGGCACAAGCAGATAAGTTCGTACTAAGCGATTCTCGTTATGAGATTGAGATAAAGGATTTGGGACTATTCGTAGCTGATGGTGTCGTGGGCAAAAACTCGCCTGAATACGAACCTGGTGGAGAGGCTATAAAGTTCTTCAGCGACTGCCGGTTGCGGGTGTTCCCAAGGGCCCTTAGTGGTGTTCCTGGTGCAAAAGGTAAGGGGATGATAGAAGAAGAACCAAGCATCCTAGAGTCTGGTGGTAAGGACTCCTATCGCTACATTCATATCCGTGCTCACAAGAACAAGCTCAGTGTGCCAAATCTCGAAGGCTGGTTACGTCTGTGGATTACGGATGGTGAAGGCGTGGCTCGTGGTTTTGATCCGGTGTGGGATGTATACTACTACTTGCGCGAGACAGGTCAGATAAGTGGTCAACGATCTAAGCTCAAGCTAGCTTTGGATGGTAGAGAGAATCCGAAGAAGGCATTGCCGTGGATGGACTTGAAGGCACTTGTCATAGGTACTAAAGCTCAAAGGATTGAAGTGTGGAAATCTTTGATGCCTGGTTCTAGGCCGTTTGATCTTAAAGGATTCTGCAAGAAGCAACTGCAGGAGCGTAACGGGCTCGATCTGTACTTTAGTCACATGAAGGCATCATCTGCTGCAGACGAAGAGACTGAGGACTGACGTGACAACTGATTCTACTCGTGGTGAGGTCAAACAGATTGACCAGAGTTCTTACTTTGACTGTCCAAAGCTTTGGGCACGCCTTAAAATAAGTGCATGTTATGAGTACATGGAGAAGTCAAAGGAACGATGCCCTGCGAATAAAACCCCGAAATACGCGATGGCTTGTTCAAAGTGTACGGAGTTCAGTACCTACCATCGGGTAGTAATCAGTAGCGAGGAATTTGAAGGTAAGGTTCTTTCTGACCTTGGTGGTGCAGAGGGTCTGGCAAAGCAGGAAGACCTCGAGGATTTGGAGTTGTGGGAGAAACGAAGACTTCGAGGCTTGTCAAATTCTTGAAGTGCTAGTAAGTTTGCCCACGTAGTAATTTATAACGGTTACTTATCCTATGAGAATATTGTTGGTTGACGGTAACAACTATGCGTATCGAGGCATGTACGCTATAAAGGACCTGAGCTCTAATGATGGAATACCCACTAATGCAGTACGTGGGTTTTTCACTATTTTGAGCACAGACATAAAAGTACTAAGACCTACTCACGTTGCTCTGTCATTTGACCGCACACCTTCATTCAGACGACTTGAAATGTATCCTGAATACAAAGGTACTAGAGATCATAGTGGTGTAAACATTGATCCCCAGCTACGGATCATCCGTAAGCTTACCCGAGCTTCGGGTCTGGCTACATTGGATGTGATAGGTGAAGAGTCGGATGACATAATTGCTACACTGGCCGTGTTGTTCGGTGAACTAGACTTTGAGGTACTTATCTCGTCGACTGATAAGGACTTTGCAGCCCTAGTTGGAAAGAAAACGAAGATAGTCGAGCCTCGTACTAGGAGCCTCATAGGTCAGAAAGGGGTTATGGCGAAGTTCGGTGTACGCCCTAATCAAATGCAGGACTTACTAACACTAATGGGTGACAAGGCTGACAATGTCCCAGGTGCAAAAGGAGTAGCGAAGAAAACAGCCGCAAAGCTACTGTCAAAGTATGGAAGCATAAAGGGCATCTACGGTGCTGTGAAGAGAAATGAGCTAACGCCTGCTCTTACACGAAATTTAGTTGAGTTCAGATCGAGTGGACAGCTAGAGCTTAGCTACAAGCTTATCAAGCTGTTCACTGAGGTAAAGGTCAATAGTGATCCTAGTAGATTCGATCTTAGTACAAAAAGAGTAGATGCGAATCTAGTTAGGAGAATGTGTGAGGAGTTGAATCTTACCGACACTCACAAGCTAATAAGGGGCATGAACAAATGAAAATGAAGTTAATGGTTATAAAGCAACCAACTGAACCTGAAGTCACGTACTCCGCTGAGGGTGAAGAAGAAGTAAAAAGAAGCGTAGAGGAAATAGCTATAGAGCTTCAGAAGGTGAACCTTGAGCTTAGCAGCCTAACAGGCGAAATTGAGTCCATGGAGGACGAACTCCAAATAACCTTCAGCGATATAGTTGAGACTAAAGAGGCCACTCATGGCTGAAATGGCTGAATTGATTAGGGCTGAAGTGGAACACCGCGAAGAAGAAAGTCACAACTTCGAGCAGGACAAAACAGAAAGGGAGAAGTTCAAGTTCAGGGACGTAGCAGAGTCGGATAGACATAATAGAAGAGAAATATCCAACGCTGTAAAGAAGCTTTTTAAGAAGATCTCGATGAAGACTCATCCTGATCGTACACAGAACAAGTCTGACGAAGAGAAGAAAATTCTACACGAGCTTTTCCTGGAAGCTAAAATTGCGTATGCCTCAGATGACCTTCATGGGCTGGAGGAAATTTGGAGTTGCGTAAAGTCCATGAAGCCGCGTCTTCTCAGCAGGCTGATTGAAAAGTTGCAGCATCTAATGCTGCAACTTCAGAAGTCAAAAGTATCACTCAATATGCTAAAGAAGTCGTCGCAGTACAATATGCTAACAGACTTCAAAGTTGACCGGGCACGACCCAAGGTAGAGCAGTTCTACAAAGGACTTCTACTGAGAAAGATCGAGAGGTTGAAAAGAGAAATAAACTTTAGGGATGCAACTAGGTATGGTGAAGAAGCGAAACCACAAACCATCGCTATAACTATAATCACCACAACTAATTCTGGTTGGACAAGCCTTTAACAAGGAACAGCATGAGTCTTCACGGTGTAAGTACTAGCGATTGGCATCTAGGTGGTATGCAAAGGGTCCTAACTGACCCAGTTGGTAGCATGATTAGGGAGATTAAGAAGCCTTATGAGTATGCACTTAGCCAAGGCATTAAGTATGTATTCGTACCTGGTGACATAAGTGATTCACACCACATGGATGACCACACCTTCATCCAGTTGTTGACTCTGCTTCTTACCTACGATGAACACATAACTACGTTCTACTTACGAGGTAATCATGACGTAGCGCATAAGTACAAGACGTCACTCGATGCTCTTGAATTCATGGCGAAGAACAATTTCTTCAAGAACTTCAAGGTTTACAGCTCACCCAAGGCTGTCGGCATTGACGGTGTGAGCGTAGGATTTATCCCATTCCCTGGATCAGAAGTCAAGGCAAAAAGGCCTCCACTCATATTCGCGCATGTGGAAGAGCCTGGTGCGATAGGGGATAACGGAAGACCTCTAAAGACAAAGGAGAGTCAGATCATCCGTAGGGCTGGTGACTACATGATCTCAGGTCACTTGCACCAATTCCAAGTACTTGAGGCGAGACGTACTCTGTATAACGGTTCACCCTACCAGAAGACATTTGGTGAGTCATTGCCTAAAGGGTTTGTTGACTTCAAAGCTGAGTACGTCAAAGGCAAGCTAGAAGTAGATCACGAGTTCATAAATAGTCATCCGAACTTTGAGTTACGAAACATCCTCATACGGAAAAGTTCTGACTGGGAGAAGATTGTTGACGATCCTAACATACGGTACAAGGTGGTTGTTGACAAGTCAGCTGGTGTAGTGGTACCAAAGGACATAACACTCAGCAGACCCAACATAGTGTACTTGAATGGGTCAGACTCATTGGTCAAAGTGAAGGATGTTCATGATATTGAAGGTCAATCACTGGCATCGCTTCCGATCTTCAATCCCATCAAAGGACTTAGAGCGTACTTAGAACGTTCGGGTCTTGACGAAGTCACAGTGAAACTAGGTATATCAATGACCAAGGAAGCGTGGAAGCACCTGAATAAGTAACGCGTAAATCACCTATAAAAGCCTGCAACTGTGCAGGCTTTTTTTTCGTCTCCACTTCCTACGTTTATGCGTATAAAAATGGGTGGGTGCACCCAGTAATAACTGAAACTGCGGATCGATTTTGGCCCGGTTGTGTGATCTTGTACGACGAACTCGCGGGTAGCGAATTCAGGTTTTCGTGCTTTCGGTAAAAAACACCTGTTTTTTGAGCTTCTGTTCCGGGAAAATAGGGTGAACTAAGGTGCATTTTTGGGTCATGAACCTCCACTTTTCCAAAAGGCTCCCGAAATATCGATTTTTGTCAAACCCGTAAAAAATATTTATCTCATTTAGAATCAAAGACATACGGTTCCAATTGTTGCGCTGCAACAGCGCGTACAAGGTGTTTCAACCGGGAAAAACTATGGCGGCACTGACAGTTCACGAACCAGTACGTGCAGAGCACTACATATGGTTCAACATACTGTTTTCCGCCTGGTTTGAACCCACGTAAAAACGCAGTTTCGTGCAACCTAACTGTAAACGACGTGTAAGACGTGCCGTCATGGCTGATTGAATCAAATTGTGAATGTGAGCCGCGTATCACTAAGTTCCATGATGCCTCGTATGATGTACGATGCGATGTGCGGAGCAATTGCGAGACCACGAGGCAGGAGTCGGAGACGACCAATAATGGTCAGGTACCGCAGAGGCTGATTGAATATTATGTATCCTGTGAAATAAGTATCAGTATCAATGTGGTTTTACCGGTTTCGGGGGAAACCGGTCGGGGTAGAAAATTTCGGATGGTTTAGAACTATTGATCGAATACGAGCCTAAGGCGAGTTCGATCAATAGTTCATCAAACACGCTGGTGTGTAGCGTGTTTGAGATTAAGCGTAGCCAGTGTGGTAAAAAGGTGGACGAAAACAGCGTCCTTGCAATATCGGCGATAGCCCTGCCTGATTTTCCTGCAGAAAATGCAGTACCACCCACAAAACCTCAGGAAAACCATGGCTTTACGTTAAAACCTCAGGAAAACCATGGCTTTACGTTAAAACCTCAGGAAAACCATGGCTTTACGTTAAAACCTCAGGAAAACCATGGCTTTACGTTAAAACCTCACAATTGCTAGAGTCCTTATATGCCAAATTTGGACCTCCGGTCCAAATTTGACGGTTCTGTAACATTCCGCCGCGCGCCCCGCCCGCCCGCCGCCCCTCCACCTCGAACGAACATACCAACCTATATGAAAATCTTTCCACTTGCCCCGTTTCATCTCCATGTACCGACTACTAATGCTCAGATGTACTGCTGCCTAACGGAAGAAGAACTCGCAGATCGTAACCAGAAAGCAGATCTGTGCATGTTGGTCAAGAGGCTAGTGCGAACCCTGGAAGCGGTGTCACCCAACAATGAACTTTCAACTATTGCGATGGACTTCATTAAGAATGCCACTGACATTGGTAAGCCTTTGCGATAATGGAACTAGAACTTTCACTAGAACTTTCACTACAACGTTGTAGTGAATTCGGTCATTCGTGCTGAATGAAGCACGAATGACCCAACTATATGTTGGCTGGGTATAGAGGAGTTTGAGCTACAGGATTTTTCCATCGTTTCATGCACTCCTGCAGATGGCTATTGCCCGTTAGTGCTAGGCATGATTACTGTAAAATGAAATGTTATTCACTACTTCGGGAATGGGCATGAACATAGGACTACAAGAAGCTTCATTTGACATTTGGGATACCAAATATCGGCTGCGTGACTCGGAAGGCAATCCAGTAGACAAAGACCTAGAAGCCTCGCGCAGGCGTGTCGCTACTGCCTTAGCTGAAGCGGAGCCAGCCGAGATGCGAGCTAGTTACGAGAAACTCTACTATGACGCTCTGGAGTATGCTATCCCTGCTGGGCGCATCTACTCCAATGCTGGTGCATCGGATCATAAAAGAGCCGTGTCTCTAATCAACTGCACGGTCAGTGATACCATCCAGGATTCGATGGACAGCATCCTGATGAAGCTATACGAATCTGGTCTTACGCTACGGGCAGGGTGCGGTATAGGATATGAGTTCAGTACTTTGCGCCCGAAAGGCAGTTTCGTTTTCGGTGCGGGTGCTGTAACATCAGGCCCGTTGTCCTTCATGGACGTATATGACAAGACGTGCTTCACTATTTCTTCAGCAGGTGGTCGTCGTGGTGCTCAGATGGCCACCTTCGACATTTCACATCCTGACGTACTTGAGTTCATACGGGCAAAGCGTGAGGATGGCCGTCTGCGTCAGTTCAACCTATCAGTGTTGGTTACTGACGAATTCATCCACGCCGTCAAGAATGATTTGACCTGGGTGTTTAAGTGGGATGGAAAGCCGTATGGAAATCCCATTCCGGCTAAAGAGTTGTGGGACATCATTATGAAGTCCACCTACAACTTCGCTGAGCCTGGCTTCCTCCTTGTAGACCGTATTAACCATTACAACAACCTTTGGTTCTGCGAGAACCTTCGTGCTACGAATCCTTGTGTCACAGGGGATACCTTAGTTGCAGTAGCAGGGCGTGGTCCAGTACCTATTAAGCAACTTGCTGAAGAAGGTGTAGATATACCCGTATACGGGTATGACTTTGAAACAGGAAAAACCGTAGTCAAGTACGGGCGAAACCCACGTCGAACCGGAATAGGACATAAGGTTTATCGCGTAACACTTGATGACGGTTCCTCTTTCAAAGGTAATGCTAAGCACAAAGTTCCACTACGCGATGGGTCAATAGTGGGGATTGAGGACTTAGTGGGTGGGGAAAGTCTCGTACCTTTCGTCCTAAAGGACGACCGTTATGGCACATTTGTTCAAACTACGGACGGCTATAGCAAAGACTACCAACTCCTGCTGAACTGCAAGTATTATGGCACGGATCTGGATTTTGGTACAGGTGTAGGTAAAATCCATAGTCACCACGTAGATGGTGACCACTTCAATAACGACATGGACAATCTAGAAGCTATGTACCATGAGGAGCATACGTCCCATCATCTTACAGAAGCAAATTACGGCGTAGTCAGTCAAGGACGTGTTCAACCTCTCAAGGTTCGTAAGACAAAACACTCTAAAACCACACGTAGGTTAATCGGACTTAAGACGCTTGCTCGATTTTCTAATAACCCAGCTTTTAAAGCTAATCATCGCGCGGCCGTAGCTGAGGCAATGCAAAAACCTGAGACACGTGCTTTACTGTCAAAGGTTAAAACTAAAGATCGCCAAGTATTGAGCTGCGTGTGTGAGGGGTGTGAAACACCTTTTAATCTTACCGTAATTGTAGGACGGACTAGCCCACAACGCTTCTGTAGTCAATCGTGTGCTGCTGCGCACAACTCAGCTATAGCTGCGAATACACCTCGTACCCAAGAGACGTTAGACGCAATATCAAAGGGGTCCAAAGCATTTGCAGCTACTCGAAAAGGGCGTAAGTCTAAACGTGCTGCTGGTTCTGCCTCTATTGTGCAGAGTTCCTTGAAATGTGGCTCGATGATGCTTCATCTTGGACATAAAATCTCAGCACGTACTTGGGACTCCTTGAAGTACGTTCTTCATGAGGCTGGGATCAAACCAACTATCGGTGCTGCCTGGATTGATAATCAGTGGGATGGTGACTGGAAAGCCTTCACTAAGGAGTGCAAGGCCTATAATCACAAGGTAGTAAGCATTGAGTACGTAGGGCGAGAAGACGTTTACAATCTAACTGTGGACGATGTACACAATTACTGCATAGTGACAAAGTCTTGGAAGGATAAGGGTATCACATACTGGACAGGTGTGCTGCAAAAAAATTGCGGTGAGCAACCGCTTCCCCCTTACGGGGCGTGCTTGTTGGGTTCCCTCAACCTGACCAAATTCGTACTCAATCCGTTCACTTCAGCTGCTACCTTCGACTTTTCAAAGTATGAGGAGATCATCAAGATCTTTACCCGTATGCTGGACAACGTCGTAGAAAGTAATGGTCTTCCCTTGATCCAACAGCGTCATGAGATCGAGTCCAAGCGTCGTCACGGAATGGGTTTCTTGGGTCTCGGTTCTACCTTGACTATGCTAGGTATGACCTATGGCAGTCCAGAGTCAGTAGCCTTCACCTCTGAGGTCACGAAATGTTTGGCCATGACCAGCTTTGATGCTGGTGTTGACCTGGCTATCGAAAAAGGTGAAGCCCCTATTCTGCAACAAGAGTTCAATTCGGTTGAGCTTCAAAATTCTCCCAATGGTCGTTTCAATACCAACATGCGGTACGCGAACGAGACCTACACTGGTCGTCAGCTTTTGCTTCAAAGCCATTACTTCGATGCGTGGCGGAGCGACGAGAGAGGGTCAGCAATTCTCAAGCGTATCAAGAAACACGGCTGTCGGTTTACCCATGCTACGTCTTTGGCACCTACAGGCTGTTGCCTGTCCTCAACTAAAATAATAACTGATGCTGGAATAAAGTCTTATCAGTCTATTATGGAGGAGAACGGTATTGACTGGAAGTCTATAGAAAAAACAAACGAAAAGCAATGGCTACCACTCAAGCCTTTCACCTTACCGTCACTTGATAACTATGCTGACAGCAGTGATAAAATTTGGTACAATGGTTACGAAGAAATTTACGAAATTGTATTTGAAGATGGCTCTATCTTTGAGTGTACTCCCATTCATAAACTTTTTGTACGAATTGGTAAACATATCGTAGAAGTTGAAGCACAATACTTGAAAGGAGACGAAGATATTGTGTCCTACTAAGACTTAATCTGCTAGGTGCAATCGAGCAATCATCACTGTAATTTAATGATGTTAAAATAGTGGAGATTGCACCAGATGAAAAATCTACCAATAGACTGCATATTAGGTTGGTATTCCAAGTCGTTTAAGTGGTTTTCTGAGCATTCCACTTCGGAATTAAAGAGAGAACTAGTTGCACTACCTAAGTCGCAATTAAGAATTTTATACGGAACTCCAGCTGGGTATGACAACTCAATGTTTTCTAAGGTACCAGAATACGTTTTGCGAAACGGTCTTTTATACGCAAAAAAATTTAACGATAGACATGCAGCATTCAAGTACATTAAGTATACTCTTGAGTTGGATACTTTAGACCATTTGATTCCCGGTCAGTTTGGTATATTTCTTGAGCTTTTATTGAAGCGGGGCGTTACATTGCAGCCTAAGACTAGGGAGTACGCGGTTGCAAAATACGGAGAAGCGTTAGGTCCATATTATCGTACAAAGGTTTTAGCTAAGGCAAACCCATACAGCGTAGAGGCCGTTATGACTAGGAACGGTCTATGCAAGTCTGATGCCTTAAAAGTAATAGAAGAGCGCAAGAAAGCAACTTCAGGATCTTTAGAAACTTTTGTAAAACGCTACGGTGCAAAGGAAGGAAGTCGAAGGCACAAACTTTTCGGGCAACGCTCCTCACATACTAAAGAGAAATTTAAAGAGAAATACGGCAAAAGGTGGGCAAAGAAATGGAGATCTTATAGAAGATCGAAGGATAGCTCTTCATTAGAATTCTGGATAACGAAATTGGGTCCAGAACTCGGTCCTGCAGCGTACAAAAAGAAAATTTTAGCCTGTACGTTTAACTACGAGGAGTGCTTGCTAAAATTTGACGGTGATGAAAAGAATGCAAGCAAATTCTACAGAGACTACTGTTTACGAAAAACAAGACATTGGAGAGGTGCTGGTAATGGAGGTGCTCTAACAAAAGAATCTAAAAAGTTTTTCAATCCTATACTTGACTATTTGGATGAAATAGGAATTGACTATATAATAGGTGACTCACGTGGTGGTAAAGAATACTACATCTGGGATAATTTTCAGAAGAAAATTAGGTATTATGACTTCTGCATTCCTGATATCAAATACATAATAGAGTTTGATGGTGGTACACATCCTAGTCCTTTGCTCTCAAAAAATGAGCTTAGAACTTGGCGGTGTTTTTTAAGTGGTGTTTCAGCACAAACCCGATTAGAAGATGACAATAGAAAAGAATACTTAGCAGTTAGAAAGGGATTCACCTTTAGCCGCATACACGTGGACGAGTTTAGGGCCGATCCACATATGCAAATTAAAAAGCATTTGAACCAAATAACTAAACTTCTTAAAAAGGAAAGACCGTGAAGATATCGTCAGTGCGAAAAACAGGTTTTAAGAAACCTACCTGGGATATTGAGGTAAGAGAAAAACACTGCTATCAACTTTCTAATGGAGTTTTGTCTCATAACACAATCGCTTTGTCACTGGGCGACAACTGCTCAAATGGTATCGAGCCGAGTTACTCACACAGCTACGTGCGCAACGTTATCCGCGAAGGCCGCAATGCCAAGGAAGCAGTTATGGTGTACTCTCACGAGTTCCGAGTGTACAAGCACCTAGTTGAGAACGAAGGCTTGCCCCATACTATTACACCTGAGCAGAAAGCTCAAATGATTGAGCAGGACCTAGATCCAAATGTGCCGCATCCTCGGTTCATGCCAGAGTGTTTCAGTACAACTGATACCATAGATCCTGAGCACCACATTGATATTCAAGCTGCTGCCCAAACGTGGATTGATAGCTCTATCTCTAAGACTATCAATGTACCTACGGACTTTCCCTTCGAGAAGTTCTCAGACATCTATCTCAAGGCGTATGACGCTGGACTTAAAGGCTGTACTACGTTCCGGTTCAATCCAGAGGCGTTCAGTGGAGTCCTTGTGAAAGAGGAAGACCTGAAGAACACAAACTACACGTTCGTCCTTCAATCAGGTGAGGAGAGAACATACAGTGGAAATACTCTTATTGAGTATGAAGGTCAGACACAGACTGCCGCAAATCTGTTCGACGCTGTTAAAGAAAACTACTTCGGAAAGCACTGAAATGCACACCACTACTCCCGCTAAAATAACCGAAAAAATTGTGTCAGTCAAGCTCAGCGAGTCGGCACCTGTTCCGCTTCAATCACTTCATGAGAAGATGAAGCGGCCCAAAAAGCTACCTGCTACTGCGTATCAACTTCGGACACCCTTGGCAAACAGTTCAGTTTACATACTCGTAAGTGACATAGTCCTTAATGAAGGAACTGCAAACGAGTCGCGTCGTCCTTTTGAGATCTTCATCAACTCCAAGGAGATGGAGAACTTTCAATGGATCGTTGCACTGACTCGTATGCTGAGTGCTGTGTTCCGTAAAGGCGGTGACGTTGCTTTTGTAGTCGAGGAACTGAAGGAAGTTTTCGATCCTCGTGGTGGTTACCTATCCAAGTCTGGTTATATTCCTTCTCTTGTAGCTGAGATCGGAATGGTATTGGAGGAGCATTTCACCATGCTGGGAATAATAAAGAAAGATGACTCGCTGACTAAGGCCATCGAGGAAAAGAAAGCACAGCACCTAGCGAAAGGTGGGTCAATCAACGGTGCAACTTGTCCGAAGTGTGGATCCCCCACGTTGGTTCCTCTTGATGGATGCCCAACGTGTCTTACTTGTGGACATAGTAAGTGCGGCTAGGCGTGGAAACGGAAGATCAAGTAGTGCCTGATGGAGCTGCTGCACCAGTCGTTAAACTCTAGCAGCTCCTGAGGAACATACAGCTCCTCCAACTTTCCAACTTTCCACTATCCGTAAGGGATAGCACTAAAGGTGCTCTATGTTTGTTACTCGCGGTAAGCTGCTGGCTTTTGATTTCGTCAAACTAGATAGTGACTTTGACCAGGACAGACTACTAGCACGAATTAGACATTCGTTTTCAGCCCACTCTGGTTTCATTGCCTTCTACGGGTTTTTGAACTACAGCAACATTGGGCATCAACGACTAGAGCACCTTTTCAATCAACGACTCGAGTTGCATTTTGCTGACGAGAATTGTGACTTGAGGCAGACTGTTGCCGGTCCAAGATTGTTCGGCTTCGATCTTCCACTTCAACTTGGTTTCGACAAGCAAGCAAAGATCAAAGCACTGTCAGCCTTGGGCGTCAACTGCCTAAAATGTTTGGGCACAGCTACCCCATCAATCTGGGGTAGTTCCATTATGACTGCACCAGGTGAATTTTTTAAGTCGAAGTACAACTTTCGTGCCGACAACGCATGTACGTTAGGTGATTTTCTACTCTTGAGGTGAGGCTATGACACACAATGAACTTCTTGCACTGCGTCCGGGTGACGTTATACACCATGAGTTCTTCAAAGACACAGTGATGGTTTCGGCAAACTACGGTGGCCGAGTTACAGCAGTAAGGACGTATGACGTTACCAACCCCTCCGAGTGGAAGGTAGTTGCAAAAGTATCCTATGACGACAATAAGGAACAGCACGACAATGGTTGACGTCGTTAGAAACACAAGCTTATCACCAACGGTGTCAATCATGTTTCTTACGGGGAACATGCACTCAGGTAAGGATACCTTCGCCGACTTCTTGCTGACTGCCACAGACAACTCTGTAAAAATCGGAATGTCTGATGCTATAATAAGTGTTGCCTCGTACCTGTACAACCTTTACGACCCGAGCGCTTGGACGGACCAAGAGCAGCGAAAAGTACCCCGTAAAGAATTAGGTGGGAAAACTACCCGGGATATTTTGCGCTGCGTTGGTGACTCTCTTAGAGAGAAGGATCCTTACGTTTGGACCAGACTTATGGTTCGTACCTTATATGAACTCACGCGCACGGGTGACAAAAAATTGATCGTGGTAACTGGAATACGACTTATCTCTGAAGCCTTTGTTGCCCGTTCTATTGGAAGCTTAGTTGGCCTTTCAAGAAAATCCCTTACAGTGGATGACACACCAACTGAACGGGAAGTATCTTTCATCCTGGAAAATTTATGCCACAGCGTAGTAAAAAACGACGGCACTCTATCTGATCTTAAGATAGAGGCATTAAGAGAACTGGCGTACTGCCCGAAGCTTACGCCACGTTCTACACTTGAACTCCAGACTCTTGAGTCCACAAACTTCCTTAGTCTTAAAAGTAGTATCGATCTTCATCAACTATCATTTAAGGAAAAATCATGTTTGACATGTTGACCCAACTTTCATTCGCTGCAGTAGGTATCAAGGCCAAGCGTCTACATCCAAAGGCTATTTTACCTCAGGTGATGACTCCGGGATCAGCTGCTGCTGATCTTTATGCTGTTGAGGATCAGTGGCTTCACCCCAACAAGCCTACGTTGTTCGGCACCGGCTGGGCTTTTGAGCTGCCTAGCAACATGCTGTACTTTGAAGTTGTACCGCGTTCAGGTCTGGCGTACAAGGAAAACATGACTGTGGCAAACAGTCCTGCCACTATCGACTTCGACTATCGGGGTGAGCTGAAGGTCATGCTGTACAACCGTACTGGTCAGCCTATCAATATAAAGGCAGGTGAGCGTATGGCACAGCTGATAGTCGGCATTACCTTTACATCAATGGTGCCTTTCAACGAAGTTGAAGAACTTACCAGCACCGAACGTGGTGAGGGTGGATTCGGTTCAACCGGAAAGAGCTAGGAACTTTAATGCACACCGAACCCAAAACATGCCTCACCGATGGAAGCCCTCCTGATCTCGACTACGACAAGATTGGTGAGAACGGCCAGCAGAAAGACTATCTGGTCCTTTGCCCGGAGGAGAGAGCTAGAGGTTTCATTCGCCCTGTCAGGCAGAGTTATCGTCATACAAAATGCGGTGCCGTAACTACTATGCAACTGGCACTTGCTGAGACTTACGCAAGAGACCCGAAGTTCTATTCAGGTACCTATTGCGTAGGCTGTGGTGCGCATTTCCCTGTTGCAGAGTTCACTTGGGAGCCTGACGGCTCAGTTCTAGGGTCTTAGCATGATCTGTATCATCGTATGCCTGTGCGGCTCGTCACGCTTCTACGGTGCTTTTCAAGAGCACCTGTACCTTGAAGAGCCGAAGGGAAAAATCATCCTTACCATGGGTTTCTTACCTCACGTTGGTCCGAACGATCCATCATGGTATGTTGGGCATCACTGAAGAGCAGAAAGAAATGCTGGATACCCTTCTCCATCGTAAGATAGACCTTGCCGATGAAATTCTAGTCTTGAACGTAGGAGGCCACATATGTAAATCAACTGCGCGTGAGATCGAGTATGCTCTTAACCAAGGCAAATCATTAACTACTTGGAGCCACTAAATGGCGTCTAACCATCCCCAACGTAAGAAAAAACAAAACGTAACAAAGCCGGAAGAGTTGACGCTAGACGCGCTCCGAAAGCTCATAAGCTCAAAGTACGGTCGGTTCCCACCGTACAAGCTTGCACATCCTGAATCCGTGGTTGTTGCAGTGTATATGTTCAACCACGAGCAAGATATGCAGCTACTGCAATTCCAGTCATTCCTTCTCCGGACCTTAACAGCCTTCCAGCACGGTAGACTTCAGTCCCAGTGATCATCTTCAAATAACCTAAAGGAAAAATCTCATGAACACCACCGATGTAAATCAAAAGGTATTCGTCGTAGATCAGTTGGAACCTGAAGTTACAGCTATGCTACAGGCGTTCTACTCGCGTTCGGATACGTCTATCGAAGACCGGCTGTCCACACTTGGTACTGACAGTGCAAAAATCAAAGAAAATCTGAAGAAGTGGTACATCGGCTACGGTCACTCCAGCATTGCGGACTGCGGCGACACTACTCTGTTCATCGAGAACGTGTCCATCATTGCAGCTAAGGCCATTCAGGATGACCCGCTGTACAACGGTCAAGAAACATCGACTCGCTATTTTGACTTCGAGCATCGGGCATTTGTTAGCCCGTTCGGTTCCACCTACAGGGAACTCGCCACAGTTCAGCAACGGCTAGTTGACCTGTATGCCCGTATGCGACCTCTAGTTCTGGATCGTATTCGTAGCGCCCATCCCTTCTACTTCAACGAGTCTTCTGAGGACTCTTCGCAGATGCAACTGAAGAAGTGGGAGAATGCAACTAACGCAAGGTCGTTCGACATTGTGCGCGGTCTTCTGCCTGCCGGCATGACTACCCAACTAAGCTGGAAGGGAAGCCTACGTCGCATTTCCGAGAGGCTTAACACACTCTCCGACCATCCGTGCTCTGAGATCAGTATGCTGGCGCAGTCCGTAAATGCGCAACTCGTGGAGCGTTATCCTAGTTCGTTCAAGCCTATCGCTGAAGACTCCAGCTCATTGCCTTGTCCCTTCTACGATCTTGACTCTCCTTGCACTGACCTAGGTTTTGAAATCGGAGCCTTGCACTACAGCTACACGAACTTCAGGGAGTTCAATGACTCCCAGTACTACAAGGCGTTCCTGCTTAACCGTGATCGTAAGACGCAAGTTCCCAACTTTTTCAACTTCTACGGGCAGTTCCAGTTCGAGTTTCTACTTGACTACGGTTCATTCCGTGACATCCAGCGTCATCGTAATGGACTTACACCCTTGCCTATGCTCGGAGCCTACTCCATAAATGGAGTGCCGAACATGTTTCATCCCTGGTACTTGGAGCAGCTGGGTGACCTACGAGAAGAGGTTGAGTCTGAGCTGAGTGAAATCTACTCTACCATCGACGAAGTATTGCTCGAGTGTGCGGCATTGAACCTTGACATGCACGTTGCCCATGCGCAGATGCAGTACTACTACCCGATGGGAACCATAGTCCCAGTCAGCGTCATCTACGGACTGGCTGAGGCTATCTATGTAAGCGAGCTTCGCACCCAGGCAACGGTTCATCCCACACTTCGTGTAGTTGCACATGGTATCGCTGAAGCCGTAAAGGAAGTCTTCCCTGACATTGCACTTCACATTGACAAATCTGAAGACGGATTCGTTCTTCGTCGGGGTAGTCAAGACATCTTTGAACAGACCGGAGTCTGATATGACTAGCGGAAAGTTCATAGTAGTAGAAGGCATTGATGGTTCGGGAAAAACCACCCAAACAAAGCTTCTGGAAGAACGGCTCGGTGAAATGGGCATCCAGACTATACTTACTCGTGAACCAGGTGGCACTGAGCTTGGTGAACGTCTTCGGACGTTTGCCTTCGCCAACAAGTTTCCGTCTGACCTGGACTCCTGCCTTATGTACAGCGCCCGTTTACTCAATCTGGAGCAGACTATTCGTCCTGCTCTCGAGTGTGGTATATGGGTAATATGCGATCGGTTCACAAGCTCTACGTGGGCGTATCAGTCTGGGGCATCCATTGATGTACTGGTAGCCCTCGATAAGGCTCTGGTAAACTCTGGTTTGCCCATGCCCGATCTTGAGTTCTTCCTAACTCTTGACCATGCGACCTCAGCTGCTAGACGTCGAAATCGAGCTGGTGATGCAGTTAGATTTGAAGAGCAATTGGAAGTTACTGAACGGGCGTACGCTAGTCGTTACCGCGAGCACCCGCCAGCTTGGCCAGTCAAAGAAATTTATGCAGGACAAGGACTGGCAAAAGTAACTGATGCCATCATGACTAATATTATTGAGCTGGTTAGCTTACCCCGGAGTTAGTACAAATGAAATTGACCAACGGTGACTACATCGTATTGGACTTGGCCCGGTCGCACTTGGCCAAGGTCGTAAGTGCAGAGAAGCCATATCAGGCTATCTTGGAAAAGGATCGTGAAGGCGAGTTCCAAAAACTCAGCCCTATCGAGTTCAAAATGTCTGAAGTTCTTGCCAACTTGGGTCGATCACCCAAGGCTGGTTCCGTGCACGGTGTGAAGGTTGAGCCTTTGTTCCGCACCGAAGAATCAAAGTTCTTCGGTGTAGTTCGAATCTATCAGGACATGAACGACGAACGCTACTCTGCGTTCCGTAAGTACATGGTTGCGTTTGTTAAGACCATCAAACAGAAGCGACTTGATGGTGCTAAGATGGAACTCGAGGTAAGACCTGTGTCTGGAAAGTACGCTGGATACTACAAACACCGTCCTAAGCAGGACGCAGACATCCTGTGTGTACGTCCCAATGAAGTACTAGATGGTCTGCAGTATGTATTTGCCCATGAGTACGGTCACAGTATTCACAACCGTATGATGCCTCGTAATATCTGGCTTCGTTGGATCAAACAGTACCACAACCACATCTCTATCACTGCCGTTGACGACGCTGAGTTGGTACAGATACGGGAAGAGATCGAAGGCGTACGATCAGTCGCTGAGTACCTTCGTGACTGCACCGACGATACCAAGCCTGTTATCCGTGCCTGTCTGAAGTACATATCCCAAGTGCATGGACTAAGCAAGCACCACATCGAAGCTATGCTTGGGTCAGACGAATCGTTGGAAAACATCTGGCCCTCTGCTATTGAACTGTCTGACAAGGACATGGTTATAAGCGAGTATGCTGAAAAGTCTCCCGAGGAGTTTTTTGCTGAATGCTTCGCCTTCCATTTCCTGGGTCGCATATTACCTAAAGCCCTAGTGTCTTTGATGGAAAAGACCCTGTCAAACTTAGTACACCCGAAAGGCAATTGACGTGGGTAGTGCAACCTTGCTTGCGGCCTCTCAAATTCAGGAGCTGAAGGGCTTCCTTGGTCTTGTCGTAAGCAAAATTGACAGACCTATCTTCGTAGTACCTAACAAAGAAGTCATGCTGACGGCTTTACGAACTGTGCAGCTTTCTCTCACTAGCGTCTGTAGCGTCTGCATACTTTCACTTGAAACGCGAGGGTCTGAGCTAGAGTCGTACCTAGATGAAGAAAGTTGTAACTCCTTGCGAACTCGCCTAGACTACGTAACTCAAAGCTTAGACTTCTTCAAGCAACGTTCCCCTGTTGCGTTGTTCCGCACACACGGCGTACCAGGTGGAAGTGAAATAGGTGCACTACTGGACATGTGCAGTCACACATGCTTCTCGGTTCAGGCCTTACTTAAGGCAGACTCGTTAGCTGCAACCTACTTTTCTTCTCTTGCCTCACTACTTTACGAAATTGCTCGATACTTGAATGCCTCAGTTGGGCAACGTGAGCTAGAGTACACTGTAAAAATGAGTCTCTAGCACGGATTACGAAAATGACCACAACTCGAACAACTCGGAAAGTATCTAGCACTTCATCCAAACCTAAGATGAAGATCGAATCGCTTGCAGTGAAGTACCGTCCTAAAGTATTGGAGGACTTGGTAGGACAGCCACACCTAGTCTCACAGCTTCGCGGCATGTTCAAGGCTGGCAAAATACCAAGTGCAATCCTTCTGGCAGGCGAATCAGGTACGGGCAAGACGACTACTGCTCGTATGATTGCACGTTATCTGAACTGCAATAACCCTGATCCAGCAACACATGCACCTTGCGGTGAGTGCATAAGCTGCAAATACGGTGATGGTCACCCTGACTTCCTTGAAATGAACATGGCCGATGCCCGAGGCATTGACGACATTCGCGGCCTTATTGCCTCGTCCAAGAACATGCCTGTCATGGGTGAGAACCGCATATTTCTTCTGGACGAGTGCTTCCCCCCAGATACAGAGATTGAGGTAGAGCCCGGTAAGTTTAGAACTATCAGCGATATATGCTCAGACCCTCAAGACGTAAACGTGCTTTCGTTTAATCATGAAACTGGTGAAGTTGAGAGTAAACAAGTTGAAGCGAAGCTCCCAAAACCATCTGATGACCGAGAAATGGTTGAAGTCATTCTAGCGGATGGCTCTGTCCAACCTTGCACTTCAAATCATAAATGGTGGAGTGTAACACGGGGCATGATGGTAGAGGCCAAGGATCTTATGCCCGAAGAGGAGTTACTTGTCATTTACGAGTCATGAGTCCACTGAACAGTTTACCTTCTCGGTAGTGACTTTCTCAAACCCATTTAGGAACCTACACAATGCGAGTCTCAACCATCAAGGTTTCGAGTGTACGCCACATCTCCATTGCGAGCAACCAGGTATTTGACTTAACAGTTAAAGACAACCATAACTTTTTCGTTCGCCCAAAAGGAGCAACTGGTTCTGTATTGGTTTCAAATTGTCACCAAATTACTCCCCAGGGAGCGCAGGCTCTTCTGAAACCTTTGGAAGAACCACCTGCGTCTACCTTGTGGATATTGGCCACTACAAATCCTGAGAAGCTACCTCCTACTGTTCGCGGTAGATGCCATCAGTTTGAAGTGAAAGCCATAGCTCCTAACGAGCTCTCACGACGCTTGAGTCGCATTGCCCGTCTTGAGGGCATTGACACCAAGGCTATTGAGGACTGGTCAGGCATAACAAAGATCATTTCCGACCTTGCTAATGGCAGGATGCGTGACTCTATTCAGATGCTGGAGAGCGTGATCTTTGCACTCAACAGTGGAGAGGACGTTGATCCGCGTTCTGTAATCAAGACCTTCCTAAACTCTACTGAGGCTGAGCTTGACGAGAGTGCAGCCCGACTGTTGCTGGGCATAATTCAGGCAAACATGAAGGTGTGTCTGAAAGAGATTCGTGGGTGTGGTAATGCTCGTGGCTTGATGAACAAGCTGCGCTGGTTGATTGTTTACCTGACTGACAACTCGGTAGGGCTGGCTAAGTTCACCCCGTGGTCAGGCAAGGCATTTGCAAAGCTTGCACAGGGTACCGGAGTGCGGATAAACCTAGCCCTGCTGCTGAACCTCCAGTCGCTGTTGATAGAAATGGAATTCCGTTTCAACTCACTGAGCCTTGAGGAATCAATAGTCATGAGCGCTATGCTGGCTGACTTCATTACCAAGAGAAAGAACGAGTAGGCGGCATGATTAAATTACTCAAACTTGAGTTATCGAATGTAGTGTACTTCAAACAAGCCTCAGTTAGACTCGATAGGAGCAGCATAGTATTTATAAGAGGCCAGAACAAAGATAGCGACCCAGCAAACCCAAGTTCTAATGGTGCAGGTAAGTCGTTGCTTATGTCTACGATACCTAACGTGTTTTACTCTGCTACACCGCTATCCATAAAGAAGAAGTCGCGTAAGGACATATTAGGTAAAGGAAGTAGCGTTTCACTTACCTTTAGGTCTGAGGATGGCTCGAAGTACAAAGTCACCCAGTCTCCTTCAAAATACCAAATAGTGAAAGATGGGGAAGACTTAGACATAACTCGCATACCTCTAGCTGAGGCGATGATTAGAGAGTTGTTCCCTCTATCCGAGGTACTGTTCTACTCAACGTGCTTTGTATCTACCCAGCGTCCTTTTCCTTTTCAACAAGACTCTGACAGTGCACGGCTGGAACACCTAGTGGACATGTTCAGGCTAGACCAGTACGACAAAATACGCGATTACTTCGCACAAAAGCTGCGAGCTTTGAAGGACGATGAAGTAAAGCTATCGGTGCTTGAGCAGCGTGTGGTTGTTGCCAGTGACAAAATCAAGGCACTACAAGCTATCCTGGACAGCATAGACAGCAAGTCTCTAAAGTCCAAGAGTGAAAAGTACGAATCTACACTGAAAGCATTGGAGTCAACTCAGTACGAACACAAGGCAGAACTAAATGCCTTGAAGACGTTGTACGATGTTGAGGTAGAGCTTGATTCCCTTCGAGCAGCGTACATGTACACTACTCCACCGGACGAAACAATAGCGTACTTAAAGTCTGTACGTGCAGACGTTAGGACCTACGAGACGTACAAGAGCAAAGAGGAACAGTACAAGAAGTCGTCAGCCTCAATAACTAAGAGCATCAAAGCCCTTAAACTGCCTGACCGAACAAAAGAAGAATGCTCCGAGCAGTCGCAGCTTTTCACCAAAGAGCTTTCCTCAGCAAAGACTCGTCTGAAGGTGTCAGAGGAAAAAAGCGCCCGTTACAAAAAGGTAGTGACAGACGGTAAATCTGTAGCCGAAGATTTACTTCACGTAGGTGTGGACGTCAAGCATGGTGACGTAGTTGATCTGAAAACTGATCTTGAGTCGCAGCTGTCAATCTACAAGACAACTCTTAAGCTTGAAAAGCTGCTGAAGGATCATGACCACGAGGGTGGGGTAGTATGCCCCACATGTCTTAGCGACATTGACCTTGAAGGTACCCGCAAGGCTGCAAGTGATGCCAAAAAAGCTATTCCCAGACTAGAACAAAAAATTCATGCGCAGGAACTGTACCGATCGTACTTAGACCTTAAGGTAAAACTCAAGGAGATAGACTTCCGTAAAGCAGCTCACGATAGGCTATCTTCCAAAGTAAAGGAGCTTGAGGCTGCCTTAGAGCAACTCGGTCTAGACCTTGACGTGTGGCTTCAGCACAGTACGTACACAAAGACTCTTGCTTCACTCGAGCGTCCAACTAAGGTCGCGACACCCGTTACTGACCTATCCGTACAGGATATTGATTCGCATCTTGAACTGTGTGCTGACATTAAGAAGCATCTTGAGGCAAAGTCAAAACTTGTACAGACTCACCCAACTCTGGCGAGGCTGAAAAAAGCCTCTAACATTAAGAAGGTAATGAGTAGCGTTTCTGCCTCACTTGCAGAACTTGAAGTAACGCTCTCCAAGACACGAAAGTCGCTTGCCTCAGCTTCAATGAAGCTCGACAACTACACTAATACTCAACGTGCACTCGCACTACACGTAGAAGACCTAGAGTCAACGAACGCCTCTATACAGAAGCTAAGCCATTCAGTTTACTCCAAGCGCCTTCTGGAGCTGCTACTAAAAGCGTATGGCGCAAAAGGTCTTCGCACCATAGTCGCAAACGAAATATGCGGACTTATCGAAGCAGGCATGAACCACTACCGAGGCTTGGTTTTCGCTGAGCCTTTTGTGTTCAGCGTTCGTGCCTCAGAGCAAGGGCTTTCCATAATAGTGGATCGAGGTAACGGTAAAGTTTCAGACGTTAGGTCATTAAGTGGTGCCGAATCGAACTTCTTCCGCATGTTGTTTGTACTGTCAGTGTTACCACTTCTGCCTTCGGATAGGCGCACTAATTTCCTAATCCTAGATGAACCGACTTCCCATGCCGACGAAGTGTCGCGGGAGATATTCAAGGAACGTTTCCTACCAGCAATACAGCAGATAGTACCACATACTTTTGTCATTAGCCCTCATGAAGCCGATTACATAGAAGGCAGCAGAGAATGGTTAGTGAAGAAGCATAATGGTATTTCTGAACTTATTGTTGTCTGACTTTAAATGTAAAAGATAGTATCAAACAAGTTGGAGTTTCAAATGCGGTGCTTTGGTGTTTCTAATCACTCCCCGGAAACTGTTCTGGACTTCCTAGTGTCTAAAGGCTCAATAGACGCAGCTTCAGCAGTTTCCGTAGTCCCAGTTGGGAAACGCTTGTTGGAGAAGCCTCCGAAGCGTAAAGTTCTCTTCATAGTGCAAATAGCAGACCTATTCAGGAATCTTGCGGTCCTTAACGGTGCTAACTACACTAACGCTGAAGTTTTCGTGTTTGCCTCACCACTCCGCATAAATGAACTTACTGGGTGTACACCTCTAGATACTACACCGAGCGCAGCATCCAAAGGTGTAGGCTTCAATTTGTTGCACTCGCTCCAACTGGCTAAGTATAGAGCTGCCCAGAAGAAGCCACCGTGCCCAACTGCGAGAGCCACTACTAAATACTTGATCATCCTTACAGATAACGTCAAGCATGGTTCACTTTTGACCCCCCTAATGACGTTCATCTACACCTTGCCAAAGTCTACGCACCAGACACCAGTTAAGGAGGCAGTTGCTAGATACTTCTACGGTAGTAGCCTTACGTCCGTGGAATCATTTCTGGCAACACTTCTGTCTGAAAACAACTTGACTAAGATCAGAGATATTCTGACTTCAGAAATAGCTGAGTCATACCGTGCTGCCATGAAGTCCATTAAGACCGGCGAATGCACACTTCCCTCAGCCTGCACCAAATTCAGTGTAAGTGACTACGAAATAAAGTATTTGCAGTCCATAGTAATATCAATGAAAGGACGAAAGCACTTACGGGGCAAGTCACTTCTAACAATCCAGAAATCGGGGTTGCGTCCAAGTTCCGCCTTAACGAAAAAAGCAGGAGCCTAGAATGAGTTCTATAAAACTATACCTAGACAAAACTGCGGCCGTTAGTGCACGTTCTAAAGTTGAAAACGTAGCTGACGACCTTAAGCTACATTCGTTGAATACTTTTCTTGATGCTCTAAAGGAAGGTCTTGATGACTCAGAGTCAGCGTGTCCTGCAGCAACTGCACAATTCGATTCTATGATTAACTCTATGTTCTCCGCCATAGCCCGCAAGATCAGGGAGTCTGACTCTAGTGGAAGGCTGTTCTCAATCGACATATCTTCCACTACTGACCCCAGCTCTAACAAGCTGACCTGGACATTCGATTTCCACGCTGACCTTCGCAAAGTTCCAAACCCGTAAAAAATAAATTTTACAAACACCTCGGTTTTGTGTACAATGACATTGAGGGATTGTATATCTCTAGTTACGGGTTGACAATTTATCCATCCTCAATTTTATCGAAGGAAGAAATACCATGATGACCATCGCCGCAGCCGCTGCTGAGTACGAGTACAACATTTGCAAAATCTTCGTAGTGACCGGGCTTGCACACCCAGTCTTTTTCGAGACTATCGAACCTAGGGTAACCGCACTGGTCAACCTTATTTCTGACCCTGCAGTTGATTACCGTACCGTTTCTTATGAGGAACGGGCGTCGATGGGTTACGACAGCGACGAGTCGTGGGCATTGGAAGTGTTGCACACTGGTGACCATTTCTCTGCTCCTCTGTACTATATGTGCTGTATGGATAGGGCAGTATTAGAGAAGCTGGCCTTGGAAATTTCAAGGATGCTGCCTTCGTATTCACTGCGACTGTGCCGTTGGGCTAGGTTCCGCTGGATTATGGTTAACCAGAAGATCACACGGGACTTCCCTCTAGTACCGTATTCAGACAAGCCTGAGGCTGAGTGGGTTTAAGTCTTGTCTGGGTCTAGCTGTAAGAGCTAGACCCTTTATTCTTCCTTCACTTGTTAAGGAGCTCCAAATGGCATTCGTCAAAATCCCCCGATCGTACTTCGCTAAAGCAAAACTTGAATACTCCGACTGGCGCTTCGCCTGGTTTCGTGAGGTTGTTCAGAACTCAGTTGACGCAGGCTGCTCGACCATCAGGTTTACAACTAGGGTGTTTCCTGAAGGCAACCTTTGTGTGTCTGCTACCGACGATGGCACTGGAATGTCCGAGGACATCATAGTAAACGTGTTGCTGGCCTTGGGTGAGTCTGCCAAATCTGGTGAGGACCCAGTTGGTGGGTTCGGCATGGCAAAGAACTTGATTTTACTCGCCCATGAAAGCTGGAGTGTAATTTCGGGCAGTACCAAAGTGTCCGGTGTGGGTGGAAACTATGAGGTTGACAGCCTTCCCAACTACCAACTTGGTACCCGGATAACCGTTACACTGGACGCGGCTGATAGCTCTCCCGTAGAGTTTGAAAATGCGTTACTGCGTCTGGTTAGAAACTCCAACTGTCCTACCGTGGCTATTTACCTGAACGATGTTCTTCTGGAACGCAACCAGGTTGAATTCGACTACGAAAAATCTTTCCCGCAAGGCTTGCTCTCTTTCTCCGATTCCACTTCTGACGTTCACTCCTTATGGGTTCGCGTTAATGGAATCCCTATGTTCGAGTACAGGCTGTGGAGCAAGTCCTCAAAGGCGTTCAGAGCAGTGCTTGAGCTTAAGGACAGCCGTTCCGTACTTAACGTAAACCGCGATGGTCTTAAGTCTGATGCACAGCGTGACCTTAACGAGCTGATTCACAGCCTGTCTGAAGACTTGTCTACGCTTAAGCGTGCAACGCTGCAGTTCAAGTTCGTCGTAAACCCGAACCCGAACCCGCAGTTCAAGACAATCTACTCTGACCGTAAGTCACTGGCAGTTGACGATGCCTTTTCAGATGAAGCAGAACGTACTGCCTCAACACTAGACAAGCTCAATGAGAAGCTCGGTAAGACTATGGCCGATGCTGCGTATCCACTAGATTTTCAGGTTCAAGTTCACAGTATCTCACTTCGTAAGTCTCGAAAGGACACTGAAAGCATTTCACTTAGGACCATCAAGTCCATAATGGTCAATTCCATGACCAAGAAGCTCGCCCATACGTGGATGGTCGCCTGCAAATCGCTTTTGTCGCTACCCAGATTCACCGACTCCGAGCTGGTTGTGTTCGAGAGTAACGCACAACCCGTATGTGTTTCTAGTCTCGGTTTCGACCCTACGACTGAATTTCACCACAAGGACAAGCTGATAAAGTTTGGTTTCATCTTTGACGCTAACACACAGGCCTGCTGCGTAGAGTACCCAAACAGCATTCACTTCTTGCTCAACCCCACTATCTTCAACGATGACTTGCCTTGGAAAGGCCGTATGGTTGTTGCAAACCTTATGGATGTTGCCTTTCATGAAGTTTCTCATGTGTACGAGCCTAGCCATGGACCGGACTTCTGTTTGGAGGAAATGAAGCTTCGTAGGCAGTACAGGGCAAAGTTCTACGATGGTCAGATCTACAATGTTGCCCATAGACTTTTCGTATCCGTAAAGGATTGACCATGACCCATAAGTTCATAGAACCTGTAACCGCTGGCGTGTACTACGACAACGGCTGGTCCAAACCAATGGAAGTAGAAAACCTCGTACTTGACGGTATCGTTCTGCAACCTATCGAAAATCGGCACCTGTTCGGTGCTGACGGTACCTGCAAGGACCCTGAGGTGTTTGTGAAGTGCAGCATAAGGAGACCTTTGAATCGCTTCACCGGAGACAAGCTCACTGACAGTCTCTTGTTCTCCTACAATCCTGATGCCACTTTGGTCAACACGTTGTCTTACAGTTTGGCTCGTATGCGTTCCACAGTTTGGGCTTATCACTTGGACAAAGTGGAGTCCTTCAATGTGTCACAAGGTGATCGGAAGTTTGCCCTCCGATTGTTCCATCCCTTCTCAACCAAAATGTTCAACTGGTACGTCGAAAAACTTCTGGATATTCGACACTTGAATTTCTCGGCACAAAGCTCTGGTCTAGAGTACCTTACGGAGTTGCCTCAATCCATCGACTTGTGGTGGGATGTGGAGAACGACGTGATTCTCACCTTCGATAAGAATTATGCTCTGCATCTGACTGATATGCTGAAACGATCAAACCTGTAATGAAAATACTCTGCTCTCAAGGCAAAATAAATTTGCATGGTCGAAAAAAATCGTGTACAATGGAGTTGAGGGATTGTATCTCTCGAGTTACGGGTTGCAAAAGTCCATCGTAGTTCAATTTACCCCAAGGAGTTTCACCATGAAAACCAAGTTCGCCCTTACCTTCAAAACCAAGTTCACCGCTACCTTCACCGTTACCTCCGACGCCGCTCTGACCGCAGCCGACAAGCGCGCATTCAAACAGTCTCTGACTGAGAAGTTGGACAAAGTCAAAGTTCGCGGCTTCGATGTACTTCCGGGTGTGGTTCGCCTGGTCGTTCCTGAAGAAGCGGCTCCGGCACGCGCAACCCGCACTCCTCGTGCTGCACGAGTTCTGGAAGAAGCAGCTCCAGCTCGAAAGGTTCGAGGTGCGAAGGCCGCAGCTGCAGTCGCCCCGACACGTAAGGCCCGCGTAGCGAAGGAAGAAGTCGCAGCTCACACCCGCAAGGTTCGCGGTGCGAAGGCTGAAGTCGAAGTCGCCCCGGCACGTAAGCCCAAGCTGAAAGCCAAAGCTGTTGCGGCCAAGCCGAAAGCTCGCAGCGTACGCCCCGCCGTTGAAGACGACGATACCGATTTTGACGACGAGTAACCCAAACGGGTTTGGGAGCTTCGGCTCCCGCCCTTTTTGACCGAACCTTCACGAGGTTTAGTATGGTAAAGAAAACCACCCCGCCTGAACCCGAAGCTATTCCCGAATTCGTAGTTAAGCTCTCAGGTTCTAGTCAAATCCGTGTCGCTTTAACTGAATTCAAAGGAGTAGAGTACGTAGACATCCGCAAGTACTACGAAGCAAATGGTGAATGGAAACCAACCCCTAAAGGCGTTTCTATCCCACTTACAGATTTCAACAAGGTGTATTCCAAACTTCGTCGCATGAAAGCACTTATTGCCGAAGGTTGATTTACTGTAAATGTTATACGAGGTTTGACAAACCTACATTCTTTATTAACACTAAGGAGTTTTATGATGGCCGCAGAAGACAATGATACTGGCGTAGTAGGAATCAAGGACGCCCAGAAGCAACAGCAAGATGCCCTTACAAGCAATGACCGAAACGACACGCCACAACCTATCAAGGTGGCACCCGTCGAGAAGAAACTCCAAGTCGACAACCTGTTTGACAACACCTTCAGCACCTGCGGTGTGAACGTTATCTTCACTCTCGGTCTAGCCTCCCCGCAGTTCCGTGACGGCTCGACCAAGTCCCTGTCCAAGTGGACGGTTGGAAGTACCGAGTACAACCTGTACAACCCGTTCCGTAAAGGCAAGCAGACTGAACAGGATGTGCCGTCCGGCATCCTGCGCCATGCTCTTTCGACCTGTCTGAAGGCAGTTAGCCTTATCAACAACAGCTCGATCCTTTTCCTGGGCAAACCCAAGGACGTGTACTCGGCACTCAACACTGCGGTGAGTCGTGTTGCTGAGGTTTGCACCTCCAGTTTGGGCATCAGTCCGAACTTGGTTCTGGGAGCCTTCGCAGAAGAGGACGGTTCAGTTGATGAAAGCACTCAACTTCAGTTCTCTGACGTTGTTCGAGTAACCTCGTGGTTGTCTATGGACTGGCGTGACGAAATGGCAGGCGAAACACCCGTCATGACTCACGAGGCCATGGTCAACTTCTACGTCAACGTAGGTGCACTGTACGACAGTCAGGACAAGCTGAAGATGCTCCGCCAGTTCGAAGCCACCCTGCGGCTCTCCGCTGAAAAACAGTGTGGACCGAACACGTCCATCTTGTTCGCTGTCAACCTCAGCACAGATGATCTTATCGACGCTGAGATTCGTGACTTGCTGGGTGTTCTCCTCGAGGAAGAAGGCGAAGGCTTTGAGCTCTTCACCAAACAGAACATGCTTGACAATTTCAGTCAGTTTGACTTCATGCCAAAATCGAAGAAAGGAGTTACCGAAGACCTTTTGAATCCACGTGCCCCCGCGGGTGACATTCTGTTGGTGAAAGTGCTGAATCCCATCCCGGTTACGGCATAACGCTGTAACTGTAAATACCCATCGTACATCAAAGTACACAAATCCCCAAACAAGGAGTATCAAAATGGCTCGTGAAACTGCAACTCGTAATCGTCGTCCCTCCGCTGCTGCCTCCGCCAAGCCCGCCCGCCAAGCCCGTGGTGCAAGGGCCGAAGTCGCCAAGCCCGCCCGCCAGGCACGTGGTGCAAGGGCCGAAGTCGCCAAGCCCGCCCGCCAGGCACGTGGTGCAAAGGCCGTTCCGGAACGTCAATCTCGTCGGGCTGCTGCTGCCAAACCTGCTCGCGCCGCACGTGGTGCAAAGGCCGAAGTCGCCAAACCTGCTCGCGCCGCACGTGGTGCAAAGGCCGTTCCGGAACGTCAATCTCGTCGGGCTGCTGCTGCCAAACCTGCTCGCCAGGCACGTGGTGCAAAGGCCGAAGTTGCCAAACCTGCTCGCGCCGCACGTGGTGCAAAGAAACAAGTTTCGATGCCTACGTGTAACGTGTTCGCAATGACCACGGTGCAACTCAAAGGTGTTCTGGTCGAGCTCAACGAAAGAAACCTCGTGTTGCAGCACAAAGCTCACGAACGTGGATCCAAGATGGTCGTCAGTACCTTTTCCCTGAAGGACGTCCTCAGCATGCGCGGCGGTCAAGGTGAAACCGTTACGGCGACCGTTCGTCGTATGACCAGTATCGAGTCCGTCACTGGTACCATGGACGAAATGGAATCAGTCGGAGTTGACCTGCTCCGCTTCACCACAGAAAGCGGTGAAGAGGTGTACGTGAACCAGAACTTCTCGGATAGTGCCAACGTGGACATCCAGATCTTCTCCGAAGACGCTGCCCCGGTAAAGGGCGGTAAGGCCAAACCTGCCGTCGAGGACGAGGACTCTGACGAAGAGGAAGAGGAAGAGGACGACGAAGAGGAAGAGGAAGAGGAAGAGGAAGAGGAAGAGGAAGAGGAAGAGGAAGAGGAAGAGGAAGAGGAAGAGGAAGAGGACGACGAGGACTCTGACGAAGAGGAAGAAGAGGACGACGAGGACTCTGACGACGAGGAAGAAGAGGACGAGGACGACGAGGAAGAAGAGGACGAGGACTCTGAAGAGTACTCTGACGACGAGGAAGAAGAGGACGAGGAAGAGGAAGAGGAAGACGACGACGACGACTTCGACGAAGAAGACGAAGACTAACTCGTAGCTTCAACCTAAAAAAATGGGTGGGTTTAATGCCCACCCATTTTTCATTCAAAAGGAATGTCTCATGGCGAACAAACAAGTAGTAGCTTTGAAGAAACTGGTTCGGAAATTCGAGTCCTTAATCAAAGCAATGGACCTTCATCACCAAAAGGCTATCACGACTCTTGAGTCGGCCTTCGATGAAGCCGAAGCAGCTATCAAGGCAGCTGATGAATCGGCAGCCAAACCCGCAGCGGCGAAGCCGCCAGCGCGTGGTGCAAAGCCAGCGCGTGGTGCCAAGAAGGCAGCAAAGGCTGATGCGAAGCCGGCACGCGGTGACAAGAAGGCAGCGCGTGGTGCAAAGTCAGCGCGTAGCGACAAGAAATCGGTTCCTGTCAAGGAAGACTAAGCAGTAGGGATCAAAAAAGGGAGACAGCTTACGTTGTACTCCCTTTTTTCGTTTGGGTTTCTAGTTATGCTCTCCTCCGAAGACCTAGTTGCACGTATTGAATGCCGGCTAACATGGTTACGTAGTGCGCACGAATCTAATGTTTCTACTAACCCTAGACATGCCTCAGAGCTAGAAGTAGGCATACTTCAACTTGAGTCTTTACTTGCGAAGTATAGTAACGAGGCTTCTAGCGCCCAAACCAAAAACGTCGTCTCAGACCTAGCCAGGCTAGGTATCTCAATCTTATCGTAACCCAACTACTATGGCAACCAGATCATCTTACAACGAAGATTCAATTCAGCATCACAAGGGTCTTGAAGGCTGCCGTAAAAGGCCTGGGATGTATCTCGGTGAACGTGGTGACCACATGGTGTTCACCTTAGTCAAAGAGCTAGTTGATAACTCCTTCGATGAATTCCTTGCCAAACGCAACTCGGCAATTGAAGTCTGGGCAGACTCTGCAAGCAACACCTATATCGTGGCTGACTCCGCCGAAGGTATCCCTGTAGGTTTGCACAAGAAGGCTGGCATCAGCACGCTGACGCTGATCTTCACTGAGCTTCATGCTGGTGGTAAGTTCAACAACTCAGCATACACAGCTTCGAGTGGATGTTTCACTGGTGACACCCGTGTATTTACCTTAGATGGAATGCACCCCAGCTTTGAGAAGCTATGGGAAAAATGGAAGCATGATCCAACTCCCTTTTATGTTTTGAGCCGTGATGATGAAGGGAGATTGGTACCGCGAAAATGCTACCACGTACAAAAATCTAAGATCGTAAATGAGATTGCCCGGGTTCATTTGTCCTCTGGTGCTGTTATCTCGTGTACCTTAGATCACCCCTTCTATCTAAGTGACGGCTCAGTTGTTCAGGCTAAAAACTTAAGTAAGCATGAGAGTCTGGACTCTCTTCACTGGGAGTACGACTCTGATGGGTACATAGTATCAAATAGGTTCAGACAGAATTTTGGTGTAAGAAATTTGCACCGGGTTGTAGCTAAGACTATTCTGGGTGCACAAGTCGAAGGTCTTCATGTTCATCATAAAGACGAAGTTGTGGATAACAATGTTCCTTCAAACCTGAAGCCACTATCACCACACGACCACTACAAGGAGCACCCCGAAAAACTTGGTCTAGGATGCAGCACTTCTGCTGCTACTAAGAACGCAGTTGCATTTAATGATACGGTAGACAAAGTTGTTATAGAAAGAGTGGACCCTACACCCGTGTACGGAATTTCAGTTGAGGATTTCCACAACTACGTATTGTTTGAGGGCCCTGTTGTAGGGAACACTCACGGTGTAGGATCGTCAGCAGTCAATGCTGTGTGCTCGAAGTTTGAAGTGTGGACTTATCGGGATAAGGCGTGGCATCATCAGGCATTCAGTGAGGGCAAGCCACTGTTTGCAGTGAAGAAAAGTCCTCCTCCTTCATCTGTAACCTCAAAGCTCCGAACCTGCGGAAAGCTGGGCACGATCATTCGTATCCAGCCTGACCAGTCTATTGTATCCGTAAACAAAGGCAAGACAAAGGCGGTACTACCACTTAGTGCTACCGCATTGCGCTTGAAGAACTTGGCCTTCTTGAATCGCAACCTGAAGATCACCTTCACTGCAGGAAAGAAGACTGCAACCTACCTCAACAACGAAGGCATCGTAAAGGTTGTCAAGTCGCGGGTCGCTAAGCAGGAACTTGAGCCACTGGGCAAGCCTTTGGTATTTGAGAGCGACCAATTGCAGTTCGCCCTTCAATGGACATCGTACACTGAAGACGACGGAATGCAATCCTTCGTTTCGTGTAGCCCGACTCGTGACGGTGGTTCACATCAGGATGAATTCTTTGAGGCACTAATAAAGACTCTTGCGGTGTACAAGACGTCTAGGGACAAGTACACGCCTAGGGATGTGCGTAACGGATTGATAGGGTGCCTGAACTGGAACATGAGCGGTCCTGAATTCTCCTCCCAGGTAAAGGATCGCCTTACGTCAAACCTGAACAAGGGGCTGTTCACTATTGCCTTCAAAGAGCTAACTGCCTTGTTCGCAGCTAACAAGACACTAGCAAAGCGCATCATCAAACGTGCATCTGAGGCCAAGAAGGCTAAAGAAGAGTTCAAGAAGGTCATGGACGGCATCAGTAAGGTCAATGCAGCTAAGCGCGGGATCATTCTCCCTAACATCTTGGCAACAGCACGTCGATGCAAACCTTCGGAGCGGGAACTTTTTCTGGTAGAAGGGGAAAGCGCCAGCGGCACCGCCAAACGGGCACGTAACATCAACTTCCAGGAAGTGCTCCGACTCAATGGTAAGCCTATGAACGCCATGCGTAAGCCATTGGCTGCGTTGCTGAAGTCGAAGGCAATTGTAAATATATTGGCGGCCATCGGTTACGATCACAGGCAAGCTGAGCCGCACAAGCACCTTCGGGTTGAGCGCTTGTACTGCCTAGCCGACGCGGACCCAGATGGTGAGCACATCAACGCTCTTATCCTCACCGTCATTCACAGGTTGTTGCCTCAGCTGTTTGTCGAGGGACGCGTATTCATCTGTAACGCACCGTTGTTCAGCGCCTATTATAAGGGCCAGCGATATTTCGGTAAGACCCACCAAGAATGCCACCTCCAGATGCCAAAGGGTACTCCTAAGGATATTGTCACCCGTAGTAAAGGCTGGGGAGAATTGCCGCCGGAAGTGCTGGAGATAATTGCTTTTCACCCAGAGACACGAAACGTCATTAAGCTCAGTCCTCCCAAGGACAAAAAAGAGCAAGCGTTTTACGACCTCATTATGGGTTCGGACACGTCGGGGCGTAAAGCCTTGTTGGGACTTTGAACTTCTAACTTTTGGAAACGAACATGGCAACAAGAACTAAGAAGGTTGCAGGTGTAACAGTTGCGAAGTCTGATGCCTTAGGCATTACACTTCATCAGACAACTGCTCACTACACGTCAGCCGCAATGAAAAGCTACGGTACAGAAGTAGTCGAGCAACGTGCTATCCCAGATTTTAGGGACGGTTGTAAGCCCGTACAGCGCATGCTACTGTGGGCCATGTACAAGCTTGGTATACACCACACCTCCGGCTACAAGAAGGCAGCTCGTACAGTCGGTGAGGTCATAGGCAAGTACCATCCCCACGGAGATGCCAGTGCGTTTCAAGCAATGGTAGGATTAACAGGAACAAAATTCCAAGGTCAAAAGGCTGGATGGGCTACTCGCAATTGCTCTACCCCTTTGATAGAGGGCCAGGGTAACTGGGGTGACTTCATTGATGCAGCGGCCGCCATGCGCTATGTGGAATGCCGTCTATCAAAGTTCAGTTACCTGTATTTATTGGATCCAGACTACTTGGCCGTCATGGACTACGTACCTAACTACGACGACTCCGAAAAAATCCCAGTAGTCTTGCCCGCCAAGATACCCGTGGTGCTGTTAAATGGCTTCAGCTCTATCGCAGTTGGTGTGGCCGCAGGTTCACCGCCTTTGGCCTTCGAAGGGGTTCTGAAGCTTACAAAAAAGGCGCTCACTGGCGAGCCTGTCACGTTGAAAGACTGCGTACGCAATCTGAAGTTTGACTATCCTTACGGTGGTGTTTGCCTTACTGAACCCCGTGACCTCGTTCCTGTGTTCAAAGGCAAGGGCAGTGCATCGTTCATGCCAGCTTACGATCTCGACGAAGCGAAGAAGACATTGACCTTCGTGGACGTGTGTCCAGGTTTAATGAGCTCCGGTTCAGTCAGCAATTGGCTTGAGAAGATGGTAAGTCTTAAGACAGTATCTACTGTAGATGACGATACTGGAAAGCTAGGTGCTCGTTACACTGTAGTGTTCAATCGCTCCTTGTCTGGATCAGCTCTAGATGCTGCCATTGACGAATGCCTTGATCTCTCGGTTCGATCGGACTCCTACGACATTGGTGTGACCATAAGGGACACCGTGGGCAGAGCCTCATTCCGTCGTGCGTCCATACCCGACGTGTTCAATATGTGGGCAGAGTGGCGCATTCAGGTTGAAGTGAAAGTCCTGGACAGGCTGATTTCTATCCAGGATCAGCTGAAGGCGCGACAAGAGCTATTGTTGCTGGCTGTTGAGAACCTGGACACGATCATCAAAGCCTTGAGGGTCAAGCAAGACAAAGTAGTTCTCCTGATAGGTGGTGTTGAGAAAGAGGTTGATGCAAGTGCACACTTCCTTATGAAGGCACTTAAGATCACACTGGAGCAGGCCAACTCGATCTTGGACATGAAGGTTCGTCAGTTGAGAAGCATGGAGAAGAGCCGCATACTGGCAAAGATAAAAGAGCACAATCTCAGCATCAAGTCTTTGAAGGCCTATCTAAGGGCACCCCACACCCGTGTCATTGAAGACCTCGACAACCTTCAGAAAATTGAGTTCTAAGGAGAGACGAAGTGAATGGAACTGCGCTAGACAGAGCTTTTGAGAACCTCGAACATGCTCTGAGGGAATTGGGTAAGGCGACATGCTCTGAGGACTTGGGTTTCGTGCATGTGGAAGACTGGTTGGACCAGTTCAATCCTGCCAAGCAGCCGAGTGATGAGGAGGCCTACGCCAGATTCGTCCTGGAGCTCCTCCGCTTTCCTTCCTGGAAACAGATCTTGTACAAGTCCATTATTAAGTCGTTTCCTTTGTTCTGCACCTATGACGGTACCTTGTACCGCGTAACTGGTGCTTCAAGGATGGGTGATGTGTGGTTGAACTACCCTGATAAGGTGGATTCCTACGTACTTCGTGTGCCTGTTACAGGGTGTTCATCCTGGCGCAAGATTTCAAACCCGTAAATAGGCGTCGCATATTGTTGATTTTGTTGATTGTATGAACCTCCGTTTTATGATACAATTGTATCAGCGAACGAAATGCCCCATCCTTAAATGATAATTTTAAGAGTCAGTTATCCCCCTGACTCTTACCCAAATGGAACTTCGGTTCCATCAAACCAGCACTTACTTGCCAGGTAGGTGTTCAAACATGCCGAGGAGTTCACAATGAGCAAAACAGTAGTTGACCGTATGGCCGAGTTGATACGGTCAACTGGAACTACCCTTGAGACTTGTTCTACCACGAAGAGCGCAAAACTCATACTGGAGTCACTATCAGGCGCACAAGTGGTACTTGCAAGCTCCTTGCAGCAGATACCCCCTAGATCCCGATCTTTCACCCCGGTAAAAAAGGCTCTCATTGCACTGTCGAACGCAGTTGAGGGCCTTCACACGGGTATGGAAAATCGGGATTTGTCTTTGTCCGAGTTCAGGAATTTAATCAGGCTGGTGCAGGATAGATTTCTTGCTGACGCCTCTGATGCGCTTAGCCGCATAGTCCTTACCGACGAGCCTAAAACTCCCGATACCTCTAGAAAGCTCGTAATACGAGCGTCTGACTTTAAGACTGCACTAAAGACAGTCAAGAGTGAACTTAATGCCTTCTTCAAAGGCAAAGAGGAAGAAGAAAATCCGGTGTTGACCGAAATGCACCGGAGCGAAACTGCTTATAGGACGCGAGAAGAAAAAGAAGATGCGAACCTTAAAGCCCGGCTGGAGCATGTGGCATCACTGAAGACGAGGCTCCCGCTGAAACTTACCGGCGCGTATCAGCTGCTACGATTACCTATCGTTCCAATCTTCAACTCAAGCATCCTGTCCGGAAAGAAACCAACGGGTCGTTCATCGCTGGTACGGAATTTCTCAAATCCCAAGCTCTTGGAGAGCTTAGGCATAAAGCACATACTAGTGCAGGACTATCTCATTCTTGAAGAACAGTTTGTCCTTGCAATCAAAATGAAGGACGTTGCTGAGTTTCAGAAAGACGTTGCGGAGCAAGAGGCAGCCAATATAAAACTTGAACTGCAAAAGTTCAAGCAATACGAAAAGCAGCGTGAGCAAACAGCCTTGCGTCTGCAAGACAGTAGAGATGCTGCTGCTGCGTTGAAAGCTAAGGAAGCAAAGGTTGAGGCCGAACGTAGGAAACAGTTCTTAGCTTTCAAGAGAGCAAATCCTGAAGCACCCATACCCAAGAACTTGCAACCTAAGCCAAACAAGCCTGAAGATCTTAACAAGCAGATCTTCAGAGCATTGGTCGACTCCAGGAAAGTTGGTGAGACCAATGTGGTGAATGCCCCGAAAAAGCCAAATAATATCCATTCGGTGGTTCGTCCTGTGGACTTTGCAAAGTCCATTCTGGAGGTCGTCAACGAGAAAGCACCTTCCAAGTACGCTCTGGTCACAGATCAAGTACTAGTAAATCCCCGTAATGCCGATATATTGTTCTTCTGGATCATTCCTCGAAAGACCTTGTCAGCCCTTATCTCTAAGGGTTGGTCTAAGGTTGTGCAGTGGGGATTCCCCTGGTAACATAGCATGGCTCATCACTGCGCTATATGCGAGGCTAGATCCAGCGTTATTAACTGGCACCACACTGTTCCTCAAAGTCGAGGCGGTGAGAACAGCAAGCAGATACCATTGTGTGCTACGTGTCACTCACAGCTTCATGCTAATGCGGTAGCTTTAGTTGCACGAATAAAAGGTTCAAAGAAACATCTAGTAGAATTTTGGTCCACTGTTGAGTCACGCAAAAGAGCTCAACCCTGGTTAGAGATTCTAGTTAGCTCCTTGTTAGTCCCACCTTCTGACAACGAAAGGAAACATCTATTATCATGTAAGCTCAGCACAGAGGTTTTTGAAGAGTTTAAGTTGTTACAGTTTGACCAAGGTTTGTCGTCCCAGGAAAAAACGGTGGAGTTTTGTATCAACTCCACAATACATGCTAAAGGACTAAGAGATGCCAGAATCAAAAAAGAACATGATGGGTCTTCTCCAATGTGGATCGTGCACGTTCAGAGAACGCGAAAAGATATTTGAGAAGCGTTGTGCGGATTTAGGAAAGTTGCCCTCAGCACGAGCTTGCAGCTCACACACCTCCGATGCTTTCTCCCTTATTAACTCCACTCATGATCGGAGTGCTCTTGAGAACTTGATGGGGATAATTAGCAACTACGGTGTTAACGAGCTTAACGCACTAGCCTCTCTGTTGCTAAAGGAGAAGCAGACTAGGAAGTTCGGCTACCACTTCTACCAGAAGGTTTATGTACGGCTACAAGGACAGGTTAAGAACAACTACTTCAGCAACTTCGTCGTAGGTCATATCCTTGACGCAACTAAAGAGAACGTCCGGATCGTTGGCTTCAATGGTAAGAACGTCGTTTGTGTGTACGCAATAAATGAGCAAGCCAGCAGTACATACTACACGCTTGACCGTTTCATGCCTATTCGTGATGCAATGGTTGACGCTAAACACTACCTGGATCCAGAATTTGGAACACCTACAACTCGTGGTCGCCTAGTCAGTCTAGCTGCTCCTGAGGTATCACTCCTTATTGACCATTCCCCTCATGCCAAACGCAGGCTGAAGAGGGCTCCCAAAGATGATTTGGTTTCGTTAGTAAGTCGTATGGCAAAAGGAGTAGTACGCGCCAAGCGTGCTTTCGATGACGACCGCGAAATAAAAATCATCTGAGGGCCACATGAATCTTACAACCTTAATATGCGAAAAGTTTGACACTACTCGTAGAACAAACTTGTACAGGACCATTTTCAGCTACTCCATCTCTTATTTGTCAGGAGGTTATTCAGCCTTTGAATTTCAGGCTTTGATAAAGCCATTCTGCATAAGCGACTCGGCCAAGGTATTCAGGCTGACACTGTTGAAGCATAAGCGCATACACTTTGGTCTGAAGTTGGTGCTGCTTAGACTGAGTCTGTTGAGAGTACCAACTAAGTATGAGCTCAGGACAATAACGTCAGAGGTTGACGTGGACAAGATCGATGCGGCTCAGGCGTATGAGGTTTGGAACTCCCAGCCAGCCTTCCGACGACGGCTGTACAAGGAAGCCAGGCGTATGAACAGGGTTCGCCCTTTATCTGAGGAGGTTGCTGTTGAGGTATTCAATCGAGTGTACCCTCAGATTCTGTCGTACATAAAGTTCATATCCTACAGTAAGCTGAGGTTTGTTGCGAAGTCAAGCAACTGTGAACTTGGAGACCTGCACAGTGAGCTAACGCTGAAGGTTGCACAGGCATTCTATAAGCTTCTTCCAAGTGACAAGACTGAGTCCTATATAACCAACTACTTGAAACGAGTTGTCCACAACCATGCGATGAACATCATCCAGTCTAACACTACGAAACGTTCAGGCAGACTTGTCAACCTGGGTGTTGATTGCAACGATACTCCTATATTCTCACTTGTAGTTGCATCCGAGAACCAACTGAATGTGTCCTCCGTTGGTGATGAACAGGTTTCGTATGAGCATCTTGGCTCAGACAATCAGATGGAGAAGTTTGAACTCAGCTTCTCCGTTGTGCAGCTGTTGGACAAGTACAAGTCGCGGGAGCGTAAGTACAGGTTCCTTATGATCTTGACGGGCATGCGGGATGAACCCTTCACGGAGTGGTTGATCCTTACGAAGAAATGCAGGCCAACGTCAACCAATGTTGAGGTGCAAATGGATACGAGTTCGGATCAATTCCTTGAGTGGTTATGTTCCTACATGCACATAGGACAATCAAAGGCCAACGTGTTTCTACTGAAAGTGAAAAAGGAGCTTGGTTTTGACCACTCCAACAATCGAAAGTGTGCATAAGACAGCACTAGTAAATACGCTGCTGTCTCCTACCTCTACACTGTACAACCAGCTGCTGCTCTTCCTTGTCTACTCGACCATAAAGGCAAATGGACGGTTGACGTTGAATCAGCTAAGACACCTTCTATTTGGGGAGCTTCTTCTTAGCCCAATGCTTATTGATGGTGCAGTAAGTGTGTTGGCCTCAAAATCGTTGTTCAACTGTGTCAGCATGTATCAGATAGTTTCTAATCGTCCTGATGCACTACCGAACTTCCATCTTGACTTGAAAAAAAATCCGGAGTTCGACAGGTGGGTTGAGGACTTGCTGCTAGAGAACCCTGCGTTCGGTTCTTTCACACCGCCTCTGTACACCAGACGAACCAAGACTTCCTAAGAGGCACCAAAATTAAGCTATATTCCCAAGTACTAGAGCTGAGAGCTCTAAGTAGCATAGCACGAAAAGGTGTTGGCATAAGTGGAGAAGACTTATCCGCAACTGCTACCTCGAACACTAGTGCGTATCTACTAGCAAACTTAGACGAGTCTTTTTTCCACTACGAACCCTGCAAGGCTGCCTTCCGTCGTGTGATGACGATGGCGAAGAAACGATCCACGATCCTGTCGTATGACGACCTCATTGAAGATCCTGCTCTCGATGAAGAGTTCAGGGACATACTTCGTGAAGGCAGACGTAAGCCAGTTCGTGATCTAGAGTCTGCTCGTTCACTGTTCTCTACACTTGACAAATACAAGAAGTCAAGAGCGTTGTACCAGATGGCTAAGACTGTTATCGAGACTTTGAAAGAGCCGAAGATCGACATTGATGCCTTGACTAAAGGTGTAACTAACACTCTAACCCAGATAATCTCCCGCGAGAACACTGCAGATCAGATTCGTGTCATAGGTAAGGATGCCAATGCGCTGGAACTTGTTGACGAGGCCCTTGATACTGAGGACGAGGCCCTTTACAAGACTGGCTACAAAGAGTTCGACGATAAGAGCGGTGGGCTTCCTGCTGAAGGCGTATTCCTTATGGCTGCTACTACCTCAGGTGGTAAGTCAGCGCTACGGATGAACCTGATGAAGAACATTTACAAGCTCAACGCCATTGACGTTGCGACAGTGTCCTTCGAGATGAATGCCCCGAAGGAAACAAGGCGTCTACTGTCGTGCCTTACGGGTATTGAGTATTGGAAGTTTGTACGAAAGTCATTGTCCGAGGAAGAGCGGGCTAAGGCTAAGTTGGAATGGCGTCGCCTTCATAGATTCGGTGTGAAGAACGACTGCAAGTATTCAGTATTGTGCCCAACACGAGGTCTCAACATACGTCAGCTGCTGACTTTGATGAAGCCTTACAAGTACAAGGCTATTGCCATTGACTACATATCGTTGCTGGACGATGGTGGGCAAAAAGACCAGTGGAAACTTCTGTCCGACATAACCAGAGAGTGCAAGGTATTCTCGGCAGAGACGAAGTGCCTGGTCATACTTTTAGCACAGCTTGACTCCGAAGACGATCGGGTTCGTTATTCAAAGGGTATCCTTGAGAATGCTGACAACTGCATAACTGGGGATGCTCTCATAAGTACACCCAATGGGTTGCGACGCCTTGATACCCTGGCTGGGTCCCAACCTATCGGTGCCCGGGTAGCTGACAAAAAGATTAGGATAGTATCAAATGGCAAAGTTCGTAGTGCCACGGCTTGGGTAGACAGAGGCATTAAGCCAGTTAGGAAACTCACCTCCCACAAAGGATTTTCTTTGAAAGGTACGGAGGAACACCCAGTCCTAGTTCTTGAACCTAATCTGGAGATGCAGTGGAAGGCTCTGTCAGATATACAAGCAGGGGACTACATTGCACTAGATACTAGGCACAACTGGTCGACGAAGGATGCCTATATTCCACTACCCGTAGGTGTCTATTCCTCATTTAATTTGTCGAAGGGAAGGTTGTACACGTCCTGGACACCCCCTTCTTTACCCAAGCGAATTACACCAGCTGTAGCTCGTGTAATGGGGCATCTTATAGCAGAAGGAACTGTCCATAAACGTTGTATAGAATTTGTAACTGCTCATACCGAAGTTATTGAGGACTACTGGAAGTCTATTGAAGAGGCTTTTGGACTGTCTCTACATAGACCCTTGCAGGAAGACACACACTACCGGTGCAGAATTGACCGAAAATGGATTGTTAACTTCTTTAACCAGATACCAGGATTTACGGGCGGCGCGAGCAATAAGTACATACCTGATTGTGTGATGACTTCATCAAAACCCGTAGTTACAGCTTTCTTGCGCGGTTTGTTTGAGGGTGACGATGGTAAGGGATCTACCCGCGTCTATTATTACACTACTTCAGCTGAACTTGCTACTCAAGTTCAGCTACTGCTTCTCCGTTACGGGATTGTAGCTAGACTTACTGTGGGTAAAAAACGAACAAACCCTTTCAATGGGGCTTCCGCGAAGGACATGCATACTGTTGAGATACTTGGTTACGATAATTTGGTATCATTTTATGAGCAGATCGGTTTTATCTCGGCCCGTAAAGATCTAAAACCCAAAGAGGTGAAATTCCAGAAACCACGTTTGTATATTCCGTATGTTGCCGGAATTCTTCGAGAACGCCACGAGGGCAGCCGAAATGGACTTTTGTCTAGCGGCAGAATGTTCGGGCAGTCAGATAGCTCACACTGCTTGGGAGTAGACCGTCTAAATGACGTAGCATTCATGCAGAAACTAAAGCTTCTTGACCCCATAATTCACCAACGCCTGAGTTTAGTTTCAAAATCCGGTCTTGCCTGGGATAGGGTAGTGTCAAACCGTAAGGCTGGAAACGAGAGAGTTTATGACATAACCGTACCTAGCACTGAAAGCTTTATTGCTAATGGTATAGTAGTGCACAATTGCTGGGTCTGGAACTACTCCAAGCAGGAGCAGCGTGACCTGCATGTACTACCTATCAAACAGCTTAAGGCTCGCGATCAGGAGGTGTACCCATTCGACCTACGTGAGAACTTCGGTCACATGCAGGTGCTAAACCTTGAAGAGGACTGCGCGGACGAATCAGTTGAGGATGGTGACTATAGACGTTCAAATGAGCGCCGAGCTGCCCGCAAGCGTGAAGCAGTTGAAGTTGACGATCCTTTATCCGACCCATCAGTATCTGTAGAATGACCCGTACTGAAACAACCTCAATTCTTCGTGATGCTACAATCTCGTATTGGGCACACAAGAACTATTCCTGCTACAGTGAGATAGCAGTTAACAGCTGGGGTAAGCTACGTGCTGACGTCCTTTCACTCAACATGAAAGGGCTGATCGTTCTTTCGGAAATAAAAAGCTCTCGGTCTGATTACTTGACTGATTGCAAGTGGAAGTCATACTTACCGTTCTGTGATCGAATGTTTTTCGTTATGACGCCCAAAACATTTGCCAGCATAAAGATGCAGCTGGTATTAGACATTAAAGGTACCGGCGTTGGGGTAATGGTACTTGATCCAACCACTGGGTATTTGAAAAGTGTTATCTCTAGTAAAGCACAGCAGCTTGAAGATGAGATACGTCAAAAACTTATCATTCGCATGGCGTGGCGAAATGGTCAATCTCGTAGAACGCATCGTCGTAGAGTTAGACATTTCCTTTAAGGCACAATAACACCCATGATAAAGAAAAAAGTACTACCAGTAGATAGGCATGAAGGTGTATATGGTATAACTGCAGTTCGTAAGACTAAAAAAGTCAGTACTGCCAAACGAAAAGTGCCCGTTGCTAAAGCAAAGGCAGTGGAAAAAAGTACCACTAAGCGCCCGCCTTCTATAAAGAAGAAGCTAGTCAAGCGCAAAGCCGTGCTACTTCCTCCAGATCAGGTTTCCTACATTCCTGACCTAAATATCCTTTACGATAGGCTGGAGCTTCCTACTGGAGCTGAAGGCCTACATCTAGAGAACGCAGTCTCCTTAAGCGAAGAACTACTGCAGTTCGTAAAGACCAAAACTGAGGCACGAACCCGTGACCTATCGAATCTGATTCTTCGCAGTTCAATACCAAGTATGCTGGCTTGCGACGCAAGCATAGCGTACACTAAGACTTTCCTTGAAAGTGGATTCGGCTTCTCTACGACACCCGACGAGACCATACCCGCAAGTCTGGCAGACCTAGTACGGTTTGAGGTCATTGCGTACTTCATCCGTGTTTCACGTCTGCCCAAGGTTGTGAAGACGAAGCTACTAGATACCTTAACCGACAAGTTTTCTGAACAGATCATAACTACAATGAGAGACTCTCTTCAGAAGAAAAAGCTAGACGATAAGGTAAAGGATATGGAGGCTTTCGTTATGCGGACACGATCAAACAACAAAGTAACTTCCTCGAAGCGTGAGGCCCAAGCTGAGCCCTCTGGAAGTGGCCGAGGCTCTATGAAACGTAGAGTTCCGTAATGCTTACAGTAACGGGTAGAGAATCACCAGGATGTTTTTCGTGCACTAGTTATTTGAGGTGCAAAGACGAACGTAAGTCATTCCTGTACAGCTGCAGTAGGTTCAGTCAGAACGAACAGTCCGCAAAGCAGTCTAGTAAACTCTTTGCTGACTTGCTGAAGGTTGAGACGGAGTTCGAGCCAGAGCACTACTCTCCTGCCGAAATCTACACTGGTGGTCCGTCAAAGTCGGAAAACTTTGACATCTATTCGGTCATAGAGGACGTAATATCGGAGAATGCACTTGCTCCACCCGACCTAAAGATCAATGATCGGGAATGGCCTGAGGCAAAGAACTTCTTTGAGTTCTGCATAAACGATAAGTTCCTGAAGGTCAAGCCCTACATAATGCAGGTAGCAATTGCAGTCATAACTCTGGCTGAGTATTGCCCCTGTTGCTCCAACACTGACTATTTGTTCAACAAGATACGTGCCACTGACAGCTACGGGAAGTTCAGAAAGTACGTAGTTCTGCTAGAGCACGGTGTGTGCCCAGTATGCCGTAAAGATAGACGTAGGCTAGTTCGCAAACACGGCCTCAAGTTCTACGATGAACTTGCAGCAAGTGCAGGTCAACGGGCTGGTAAGTCTGCACTAGTTGCAATGATTAGTGCTTACATTCTGCACCGCATGTTGAAACTGCAGAATCCAAATGAAGTGTACGGGCTTATGAGCTCCAACGTACTTCATGGAACGTTCGTTGCCTTAACGTTCGGTCAAGCAAAGGAAAACCTCTGGGATCCCTTCTACGGTAACATACTTGAGAGTCCATGGTTCTGCTTGAGTGAGGGAACGCCAGTTAGTCTACCTGACGGTAGCACTAAGCCTATTGAGCTTGTAGCAGTTGGTGAAGAAGTTGCAACTTTTGAAGGTACCGGAGTAGTTTCAGAGACATTCGCTAACGGAACTAAAGAGTGTCTTACCGTGACGCTTGAGTCAGGTCAACATCTAACTGCAACCCCTGAACACCAAGTACAATGCCTTAGCTCTTGTGGTAACTACTTAGTGTGGAAAAGGGTTGGGGATTTATCCATTGATGATTTAGTCGTAGCTGACGGCAAGATCGTACACCTGTCTAAGGTGTCCTCTATACACGACGCAGGTACCCGGAAAGTTTTTGACCTTACTGTTACCTCTACCCACAATTATTTTGCGGGTGGAATCTCAGTCCACAATTGTGGCTACAACGCCAATCTCCTAGACTTCTCCCGTAAACGTGGTGACGAGCTTGTCAAGCTGAAAGACAACTTCATCAACTACAAACATCGCCGTCTGTTGATATACCCCGCTTCTCCTGACAAACGGATCCTGCGCGGCCGTTGCCTCCCAGGTAACTCCTTGATAAATACGTCAAATGGACTAATCAGAGTGGAGGAGGAAAGCAAACTTTTAGGTTCTATTACGCGGAAAGGCTTATCTAGACGGGTCATAACAGACCACGTAGTTCAGCCAAGCAGAAAAAAAGTGTTACGCGCACTTTTGAGCAACGGATTAGAACTTGATGCTACTCCCGACCATAGGGTACTGGTGTTAAACGATAGTCTAAACCCAGAATGGGTAGAGCAAAAAGACTTACTTGGCAAGTACGTGTTCTGTCAACTTGGTGGTGATTTCCCTAAGTCCTATCATTTCAACCATGACATTGCCTTGCACAAACCTATTTATGTGCAAATAGCTGAATACATAAGTAGCGGTAACGACTTCACCATTGATGAGCTTGCAGAATACTTTGACGTACACAAAAATAGTGTACTTTCTTATCACCTAGGTCCACTTCTGAAAGAAGGGGTGTTAGATAGACACCCTGTTCGTAACCATGTTGGCCACCCTCTCCCTAGCATTTACTCAATAAACAAAAACTTTATACTTGAGGACTGGACTCTCTTAAGGAGGACTGGTAAGTTTACCAGCTACAACTCTAATAAGGCAAAAGTCAAAATCCCTTCGTCCCTTACCACTGAGCTATCACGCCTGATTGGGTACTTAATCTCTGATGGTGATTTATCGTTCTCTGGTAATTCAATAGCTTTTTGCACGACCAGTCGAGCTAAAGCAAAAGATTTTTTTCGCTTATTCGTTTCTGTATTTGGGTGTAAACCCAGGTTAGTGCGCGAGGCAGGAGGTAATAGACGTAGTGGCTATGGCCCAACAGGTGAAGGTAGCTTATACACAATAGCGTTTTCGTACAAATCTATACTTAGCTTTTTTGAATTTATTGGATTACACCATGTTTGTGCCACTACGAAAACACTTCCGACCTGTATACTTGAGGCCCCAAGAGAGTGTCTAGTAGAGTGCCTAAGTGCCATGGTAAGTTGTGACGGTGGTATTGTATCCAGATCAGATTTTGTAGGTGTTTACTACGCTACTAAAAGTTATGAGCTGTCAAAAATGGTTCAACTGTTGTTTATGCGCCTAGGCTATCCGTGCAGGAGGTACCCACATTTAGTAAGACTAACTCGTGATGCTTCTGTTAAATTCCTACAGGAATACACTGGTCTAAACAAACGTTCCTACAAAAATGACATTTCGCTAACCCTGGCAACAGGGCGTAAATCAGTTCTTGCCTACAAAATCCCATATTCTAATAGTTACGTAGATTTCGATACTGAACTCGACCCTAAGTGCGCTAGATACCAGGACAAAGACTTAATTTTTGCTAGGGTGGAATCTTTAGAAAGTCTAGGCAAAAAAGTTGTTTACGACATTACAGTAGACAATCCTGACTCAGCTTTTCCTGCTAATGGAGTCTTGGTTCATAACACACGTTTCCTAGGAGCAATCGACGAAATTGGCTGGATGGACAATGACGCCTCTTCCAAGAAGATAAAAGCCAACGCCACCGAAACGTACGCTTCACTCGGTAACTCACTTCGCACTATTCGTTCTAAGGCTGAACGGTTGATGCGGCAAGGCTTCTTCAACGTACCAACTGGATATTTTCTTAACATCAGTTCGCCAAGTTCTGCCCGTGATAAGATCATGGACCTGGTCAAGAAGGCACAGGGCAGCAAAAAGACTTATGGAGTGCACAGGCCTACCTGGGAGTTAAACCCTGATGTTACCCGTGAAAGTCTAGCTGAAGATTTCAGGCGTGATCCTGTAGGCGCAATGCGAGACTTTGGTGCACAACCACCGCTAAGTTCTAGCCCGTTCATTGGAAACCCGCAGACTGTACTTAGCTGCCTGAGTGACAAGAAGAACTTCATCGAAATCTCCTACGCTAGGAAGCGTAGCCCTGATGGTTCAATGAAACGCTTCGCCAAGCTTAATCGCGTCAAGGCTTCAGGCATGCCTTCTATCATGGCAATTGATGCTGGGTACTGCCTTCCTGGCGATACCCTAGTACCAACCCAACTAGGCCTTAAATCTATAGGTGACTTAGTAGAGTTTCCTCCTAGATGTAAAGTTGGATATTCTATACCTCTAGGTATAAAGGTAGGTACGCAGGGCAACCCCGAAGTTGCATCTCATGTGATTTATTCGGGTATAAAGCCTCTACTGCAAATCTCCACTAAGAGCGGCCACTTCCTGAAGCTTACTAGAAAACATCCTGTTCTCGTCCAGCAAGGAATGCAGTTGAATTGGGTTGAGGCTAAAGACTTGAAGATTGGGGATACACTATGCGTCAACCCAGTTCAGATTACCCGTAAGAAACGTCTTCCCTTAAATTTGAGTGACGCTTTACCTGTTGTTATATTTAGCAACTCCTCTGGAGTTCCCGGTGTTTACGGTAGAAAACGAGATAATAAATGGACTGTTATGCTGCCTATAGACAAGGTCCAGACACACTTTGGAATCTTCGATTCGTTTGAAGAGGCCGCAAGTGTGCGAAACAAATTTGTTAAGCAGTATGGTCTTCACAAACATCCATCTTCAACTAAGAAAGTTGTTAAGCCTCGGTTCATGACTCCTGAGTTAGCTTTCATTATAGGAGCACTTATTAGTGAAGGTCATTTCAATGAGTATCATCTTAGTATGGCTAATACTAACCTTGATTATCTGGATAAGCTAGATTCCTGCTTTGAAAAAGTTTTTGGTAGAGTTCCAAAGCGATTTGGAGGAAAGAAGAAACCGGGCAGAGAGTTTACTATAAATGGTCGTGAAACTCGACAAAATTTTAGATGTTACGCGCTAGCGTTAAGCTCTAAACCTGTGTGTTCGTGGTTGAAAGAGTTGGGTGTTTTATCTTCCGAGCAGTATGGTCAAAAATCGTCCTATCATAAGAACATTCCAGCCTGCATTCTTCAAGCTGACACAGAGAGTCAGAAGGCTTTCATGGCCGCTTATATAGAAGGTGATGGAAGCATTGCAGGAAATCGTCAGACTATAAGTGTCTGGTCAAAGAGTTCGGAATTCTTGTATCAGTTCCAACTGCTACTAAACACTCATGGAGTATTATCTAACATAAGAAAAGGGTGTCTTACTACTGCAACAGCTAATATGGCTAATTCCCTGTACTGGCTAGTAGAAAAGTATCTTACCCACAAACATAAGTCTATCTACTTAAAGGAGGACCTGCATGTAGGGAATACCTCAGGGGTGCCTTCTTCTTCAATACAAGAGCTGCTTGATAATAGGTTATTGACTCAGCATCGTTCGAGATATGGTGTGGTTCACTCAGCTTACCTGGACGACAGCGGTGAGGAAGTGACTTTGGATAAACTACTTAGGTTGCCCAAGCTATTCCTATACGATATGTATAAAGTAGGAGAGTATAAAGAGCTATTAGCTCAGTTAAGACTGATCTCAAGACAAGCTGTAGAGAACCTGGAACACCTTTTGAAACTTAGGTATCAGCTTACGCCTATAGTTAGCATTTCCAGTGCAGGTAAAGCTAAGGTATATGACCTTTCTGTAAGCCCTTCAAATCCTAGCTTTATCGCAAATGGTTTAGTCGTTCACAACTCCAACAACAGTTTCGCGCTTAGCATTGGTCATAAGCGTAACGGGGTACCTCAGATCGACTTGTTAGTTGAAGTTCAGCCCTTACCTGGTATGCCTCTGTCCTATAGATATATCTACGATCACTTGATGAAGCCTCTTATAGAGCAGCGCAACGTTCAGGTTGTGGCAGCGGATAGGTGGAATAGCTTGAAACTTCTGTCGGACATTGAGGAAGACTTTGACATAGTCACAGTACAGCACTCTCTAAGGTATGCAGAAATGCAGTTGTTTAAGGAGTATGTTGAAGATAAGGAGCTTTTATTCCCCTGCCTTCCTAAAGGTGAGTCCATAGATACAGTACTGGCGTACAACGCAGATGACTATCCTAATTGTTTTGCTCATAATCCAGTTGGTCACTTTATATTGCAGTTGGTTACTGTGCAAGACACTGGAAGCGCAGTTATAAAGGGTGAACAACTAACTGATGACCTAGCCCGAGCTTCGATGCTGGCAGTTAGTCTGCTTTTGGACGAAGAGTATAAAATGTTTTGGGAAAAACCCATTGCCGAGACCGCGAACGTCATCGACGTTACGCAAATGGCCATATCTAGGGGAGTTACAGGTGGTGTATTCGGTGGAACTGGCGGAAACTCAGGTGGCTCTTCTTCAATCGCCATCGGAAGAGTTATCTCTAGATCGGATTCGTAATTTTTGTTATCTTCAGGAGAAACTAAATGCCTACTAAACTTAAGGTATCATTGCAGCAAGTTCGAGGCGAGACCAAGTCCGCTGGGATGTTGGACGAAGCTGCCATTGCTGCTACAAAAGTGTTCAATCCCTTAGAGGAACTTGCGAAAACTGGGGCATTTAAGTCTGAGTCTGCAGTTCACAACGCTATGGTCGGTGTGTGTCCCAAATGTTCAGCACCCATGACTCAAGCAAAGATCGCTAACGGCGATGATGTTTTCTGGTGCGCAACTTGCTGTGTAACCTCTCCGAAGCCGAACAATGTTTAGCATAAACCGAAAGCCTCAAATTCGATCTGCTCCTCAGCCAGGTAAAAAGTCGACACTTGGCTCTACCTCCAGGCAGAAGTCTGAGTCAGGTAGAATGGAGTCGTTGAGCACAATGAGCCCCACAGGCATGCAGAACACGACAGTGTCTTCAAACCCACTGTCTGTTGACTTGTCTCCTATGCTTACAGGCTTTGCCCCGCAGAAAGAAAGTCAGATGTTCTACCAGTTGTATCGTGACATGTACTACAACGATGCAATTTGTGGGTCAACAGTTGACCTAATGTCCTCAATGCCGTTCAGTGAGTACAGCCTTGGTGGCGTAAAGGATCTTGGGATCCTTAGGGCGTACACTGAGACGCTTGAGAGACTTAGCCTGCGGTCAATGTTCCCCGAGATTTCTGTTGACTACTTGGTATTGGGTGTGCACTGCTCTTCGCTTCTGTACTCCAAGGAGCGCAAGGTCTTCATCGACACTATGCCCCATGCTGTGGAAAACATGACTGTGCAGACGCTGCCCTTCTACAGCCAGGACCCTCTCATAACGGTTAAGTTTCCAAGAGAAGTCCAAAACCTGTTCGCTCCGAAGTCCGGTGAATCCAATAGCCGGATAGAGCGGTTGCGTTCGCTAGTTGGTAATACTGTCATAGAGAAGATAGCCTCAGGTTCGTTGGAGCTCGACCCACTGAGTACGTTGTATCTTCCGCGTAAGTCATTCACTAACACCGACTTTGGAACCTCGTATTTCCGTCGAGTGCTGCCTATATACCTTATAGAAAAGAACCTGTACCGTGGTACGCTAATTGAGTCTGCTAGGCGTCAACGTGGCATTCTCCACCTTACACTGGGTGACGGTGACACGTGGGAACCTACTATCGCCGATATGGAGTACATGACTGAACTGTTCATGAACGCTGACAGTGACCCTCTAGGTGCGATAATTGCCACCCGTATGGGTGTTGAGGTTGGTGAACTACGTTCAGGTGGTGAGTTCTGGAAAGTTACTGACTTCGCTGACTCAGTAGTGTCATACAAGCTCAGAGCACTAGGTGTAAGCGAATCCTTCCTTTCTGGTGATGCCTCGTACAACACTGCCGACAATGGCCTATCTGTGTTCATCGACCAGATACGGTCTTATCGGGAGATGATGACCCGTAAGCTGTTCTATGATAAGCTGTTCCCACTTGTTGCACTTATCAATGGGTACACACTGAACTCTAAAGGTAAGATATCAATCAAGGAGAATTTGCTTGATACGTTGTCTCCTGAAGAGGCTTTGTTCACACTGAACGATGGCTCTAGACTTTTGATACCTCAAGTGTCTTGGGCTAAAAACCTGAAACCTGAAGGTGACTCGCAGTACATGGAAGTTCTAACCACTCTGGCCGACAAGGGTATTCCTGTACCATTGCGTGTTCTTGCTGCTGCAGGTGGCCTGAACTTGGAAGAACTAATTCGCCAGAAGGAAGATGACCTTCAGAATCGCAAGTTGCTGTCGGAGTATTCAAAGCTCATTGCAGATCTTAGCCCAAAGCCTGCTGAAGGAGGGGACGAAGAAATGGAAGCCTCTGCCACTGCATTGGCTTCAGCGCTTGCTTCCGTAGCACCTGGTCGTAGGACGAAGTCGGCACTGCTAGCTAGCGGAGGAAGAGTCCCACTGTTGTCTAGAGAGTTTGGTGAGACCGGCGAAATCAAGGACAAGTCAAAGACTGGTAAGTCCAAGTTCGTTCGGGATCAAAAATCTGCCAACGACCGCATCAACCGTAACATCGCAAAAGCTTTGAGAAACGCAAACTCCAATGGTAAATTTGGAGTACAGACTGTACAAAGGAAATCACCGTGAAACTAAAGCTTGTCATTTCAATCTCCGCCGAAGACAAGGCGCGTATGGAAAAAATTGATCCTACCTCTACCGAGCAAGTTGAAGCACCTTCACTTGAAGTTGTTGCATCTTCAAGAAAAGTCCTTCGTAGGAATAGAGGGTACAAACCAAGCTTCAAGCGTGCCCCATGATTATCCAGGAGAAGGTCCTTCGCATGTACGCGGCTGCACGAGGGATGCGAATCAAGAATGCAGCTAGTTCAATAACGCTGCGTACTGGCGATAAGTTCTTTCTTGTTAGGTCAGCTACTGCTACTTACGTCTCGCTTGACGAAGAGCTGAAACCAAAGTTCAAGCTGGGTGAGTATGCGCTTCAGAAGCTTGAGACAAATTCAAAGAAGGTAGCAGTAAGATCAAAGGATCCAAAGCTACCTGATGCAGAAGTAGAGATAACTAAGCTGAAACTTGCTCCCAGGTCTAAAAAGCCTGGGATTCCCTTATCTGTGCTAAAAGAGCGTATTGACAAGGCTATTACTGCACCACCTTATGAGATAGTTTTAGCTCCTCCGGCTCCTTTCTTTACGCCTCGACAGTTGAAGAAGTTTTGGTCCACTAACAAGGCGAAGTTGCAAATGGGGTTCCGTAAGTCGTTACTTCGTGTCCTAGAAGGTAGGCCAGACGATAGCGCGAGTAAGATTGAAGTTAAGTTGACAGAGTCGTCTGTCAACGTACAGGCTACTATCTCACTTCCTGGTGATCGTTATGCCATGCTGCGGTATAATGCTACAGCAAACGGTAAGTTCCTAGTTATCTTCGCGTCAGTGTCAGTAGAGTCCATTACGAAGAAGCCAGAGCTGGTCTTTAGAACACCTGCTGTTAAAGCCTTCTTCTCTGAATACTTAAAGATGAAGCCTAAGCTGACTAAGTCCTTCGGTCTCCCAGACGGTGCCACTACTGGTCCTTTCATGATGACCAGCAACGTACTTACACCCTACCCTGCAAGGACACGATACTTCGTGACCCGCGTATGATCTACTGTCTGTGCGTACCTCAATACGTACCAGCACCCGAGATACGGTATGTGCCAGTTTCGGGACCAGTTCCATATTTTGTACCAACACCAGTCGAGGAAATTCCCGGTGTTAAGGTTCCCACAATGTACATCGAAAGTCGCTCCATATGAAACTCATGATAGCTTTGGACCAGGTTAGTCAGTCTGCCGCTGTTAAGCTTGACAAACGTGACGTAGCTCGTATCGAGAAGGACCCTGCTGGTCTTGCAGCACAGCTGTATCTTACTGACCTAGTAGGCATACTCAAGCAGTGCTCTGATCGTTACTACAATGACGGTACTAGCCTGTTGTCAGACAGGGCGTTTGACGCACTAAAGGACGAGCTGCAGGTAAGAAATCCTGCGCATCCCTTCCTGAATCAAATTGGCGCCCCAGTTGCCAAAGGAAGTCGGAAGGTACCACTACCTTATGCGCTGTTTAGTCTGGACAAGGTGAAAGCTGATACCGTAGCAAAGTGGACTACCCCTAAGAAGGGTCCTTACGTAGTTTCGGACAAGGAAGACGGGAACTCCTTAGAAATAGTGTACAAGTCTGGAGGTGTGAGCATCTACACCCGAGGTGATGGAGTTAAAGGGCAGGACGTTACCTTCCTTGCTCCTCATTTGGACATTCCTCAGGCTATACCATCAGGAAAAGTTCTTGCAGTTCGTGCAGAGGCCATAATTCCCAATGCCGCGTTCAAGAAATACTTCACAGGTGCATACCGCAACCCTCGCAATCTTGTTGCGGGTGCTATGAACAAACGTTCCGTACACGAGTCCCTACCGCACATACACGTCATTGCCTACGAGATCATAGAGCCTCGTATGAAGCCTTCGGCAGCATTAGCGAAGCTGAAACAATATGGATTCAACGTGGTACCTTACAAGGTGTACAACACACTAAGTGTTGCCATGCTAAGTAAGCTCCTGGCCACTCGCAAGGCACGTTCTAAGTACGACATTGACGGACTTGTTATTGAACAAGACCAGCTGAACCGTAGGCCTAGTGCAGGCAACAATCCAGGCTACGCAGTCGCGTTCAAAGAAGCCGATGAAAACCAGATGCACGACACCAAGGTAATTGAAGTGCAGTGGGAAGCCTCAAAGCTTGGAGCACTAAAGCCCGTCCTACGCATCCAACCTGTAGAGCTTCCGGGCAACACAATAAACTACGTTACTGGTCACAACGCCTTCTTCATTGAGCATGGATACCGCAGCAAAGACAAGCTGAAGGGAATGCCCGTTAAACCGATCGGTCCAGGTGCGGTAGTAAAGATCATTCGTAGTGGTGACGTTATACCCCACGTGGTAGAGGTAGTAAAGGGTTGTACCAAGCCTCAGATGCCCGACGAGCCATACAAGTATGGTCGCACTGGCATAGACATATACCAGACAGTGACCTCTGATCTAACCAAAGAGAAGCTCATAACTTCGTTCTTCGTTACAGTAGGTGTGGAGTACATGAAGCTCAACACTGTGCAGAAGCTAGTTCAGAACGGTTTCAATAGCATACCGAAGATCCTTCGTGCTAAAGCAGCCGACTTCCTAGTCATACCTGGTTTCAAAGCCACGTTAGCGAACAAGCTTTACGCTGCCATTCAAGCAAAGACACGCGAAGTAGAACTCCACACCTTGATGGATGCCTCAGGTGTGTTCGGTGCAGGTCTAGGAGAGAAGCGGCTAAAGCCTCTTATAGAGACCTTCCCCAATATTCTGACCTGGGTTAATCTAAAGCCTTCCTATATAGAAGAGCGAGTTAAGACCGTTCGAGGTTTTAACCAGACTGCAGCACAGTTCGCCGTTGGATTCCCGAAGTTTCTGAAATGGCTTGCCACTACTCGTATCAAGCCTATACTGCCCGCAAAGATCAAAAAGACAGGCACTATCCTGCAAGGTCACACCGTAGTATTCACGGGAATCCGTGTTCCTGACCTGGAAACAACCATAATTTCTAATGGTGGAAAGATAGGGTCTGGCGTCAATTCTACGACGACTATTCTGATAGCCAAAGATCCTAATGAGAACAGTGCCAAGCTTAGAAAAGCAGCTGACCTAGGGATATCCATCATGACCGTGGATAAGTTCAAATCGAAGTTTAAGGTGTAACCATGAAAATCAAAGTGTTCATGTCAACTTCTGAGGAAATGACACTAGCTAGTGCATACCGCAAGTTTTTAGCGGCTAGTAAGCTTGCTGCTGGTGCTCTTAAAAGCCCTACATTGGCAGACCAGTACCATGTAGCGATAGTGAGAGACCTATACCATTTCTTGACTGACAACGACTTTACCTGTGATGTTCTGCTGGGAATGGGGTTCAAGAAACCTCTGGTAAATGCAGCCAAGAGCATAACGGAAGACCTTGAGGATCATGGCTACTCTGTAGTTGCGGACCACTTGGAACACGCTGTGGTGAAGGTCAATCAGCTCATTATTGACCCTTCGTATTCCCGACTGGGTACGTCGTATGAGACGCGGGATAACTACCCTGTACGTGACTTCTATAACTATTGGGAGTTAGTAAAGCCTATCAAGCACTTGCTTGACTTGACCCCGCTGGCACTCGCAGACCGAATCAAAAACATGCAAGAACCAGCTCATGCCTCTACGCTTCTGAAGAGCAAAAAGAAGAAAGCTAAGCGTACACTAGTCATCAACATTCAGAAGTCAAACTAATCATCATCCGAGGCTCGCATGAAACTTTTCTTCAACAGTCTATCAGCGTCAGACGAAAGCGTAGATGCTTTCCTGTATGTACTTATAGTCATCATACTTGCGGTAAACAAGAACGACGTACAGGAGTTCACTAAAGGTCTTACGGCTAAAATGCACAAGGCAAATGACCTTCTGCGTCAGCACGGTGCTCACAAGTCTACCGTAAAGTACTTCAACAAGTTCCTTCTTACCAAGAGTCTTTCTGATGCCGAGGCTGCGGAACTGGGTAAGACACTGAAGACCTTCAAGGTGTCATTCACCCGTGACGTTTCTATTGACTTGTCCCACTTAGACTTGTTGAATGCTTGTATCCAGAACCTATCAACTGATTCTGAAGCTGCATGGCGTAAGATAGAGCGAGATGTCAAGATCCTCAACAACGCTGACCTTACTTCGGTCTTCACAACTGAGTCAACCATTGAAGTACAGGGTATCACCTATATTACGGCAGCATCCCGGATAAAGCCGCTAGTAAAGAAACTCAGTGGTAAGCTGGACACAGTGTTCCTTACTATTGCAGAGGCTCAGGCAGCCCGAGCTGCTCAACCTGAAGTGTACGCGGAGTACACTAAGCTCCTTAAGGTTATAAACCAGACCGTCAAGCACGAGATCTTTACGTTTGTTCGCAAAAAGAAGCAATCACTTGTGGACGTAGACGTAGTACGGTCGCATCTCGAATCGCTGAAGATGCCAAACAACTTACCCCGGGGTTTCGTGGGTGGTCAAGTAGACGAATCAGGCAAGTTCTACACGGCCGAAGGACGCATGCTGGACAAAGTCCCAAGTGGTATGGTTGTTATGAATCCAAAGTATGATCCTGCTACGGATAACACTTATGCCTTCACCACCAGTGAAGGCATACGCTACCGTACTCAGACGTTCTTGTCTAACAACAAGAAGGCTCGGCACAGCGTAGTGCGCGAGTTCATGCAGAATGAAGAAGAGCATCGTACCAGGTGGCGCCTAGACCTGACGAAAAAAGGTTCCGAAGAACAGGTACTTGCAGCCATGGTTGAGCTACTCTACACAACTTCTGCTCGTATTGGTGGAAAGGACAACGCTACTGCAGGTGAACCCACCTATGGTCTGAGTACCTTGCAAGTTGCATGGGTAAAGATGACCCCAACAAAGATAATCTTGGACTACACGGGAAAGAAACTGGCAAACCAGTACGTCGAGTACAAGGTTAACACACCGACTGCGAAGAAGGTGCAGGAGATCATCAGAGCTCAATTGGATCGTAAGACTCCCGAGTCCATGCTGTTTACGTTCAATCATCGCCATTTGAGCAGACAACGGGTCGCTGCCTACCTAAAGACATTGGGCATACAGCTTACTCCTCACTCCTTCCGCCGCATTACAGGAACGAAACTAGCCGAGTCAATATTGGCCAAGGCTCCTTTCAAAGCTTCTGCTTATCCAAAGCAGGCTGAAGTTGAGAAGTGGTTCAAAGATGCCGCACTAAAGATCGGTGAAGCATTGCATCACCGTAGTGGGGAGAAGGTTACATCCGCTACTGCCATCAAGTCTTATATTGACCCACAAGTCATCGAAGACTATTTCGTCGGCCTAGGACTTCGTCGTCCCAAATGGCTACCCACCAAGTAAATCTAAAGGAAATACCATGAAAGTCCTAGTTAGTTTGTCTACCTTTGTTTTTGCTATGAACGATCCTGATATAGAGGTAATGAAAAACCCAAAAGCAACCACAGCAGCGCTTATGAAGGGCATTCAAAGCAAAAATCCCATGGTGAGAAGGGCAGTCATGCGAAACCCCAATGCAACTGCCGAAATCATATCCAAGGGCCTGACTGACCAGTACGCAGTAGTTCGTGCAGCTGCCTTTAAGAGTCCCAAGGTCACAGTTGCACAACTGCTCAAAGGCATTAAGGACAAGGACAAGGCCGTTCGTCTAGCCGTTGTTAGTAACCCTAAAGCCACTACCGAGATTCTGGAGCAAGGTTCCACTGACAAGGGCGCACGAGTCAAAAAGGAGTCTTTGCAAAAGTTGAAAAGCACTAAAAAGTAATCTTTGCCTACCCATCAAGTAAATCTAAAGGAAATACCATGAAGTCTGGACGCGGTGACTGGAAACGCCAGAAGAGCAAGCTCCTCTGATTGCAGCCACTCTTAACCTAAGGAACCCTCATGAAAGCCATCATTCATACCAGTCTGTCCCGCAAGCGTTCGCACAAGTCTCCCCGGTCTAGCTTCATGTCTATGTTGATGACCAAGCTGGGTGGAGACCCGGGTAACGCAATTGCCGACGCCTTCGTTAAACCTGATCCCGAGAAGTTCAAAGAACTGATGGAGGAAGTCGTGAACTCCATGGCCAAGTCCATCGGTCGTACGCCGCCTAAGGTTGAATAAGATGAAGAAGCACAATGATTTCAGTTAACCTTATATAACTTTTGGCCTGGGACATGAAACTTTGGATTTCAACCTCTAGTGTGCAACTAATACCGAGCTCACCCTCGGTATTAACCTTGTTCCACGTACCCAAGTCCTTGCCGTTTCAAGGCTTGCCCTTCGTTGAAGGAGTAGCTGTATTTGTTCCCCACCAGGTGAACAAGAAGGTACCGGATCACGTCAAGAAGTTGCTCTTCAGCATAAAACCTATTGGCTGGGACTACGCACCAGAGGGTTTGACACACCATCAGCTTCCTTACAATGCACGTCTGGGCGTTGTCGAGTTACCACCGTGAAGAAGAAGCAGTAAGTCTTCTGGAAAAGAACGGGTTCAAGATCAATAAGGTCGAATTGACTGGTCCTCAGTTTCTTGAGCTTAACAAGCCACCAGTGTTTGACAAAGTACCTATTCAACCTGGTCAAGTAGTGCTGAATCCTAGACTACTGTACCCACGTGCTAGGTTCTTGTGGAGCGCTCACAACAAGAAATTCACTGAGTGGGAACGAACATTCGTTTACAACATAGGTGGTCTTCTGAAGGCAGGTAGATCGTTGTCACCTAAGCAGCTCGAACATCTGAATAAGTTGTTCGACAAGTACAAGGTTGCATTAGATGCTGTTGCCTCAGATGCTCTTGACGCTAGTCTTAAGAAACTGGATCTCTCAAGAGAAGATCTTGCCAAACACCTGCACAAAAGGGTATAGAAATCAAACTTCTACGTACTTCAAAGTTGTTTGACAAAGGCGTAGCAGCAAATAACATAATTTTTGACAATCGAAAACGTGGGAGTAACCATGAAACTAAAGGTAGCACTGGCAAGCGTTGGCTTGCCCTCTCCAGAGGTTATGCGTATGTATAACCACATTGTGCCTAAAGGGTTTGAATTTCAACTCATTAACTTCGAGGATACAGTTGAAACTGGAGAGAACATTCGTGGTTACTTCTACATTAACAGCACTCCAACAGCAGAAGTACTTGGACTGGTGCAGAAAGTTATCATTGCCGCAAAGGCACTTGGCTTCACTACAGTTTCACGTAAGGTAGGCCTGAATCAGATACTGTACACCTGGTACAAGTCAGATATGGGTAAGTCGTATAGACTGGAACTGTGGCAAAATCTTAGACAGGATGGGTTGAGTGAACTAGCTCTGTCTCTCGAAGAGTACGTAACCAAACCAAAAGGTATCTAGTCATGGACTTTTCTTCTCAATCCTTTGAAATTCGTGGTGGTCCCGTTGTAGAGCTGAACAAGAACAAGTTCGAGGACGTAGTTACGAAGCTCTCCGGTGATTCTGCCCACAGCATTGAGGCCAATACATGGCTTCCGTTCGCTGCGAAGGAATACAACCTCAGTCCTGATATTCGCGATTACGTACTGGTTCCTGTTCCGGTAATCATCACCGAAATGCCCAACACCAATGGAGACTCTGTCACTATCAAGGAGCTGCTGAAGTTCAACCCCGAAATGGGTATGCAGGCATTCAAGACAGCTCGTGGTAAACCGTGTCACCACGAACACGACAATCGTGACTACACCAAGGCCAAAGGCGTTATCCTTGATGCCTTCATTCGTCCCATCCGTAGATTCGGTAACAACCGCTACTACAAAGTCATTGAACTGATGGGTTACGATCGGTCGAAGGATCCGATGCTCGTGAACTCCATTCTAAGTGGTGAGAACAACGCCTACTCTGTTGGATTCTATTACAAGTCCTACACCTGCTCCGTGTGCGGAAAGACCGTTGGGCAGACCAAGTTCGGTTCTTCTCAGGCGTGCGACCACACTTTCCTGCGTCGCAAACCCTACGCGATGAACGATGGACGCCTAGCCTATCGTCAATGCCACGACATCCTATTCTTTGAGACGTCAGTTGTAGCTGACCCCGCCTACAAATGTGCAATAGGGCCCCATGTAATGAATCCTTCAATTTTGTAAAAGGAAAGACCATGAAAACAATTATCAGTATGTATCAGTCCACAAGTGCTGTAGTTCAATCTTAGGAAATCCCCATGAAAATCTTTATCGCCCTAGCGGCAACAGCCCACTTAAAGGGGGATAGAGTCGTCGTAAAGTTCGGTAATAACCAGTGGTACACTGGGTCTGTCGCCTCTATTGGGAAGAAAATCACAGTTCTTTTTGACGATGGTGAGAAACACGCTTATGAACTAGGTGACACTTCTGTCAAAGGAATTACCTCGAAGCGTAAGTCTAAGGCAGCAATCACTAACGCTGACGCGAAGCTGCTGTACTCTGCACCCGTAGCCACACCAAAGGCACGTACTCCAAGAGCTGCTACCCCGGCCAAAACTGCTGAGCCTAAGGTACGCACACCTAAGGCAGCTGCCAAGCCTGTTGCCTCAACGCCAGAGGCACCTAAGGCAAACTCTTTCGTTGGATCAGTTGTCAAAAGTACGTTCGGTCCCATTGTCGTACTCTCCAAGAAGTATGGCCGTAAGTACGCTGAGTTCAAGTGGTCAAAACTTGATAACTCTGGAACGGGATGGCTGAAGTTCCCAGTGGATGAACGTGACGCTTCGCATTTTGTACGCTTCCCCTTCATTCGTGATGCAACACCTAAGGAAATGTCTGGTGGTCGTCAGAAACTTAGCGAGCGCTATACCAGGATAAGCAATGCTCTGCAAGAATCTCGGGACAAGATAAAAAGCCAGAAGATCCAACCAGGTGACGTAGTAAAGGTTACGTACTCTAGCAGTGTAGCCAATGAGGCCGTTCTAGAAGTTAACTACAGAACGGGTAAGGTTGCTATAGTTCGTAGCTCCGAAGGTGCAGCTTCGTACTACAGCAAGAAGCGCTACCTTCCTATTCGTCTCTGTGAGAAGATCGCTGACGGTGGTGGAAAGTTCGACCCCAACAATCCCATTTACGCCAAGTACAATATCTACATACCGCAATTCTACAAGTCAGGAAACACAGTCGCACCCAATCGTAATAAAGCCCGGCACAAGTTGTTTGGACTTAGCTCGAACTTCAACTTTAGCACCTACATGCCACCCGACGTAGTTGTTGCACTTGAAAAGTCAATAAAAGCAGCAAACGAAGTAGGTAATGCCTCAGCACGAACGTATGCTAACGCTATGGCACAATCTGCCGAAGAATACGGAAAGAATGGGTTGTCTCTACAGATATCCTATATGCTGCTTAACTTAGGTTCGTGGAAGGGTGAAGAAGCTCGTGCCGCGAAGAAGATACTTAACAAGTGGGCAAAGGCCAATTAGGCTACTACGTTCAAAGGAAAGACCATGAAAACAGTTATCAGTATGTATCAGCCCACAAGTTCTGTTACGTGCCCGCAGATTCACTACGTAAGTGGAATCCCAATGAAAGTTTTAATCAGTCTCAGTGCTAGTAGTCAAGAGTGGTTTGATGGGTTGCCCAAAAGAGCACAGAAGGAATACCTCATCAACAACCCCCGCAGTAAGTTTGGTACCGTACTTGCGGCAGCTCCCAAAAAGCTTGCGGCAGCTCCCAAAAAGCTTGCTCTGCTACCGGTACCAAAACTTCGAGACCTATGGAGACCAAGCGGTGAATTTTCGGATGCTGCTAATGAACGGGCTCGTAAAAGTGCACTCGACGAGATCTCTAAGATTAAGGCGGAGAACGAAAAACGTAAAGCAACAAATACTAGTACCAGAGCAGTACGTTCCCAATTTCGTACCGAAAATGCCTTAAATGATAAGACTATAGCCACGTTGTCCAAAAAGCTATATGCCACACTCGGTCCCTCTGTAAGAGACACTCATGGGAAGGCCCTTTGAACTTAAAAAAGGGTGCGAAGGCAGTACCACTGGCTGAGCGGGCCGCAAAGTCTCCTCTGCTGACTAAAAATCTTCTTGTTCACACGTCCGAGTTGGCTTACGCTAACAAGTCGATTCCACTGGATGAAAGAAAACAAATCCGTGCACAAATCCGCAACCTTACAGAGTACGGCACAAGAGAACAGCAGACTCAATTCTTGAGCAAGTTTTTGGCTGCCCACCAACGTGTAACACCCTCCGCGTCTAAGACACGCCCATCAAGGCGGAGGGTGTAGCCACTGAGGCACTGGAAGAAAAGGAGGCCAAAGCCCTGAAGCCTGCTAAGTCTGTTGCCGCACGGGATGCCCGGGAGATGTATGTTAGCCTCGCATGCTTTGCCCACTATAAGTTGCGCCTGAAGTACGAAACTGGCCCTGTGGTGCTTAAAAAGCTCAAGGTCACTATAGAAAATTGAGCAAAGACATCGGTCGGTAATCCTATGAGGACTCAGAGTACAGAGTCCTTTTGAAGAGTTTAGTAACTAAGGAAACACCATGAAAACCATAGTTAGCAAGTCCCTAAAAGCTATGTCTGCGGGTAAGAAATCACCCACGTGACGCTACTCGTCTTGAAGACATACGGGGTGAGATGGGTGAACTTCTAAGTGAGGCACGCCCGATAGCCAAAAAGGTGGGTGGCCACACGTATGCCGCGGCCTCCTCTTATTGGATATAGCACACATCGAATCTGCCTTGGGTGCAATGAGACTTCGAGTCGTCCATCTGCTACTACAATGCAGGACACCCTCAACGAACTACTAGAAGGCCTCAAAATGAAAATCTCTGTTTCTCTATCTGCAGGTGTGACACTAGACTTCGAGGATCACGACAAGTCGGCAGCACCTATCTTCCACTACGGTGTTCGAGATGGTGTTCGCGTATTCTTCAACAACAACTTCCTGCTCCGTGCAGAAGGTCCGGTGTCAAAGACTTTCTCTATCCATCATAGAGCAGACTTGATGAAGAACAGGTCATTTGAGCCCTTAGGCACGCTAGACCTAGCGCAAAACCGGGTGTACAAGATTGAGTTGTTGCCGATCTGGGCGGGCATGGGAATAGCAGAGGAACTTGTAGTCAGTCTTCTGAAGACGTTTAACGAACCCCTAGCCTTATCACGCCATAGTTGCCTGCAATCAGTACGCAACAACCTAGGCGTGGATGAGTACTTATGGTTAGACAACCTGTCTGAACTGGAAATCCGGGCAGTTAGCTGTAGGACGAAAGAACGTGTATCTAATTCGTGGTCCGTGTAGCATAACCTGAAATCCTTTCAACAAGTATACAAGTATAAGTCTAGAATTTAGTTACACCGCCCTGGTTGGGCAAAATGGTGCACCTATTAGTGGTTATATAGGCTTTTTACGCTATTTACCGCTAAATATGTGCACCATAATTTTTTTGCGTGAACACCTTTCACATATTTTGTACCATCCCAACCAGGAGCCGCCACATGTCTGATAGTAAATCAGTCCCCTTCCACGGCATTCTTGCAGTTGGAAACTCCAAAGACGAGGCCGTCAATCGCTACAAGATGGCGGCTGTCGGTAAAGGAGTTTCTGCCTACACGGATAAAGCCCATTCACTGTCCTTCGTTACCAACGCTAGCAGTTTATCTGAAATGTTCAATCCTCAGACCGGTGACCTGGACCTGGAAGAAACCCCCGATGTTCTGCAAAGTCTGGAATTCGCGTCCCAGTCTAACTCTGACAACCGCGAAGTTAACTACTTCGAGTGCCGTAGCGGATGTGGTGCTCACATCGTCTACGATTCTTCCGAGCTAGTGAAACATTGCCCGGTCTGTACCTCGGCAGTTATCGACGATGAATCCGAAGGCGATTCCGAAGGTGAGCCCGACGGTGACGAAGAATCCGATGACGACATGGAGTCCGATGACGACATGGAGTCCGATGAAGATGCAATCGATCTCGAATCCGATTCCGAAGACGAATCCGACGGTGAGTCCGACGGTGACGACATGGAGTCCGATGACGACATGGAGTCTGATGAAGACGACCTGGACTCAGGTGACGACGAGGAATCTACTTCTTCTGACGACGAATCTGAAGGTGACGACTCCGAAGGGGATGATGCCGAAGACGACTCCGAAGGGGATGATGCCGAAGAAGAGACCGACGAGAACGAGCCCGTAGTTATTGCTGCTTCGAGCAAAGCCGAAGCCGTGGAACTGTACCGCAAGGAACGCGCTGGTGTTATCCACGCAAGTGCGGTTGAAGTCAACTACATGGTGTGTTCGTCTGCTACTTGCGGAGCTCACGTTATTTTCGAGTCCAGCGACGTAACCGAATGCCCCATTTGCGCCTCCGCTCTGCAGGAAGCTGACGAGTCCAAAGACGAAGCCGATCTTGAAGTCGACACTGGCTCCGATGCTGAAGACGGTGATGAAGACGACATGGCCTCCGATGCTGAAGACGGTGATGAAGACGACATGGCCTCCGATGCTGAAGACGGTGATGAAGACGACATGGCCTCCGATGCTGAAGACGGTGATGAAGACGACTCTAACGAGCCATTGGCCGTAGCTGCCTCAACCCGTGCTGAAGCTGAAGCCCTTTACCAGCAGGCTCGTGCCGGTGTTATCCACGCAAGTGCAGTTGAAGTCAACTACATGGTGTGTTCGTCCTCCGATTGCGGTGCCCACGTCATCTATGAATCCGCTGAAGCTATTGCCTGCCCGGTATGTGCTTCCGCTCTTGTAGAGCCCGAAGGTGAAACTGAAGCTGCTGCTCCGGTCGGTACGAAGACTGTAGTAGTTGACGAGCTTGCCAACATCGACGATAGTGCCGATGCTTCGCACGAAAAGCTTGATGTGTCGTACTCCTCCAGCGTTGCCGGTTCTCCCATATGGACTGCGTACTATGCGGGCAAGCCTGTTGCCGTTGCTCGTAAGAGCGAGTCTGGCCACCAGGACATCTTCGACGAAGCTACCTTCGGTAATGCAGTTCTCGCCTCTGCTCGTCACGCTGGTGTTGTCAATACCCTGCGCGAAATGGGCTTCAAGGCTATTGCAAATGACGTAAACCTCGAGCGTTACGTCGAGCAGCAGATCGAAGAGCAAGTTGCTGAGGAACGTGCCGCAATGGCATCCACCCAGAAACAGTTCCAGGATCGTTTCAAGGCGGCTCTTGCAACTGCGTCCATCGGTATGACCCGTGGCTTCTTCGTCGGTCAAACCAATCCCCTGAAAGACAACCTGTTTAACGCCCTTAGCTCTGCGGGTGTTCGCAACCCTGATGTACTGTTGTTCAATGCGTTCAAGTCTGCTGCTGACGCATATCACAACGCTCTCTTCTCCAAGGCCAGTGAGATTATGGACAAGCCGGTTGAAGTTCAAGAAGGCCTAGCAAAGGCTGTACTTGAAATGAATCACACGTCTATGAGCGCAACGAACCCTGTGGAAGATCGTTTAGTCTCCATGGGAGTTCCTGCAACTGCTGCTGCGGTTTCTCATGTCCCGGATGATAACCTTGAGTCCGTAAGCTCAAGTGATGGTGGGTTTGGCGCAAAAGCTGCGGCTGTTGTGTCCGGTCTCGGCCGTCGCATTCGTTAATTAGTTTTCGTTTTTACTTATTAAGGAGTTACACAAATGTTGCAATTGCGTGAAACCCGAGTAGTTTACACTGGTCACGAAGCTGTTGCCACCGGCGTTGTTATCAACGAAGAAGGCATTGCCCTGGCCTACGTCAAGGAAAACGGCGCTACCAAAGTTCAGCCCTGTACCGGCGTTGCTGGTGAAATCTTTGCGGGCGTTAGCTTGTCCCGTAATGCTCCCCCGGCTGCTCTTCCCATGGTCAATGAAGGCATCATCGCTGCTGACGGCACTTTCGAGATGGGCCGTGTACCCAATGCAGGTCAACTGCTGGTCAAGGTCGGCGGTACTGCGTTCACCATCGTTACCACTGCTCCTTCCGTAGAAGAAGTGAAGGTTACTGGTTCGACTCTGCAATTCCAAGTTGCTGAAGCAGGCAATCAGGTCTTCGCTCAGATGGTCTACACACCCACGGTCATCGAAGCCCGCACCATCGTTGGTAACATCCCGGCCGCAGGTATCCCCCAGACCGACACCATCGGTACTCTGAAGGATGCGACGTTCGGTACCAACTACTTCGACGCTGCTGTTGACTGGTCTGATGCACTGTACGTCAAGCTTGGCCCGAATGGCACACTGACCAAAGGTACCGCTGCCGATGGCATCCCCAATGCTATCGTCAAAAACTCGCCCAGCCCGGCCAGCCCGTTCCTGGTTGTCAGCATCCGAGTTGCCTGATCCCAGTAAACCTCACTCAATTTAGGAGTTCAATACCATGCGTAAACAAAATCCGTTTGCTGGCGCTCAGCTGGTCCTCAAAAATGGCGACCCCATTTCTGAACTGAAATTCGGCCGTTCAAGTCAGCGTGCTCTGTCAGCCAATGGCGAGTTCAATGCCAGTGACAAGCAAGACCTGGTTCGTGCTATCACTGCTCTGATGACCTCGGTCAGCTCCGGCGAGGTTGTGCCTGAGTACAAGTCCGCCGTTGCCTCTTCGGGCGAATACGCTCAGATGGTTCAGGAACGTCGTGAAGTTCTGGCTGCTGCTTATGCTGACTCCACCGGCGAGAAATGGGCCGCCCTGGGTGCTTCCATCGCTCTGCAACTGCAAGAGCAACGTAACCGCGAAGGCTTTCTGCGTCGCGTCGCCGTTGGCCAGACCCTGAAGCAAGGTGAGATCCCGCGTATCACCATGCCGTCGTGGGATGCAGTGTCCATCGTTGCAACCAGCTCTGCAAGCGTTGGTTACCAACTGGTTCGTTCCAAAGTGTTCACCCCTGGTGAATTCGAGATCCTGGCCAACCTCCGTGTTGAAAACCTGGACATCGAACAAGTCTCCGGCGACCTCCTGGACGAAGCCTACAACCAAGGCCTGGACGCCATCATGGTCGGTGAAGACCGCCTGTGGAAGAAAGCCGCCGACCTGTCGGTTGGTGTTGTCAATCCCCTGAACTACATCAGTGGCACCCTGACGACCCAAATGCTGGCAACCATTCGCCAGCAAGTCACCGACTGGAACCTGCCCGCCACCAATGCCATCATCAGTAACGACTTCTGGTCTGACGTGATCGGCAGCAACGACTTCGCAACCTTCCTTGACCCGGTCAGCAAGTATGACCTGGTCCTGAACGGTTACCTGGGTACGTTGGTTGGTATGAACCTGGTTACTGATGCGTTCCGTCAGCCCAACCAGAAGGTTCTGAACCGTGGTGAAATCTACGTCGTGGCCTCCTCGGAGAACCATTCGGCGTACACCGATCGTGGTGGTGTTCGTTCCACCCCGACCAGCGGCGCCGACCAAGGCAATACCACGAAGGGCTGGCTCATGTCTGAACTGCTCAGCTTCGTCCTGGCCAATCCCCGCTCGGTTTCCAAAGGAAAACGTGTGTAACATGTGTAAAGGCAGGATGGCATGTAAGTAACAAAAATGGGACACTTCGGTGTCCCATTTGCTTTTGGTGCCTTCATTGTAATTTTATCGTTACACAAAACGCCTTAACTAGGAGCCTTTCATGAACAACGTATCCCGTGATCTTTTTCTTCTTTCTGCACTCGCTTTTCAGCAAGGTGATTACTCCAAGGCGGGTGAGCTGTTCTCCTCAAGCCTAAGTTCCGATGATGCCGCCGACTTCTTGGCGCAAGTTGATTCGATGGGTGAGGAAGACACTATGATGGAAGCAAACTCCTCCGATAAGAACAAGCTAAGCGACATAGCGAAGGCTATCAGTCGGGCAATTGGCTCTCATGCTAGTACTTCAGCCGATGAAGCCGTTGACGACGCGGAAGAATCTGGTGACGAAGAAGACCTGGACGAGGACTCTGATATTGAATCCGACGACGTGGACAGTGATGCTGCAGGTGAGCGCATTATCCCTAGCGCGCTGAGTTCAGTCAGCAGTGCAATCAAGGTAAAAGCGTAAAATGTCTAAGCCTGCAACTATTCTTGACGAACTTAACGAAAGTAGTTTGTTCTTGGCTAGCCTGTATGGTGTAAGGACATTGTTCGAGCGAGAGCTAGGCATAAAGAACATGCTTATTGCCACGGACGAAATGATAAAGGCACGTATCGCCCAAAGGGTTAAGCAGAATCAGTTACCTGAATACCCTTATGCCTATCTAATACTCAACGAAGTACAGTCTGTCAAAGAGATGCAACCCAACAAGGTAGTCCGACGTTTAGGATACCGCATGGGAACAGAAGGTGCCACTAGAGCTACCTCAACCAAGGGTTACATCTTTCCGGTAAAAGCAGGTGTCGAACTGAAGTACACTGATGCCGATCCTTATAAGGTGATCAGAGTTGCCGAGGCAATGATGATTCTGGGTCAAGTAGATGGATTGAACTTTGACCTTCGGGTAGGTGACGACGACGCCATGAGGTTGTCAATTAGACTGGAAATACCTGAGAGCGTTGCTATACCAATGGCTGATACTAATCTACCAAGCGCCCCAGCTGCCTTAGAAGTATCCTTGTCATTTGTTATGTATGGCTACGCAGGGTTCTTCCGTGAGGTGTCAGCCGTTAGCTCGAATTCTCCATTAGTTGCTACTACCTTTATAAACCAAGGTCTAACCGATGACAACTAAAGCCCTACCGCTGGATAAGACGCTAGTTACTGAGTTCAAATCTGAGATAGCCGACATTCATCTTCGTCAGCGCCAACTGAAGAACTCGATAGCTGCAAAGATACCACAGTCTTCGAACTTCAGGACCGGTGACTTCAGCCTAATAACGTCACAGCAGCTTGAACTCAACACTGTCACAACTGCTATTCAAATTCATGGTTATGAACCATTCATGGTAGACCTAGTGAACGGGTTGACCTACACATCTTTTGTGTGCAATGGATTGTTCATAGCATTTGCTGCCTTCGACAGGGTCGTCGTTAGGAAGCATTTGCTAGATACAAGAATAACTTACCTTTGCGCTTAAGCATTTAACGATTTCCTAAAGGAGCTCATAATGGGAATGCCTTCACCATCAGCTGGTGTGTACGTCAACGAGATAGACTTATCCCAAGTAGTATCTGGTGCCTCTTCCTCTATTGGTGCCATCGTGGGAGAGTCGAAACGTGGTCCAGTAGACGTAGCCTACCTGGTTACAAGCACGAAACAGTTCCTCGAGTTGTTCGGCAAGCCAGACGCCCGAGTTAGCTATATGCACTATTGTGCCTTGGCATTCCTGGAACATGGCTCACGTCTGTACGTGACTCGTGTGGCTCCAGAAGCTATGTACGGTGGTTGCACGATCTTCCTCAATGCCAATCTGAACGCAGCTGAGCCTTGGGCTGCTGGTGAGTCTGATCCGTTGCTGAAGCCATTTGCTCCTTCAGACCTTATGCACTTCTACGGTGCTGACCCGGGTGGCTGGAACAAAAACGTTGAGGTGCGTGTTTACCCCAACACCAACGAGAACGATGGTACGTTCTTTGTGGACGTGTACCTAGCTACTCAGGGCCAGCCTGTAGAGCGCTTCAAAGTTCACCTTAACTTCCTGCTTGATGGGTACGGTGTCCAGCTGAACGTGCAAGAGCACATCAACAAGAGAAGTGCTCACATTCGGGTAGCTCAGAACTACGATCAAGCTGATTACTTTGCTAGCCCCAACAGGCAATTCATCAACACCGTAGCATCTGTTAAGCTTACAGGCGGGCTTGATCCCCGTAAGGCTACCACTAGTGAAATCATGCAAGCCTGGGACTTGTACCAAGACCCAGAACAATTGGACATAAACATCCTCATAAACGGTGGCTACACCATTCCGGCTATTCAGTTGAAGATGGCAGAATTGTGTGAGTCCCGTATGGACTGCCTCGCAGTTCTCGATGTTCCTTCAATGGAGCAATCACTTCAGGATGCAGTCAACTATCGGCGTAACACACTGATGCTTGACTCCTCATATGCCGCTCTTTATGCACCTGATTACCTAGTCCTCGATCAGTACAACGACATAAAGTTGTACGTTCCTCCCAGTGGTCATGTGGCAGGTGCCTACGCCCGCACTGACAGCGAGTACGAGCTGTGGTTTGCTCCTGCTGGTATGAACCGTGGTCGTCTGAACATCCTTGGATTGCGCCACGTGTACAACCAAGGTGATCGTGATGCTCTGTACGACAACCAGGTTAACGGTACTCGTGTAATTGTCGGTGCAGGCATCAAGATTTGGGGTGCTGACACACTTCAATCAATGGCAAGTGCTTTGTCCAATGTATCGGTACGTCGCCTAATGATCTTCCTTGAGAAGAGCCTTAGCGAGGCAGCACTGTACTCTGTGTTTGACCCCAACGACTACATACTGCGTGCCCAGCTTGTGGAGCTCAGCGAACGGTTCCTGCTGCCTATAAAGAACGCACGTGGTCTGTACGCCTTCGGTGTAGTGTGCGATGAATCGAACAACTTGCCTTCCACCATAGCCGCTGGTGATCTTATCCTGGACGTGTACGTGGATCCTGTTCTTCCAGCCAAGCGTATCCACTTAACTGCCATCATCAACAAGACTGGCGCTAAGTTTGTTAACCAGTAAGGACTAGTCATGGAAATATCAATCAGCAAGACACGCGTGCAGAAGGCCCGAGAAGTTCTAAGGGCTGAAGAACGTCGCAAAGCCTCAGAGGCAAAGGCTTCTGTTCGTGAAAAAGTAAAGCTTCTCAAGGAAAAGAAGAAGGACTTGCTCAAGTCCATGTCTGAAATAAACAAAGCTCAGTTCAAGCAGCAGTCTGCCCTTTCGGAGAAGTTGGCGAAAGTAACCCAGACTCGTATGGAGTTTGAGACTGAGGAGCAGAAGATGCAGGAGCAGCTAGAGAAGCTTGCTACCAAACACGCATCGGACTCAAAGAAGATGAAGCTTAAGGCTCGTCTTGATGATCTGAACTCAAAGCTGGCAGACCTTGGTGTTACTACCGATGTGCCTAAAGACGATTCAACTACTGAAGATAAGGAGTAACACATGGCCAAGCCTACCCTAGGGCAAGTTGCAGCATCAATCCTCGACCCGATGCTGTCTGATAACTTCCAGATGAACTTTGCCAGCGTTCCTACTGGTGCAAACTCCCAACCGTTGCTCATGCAGTGTCGTACTGCTAGCAAGCCCGGTTGGACCCTGACCGCCTTGCAGGTACAGTTGTTCGGCCATACACTGAACCACTCCGGCAACCTGACGTATGGTGGTGACCTCACGTTGGAGTATGTTGAGAACCGTAGTGCACAGATCTCGAAGATCCTTGAAGACTGGGGTAAACTGATTCGTGATCCGCAGACCCAGACCGGCGCGTACAAGTCTGAGTACCAGCGCGATGGTGAACTGACGATCTTCGACCAGAAGGGCAACACAGTTCGTTCCTACATCATTCATGGATGTTGGCCTTCTGCGCTGCCTGATCTGTCCTTCGATGGTCAGTCATCTGCAATCATCGCCCTGAGTACGACTTTCAAATACGACTGGTGGGAAGTACGCGGTGGCTAATCCCGCACTAACTGATATTGCAAAGCTTCAAGCTCTCCGCGACCCATTACTTTCGTTCAAATGGGTCGCGGAGTCCTTACCCACGATCAGTGGTATTCACCTTGAGCCAAGCTTCCTTGAAAGTATAGATCTTCCTTTCAACAATATCTCTATTGCTGATAGCTGGCATGGTGGGTCTGGCTTTACATACTACCCTGGCACCCATGATATTTCAAGTTTCAGCTGCACGTTCTACGAGGATAACCATGCAACTACCACCAAGTGGCTGATTGCCTGGAAAGCCTTGGTTAAGGACATGGACACGGGCTTCTACAACCTGCCCAGTGTGTTCAAGAAGAACATCAATGTAATTATGCTGGACTCGAAGAACAACTCCGTCCTTAAGGCAGAAATGACTGGACTGTGGCCTGCTGAAACAGGCAACTTTGCCCTCAACTACAGTGATTCTGGTCGAATAATCATCACCCAGACCTTCAGTTGTGACGGTCAAGTGTTAACTCCGTTAATGTAAACGAATTTTTTAATGAGGAGTTGCTGATGAACTACGATACCGAAGGAATGGCAAAGATACTTCGTGACCCTGATTGGAGCGACATTGGAAATTTGCCTTCCAATTTCTTCCCGTACTCGTTCAAAGAACTGTATATCAGGCCGTTGACTGTGCAAGAACTTCGACTCTTCTCGAAGGCTGCCGCTCTTAATGACATGTCCCATGTAGTTAAGGCAGTTGACTTATGCCTCTCTACTGAGGCTTCAAAAATCTCAATCGGTGACTTCTACTACGTCCTTATGTGGCTGAAGATTCACAGCACTCCCAAGACTCCTTACGTTGTTGAATGGCATTGCACTGAGAAAGTGTACCGGAACAAAGAGACCGGTGCACTAATCTTCAACGACGCTACTTTCAAGGTTCCTGAGGAACTTGATAAATACGAGCTTGTGGATTGTGGATGCCACAATAGCGAACTCGTGCACTTGACGGACATAGAAATCGTGCAGCTGCCTGAAGAGAACTGGGAAGGTTTGCCCGAAGGTTTTGACTTCCCACGTGCTTCGATCCTACAGGAAGTGCGAGAAGCCCTTAAGGATCCAGAGCTTACATACATAGCTGGGCCAGCGCAGTGGATAGCTCACGGTGATACACTTGCCGAGAAGATCAAGTTCCTTGAGACTCAGAAAAATCTCGACATGTTTGACACTGCTGGCAGCCTTAACGAGTTGCTGACTCATGGCATCAAGGAGACTACGACTCTCCACTGTCGAAATTGTCGAGTTACGTATCCTTTCGATATTCAACTAGAGCCTTACAATTTTTTCCGATAATTCCGGAGCAAGAGTTACTTGACATGCAGTATGAACTGGCTAGGCATAGGAACATACCGCCAGACATGAACATGCCAAGTAAAAGTCTGCTGTACTTTTACTCGAAGTACAAAAGAGATCGTGAAGAACAATCTCCCTAGTACTTAAAAGTTCGTACCTTAGGTATCCCGGAAAAACCACTGGAGTTAGTATGAGTCTTCTAGAACGTTTGCAGAAACGAAAAGACGAGCTAAAGTCTCTGAGGGACAACTCTCCAGATCGCTACGCCTCTCGCATAACCGACGCATTCAAATCAACCTTGGGTGCATTCGGTTCTGCCAAAGCAAGGCCCGAAAGAACTGACAACTCTAGCCAAAAGTTAGTAAACGAGTTGTCGCAGCAAGGTTCACAGAACGAACAGAACCAGCGAGTGAATCAGTTTCGCTCGCAACAGCAGCTAGCTCAAGGTAAGGCACAACTTGGTGCCACTACCAACCTTGACGAGTCTACCCGACTAGGAACGACTAAGATTACTGGTGCCCTCGGTGCCGTAATTATGGAGCTACGTAAGTGTTTCAAAGCCCTAGCTGAAAGCCAAGGTGGTTCGCCCTTAGATAGGTTTAACCCCTTCGACCGTAATCGGCGCAACAACGGCCCGATAGGTCCAAACCCCCCACGCAACAACGTATTAGGCAACGTAAAGACAGTTGCAGCTGTTGCTGCGGGTGGATACGCAGCGTATCAGGGCTACAGTAACGCATCCACACTGTTCGACAGCAAAACTCCTACAGCAGATAAGGTAACAGCAGGTGCACATCTACTCACCGCAGGAGCAGGTGCTGCCATTGGTGGAGTCCTAGGTGGTCCACAAGGTGTCGCATTTGGAGCTGCTGCAGGGGAAGCTCTTGCTACCGCTGGAGATGCTGTAGGTAAGTCTATTGCAGGGTCAGTTGTAGGTGACAACCTAGGTCGTGGAATAGCACTGGTAATGAGTCCCTTCAGTGAGGACGCACGGAGAAGTCTTGTTCTTGATTATCAGAATACTATCCTTCCGGCTATGTCCAATACCTTCGGCCCTGTTATAGGTGCCATTACAAGTTTCGGCAACTCTGTTAAGAGTACGCTTAGTGACTTCTGGAAAGGTACGAAAGATACAGCTGATAACTTGACTGAAGCAGGCTCACAGCTAAAAGAAGGCGTAAGATCCGCAGCCGGTACTGTGTGGGGTGGTGTTAAAGCGGCAGCTTCAAAAGTTGCACAAGGTGATGTTTCAGGTGCAGTCAGCACGTTGAAGACTGCTTCGACCAAAGGCTATACTGAGGTACTAGGTGCTGCCAAGGTATCAGCGGGTCTTGCCCGAGGCAGGTACAATGCTGAAGAGACTGCGTCCATACAGTCGTTGTCTGACAAAGGTGAAAAATTCAGAGGCGGTAAAGGCCTTACGTCAGACACAAAGAACATGATAACTGAGGTTGCCCGCAACAGCGGAGTTGACCCACGTTCAATGTTGACAATGGCTCAGATCGAGTCCGCTGGTAACGCCAACGCTGTGTCTGCAACAGGTGCAGCTGGACTGTATCAGTTCACTGGAGGTACCGCACGCCAGTACGGCATAAAGAATAGGTTCGATCCTAAAGAGAACACTGAAGCCGCAGCACGCTTAATGAAGGACAACGCCGATGCCTTGAAGAAACGGGGCATCGAAGCCACTACTGAGAACTTGTATCTTGCCCATCAACAAGGTGTAGGTGGAGCAGCTGAGATAATCAATGCTGCTTCAGGCAAGGGTCAGCTTAGTGCTAAGACTGCCGAGAACATGCGTCTTAACTTCGGCAACATGACACCGCAGCAGTACCTTGACCTTAACAAGAAGAAAGTTGCTTCTGCTGCAAACGTAGTTGACACAACCACCTACGCTAGTGCGTACAACGAGCGTACACCTTCCACTGCAACACCTTCCACGTTAGGTGTTTCCAAGAGGGACACAACTACTGGTAAAGTTACGGTGGCACTTACACCCGATACTGCTAGGGGTGAGCAAAAAGGTAGTGTGATCTCACCTAAAGCTACTACTGCTACCTCAGAGCCTGCATCTAGTCCTATTGTGTCTACGCGCACTCCAATGGGATCGACAGTCGCTCCGGCTAGAGTTGCAACTGCTTCCGTTGCACCAGTTCAGAAAGTGTCTAAGTCTACTCCCGCAGAGCTAACACCTGTGAAGGTAATTAATCAGACTGAGCCTGCACCAGAGAAACGCGCTGGTGCAACAACTGTCGTTAAATCAAGTCAACCAACTAGCGTACCTGGGTTGGACGAGATACCACCGTTCTTCCCTGATCTTGCTTTAGCTTCAATAATGATGGGACGTGTGTAATGGCTAGTCCACTATTTCTGAACGTTGGGACAGCTTCGCAGCCTACTCCTTCTAGTAAAACCTTGACTGGTGTAGTTCCACACTACCAGGTGAGCCTGGATGTACGAGGAGACGAGACTGTAGGTAGCTCTGGAAAGAAGATATTCCCTATTATCGCCAACTTGCCCGAACGTTTCAACATGGAGTTCTCGTCCCAGTGGGATGCACCCATAGCTAGAACTAGTGCTGGTGACATAGCCTCGGCAGCTACAGGTGGAGCCGTAAGTGCTGCTACTATAAACGCTGGCCTTAGTGGTTCTGGTGTGGGCAAAGCTACCAGAGCACAGTCATTCCAGGTGTGGGAATCGTCTAGTTCGATGAAATTCAATATTGAGCTTGTGTTCAGGGCATTAACAAATTCACAGACTGATGTTCGTGAAAAGCACATAGCACTATTGAAGTTGACTGCACCATCTGAAGGACCGGGAGGGATATTGTTACCTCCTGGACCGAATATCAGAGAGCAAATAATCGACGGCCCTACATCCAGGATAATCACAATGTACTTGGGCCGCTACCTCAAGTTGGAGAACGTTATTATAGACTCTGTGTCCTCTGATATTGCCTGCCTGTTCGACAAAGATGGCATACCGCAGTCAATGACCATAAGCATAGGTGTGTCAAGCTTCTACACAAGTTTCACAACGACCGACATTGACCGAATGTTCACGGTGTAATCATGACCCCAAACTTCAGCTCAAAATTCTACCGTGTCTTTAGCGTTACACCCGACGAGCATGGAATCGACCCTCTGCTCGACAAAATTGTACCGCACTTGAAGACCCTCAGTAAGTACTCAGTTCATCCTGTAACGCAAGATGAACGAGGCGCGCCTGACTTGATCTCACTACGGGAATACGGCACTGACGAACTGTGGTGGATGCTCATGGCCTACAATGGTATTGGCCACTACAAGAACATCGTCGAAGGTGTGATGCTCAAGATTCCGGACTACGCGGCACTAGTTGCAGTGAACAGCCAGAACACTATTCGTCCTGACCGAATCCAACGTGTTATAACCATCTGATATGCTTATCGTAGCAGGACGCATCTTCATTGACATTAAGATAGACCAAAAGTCTATCGACAATGCACCCAACTTGTTCAACACGTTGACCCTAAGTGAGAGTATAGCCTCTCTATTTCCTGCCGCAACTATACTGCTTAACGACTACACAGGCAAGCTTCAAAAAGAGTTAGCCCTTACAGAGGGTAACGAAGTTCTCGTTACAGTTGGTCGTTCACCCAGCGAGCTAAGTACCGTAAGTCGTCAGTACCGTTTGTTCGGTGTTAAGCAGGACATGGCCTCATTCGGTCCAGTCATGCACGTCCATTGCATATATGATGCACCTGACTTCATATCAAAAAATTCTAATGAGCACTACCTAGGTACTAGCTCCAAAGTTCTGCAGTCAGTAGCGGATAAGTGCAAGCTGTACTATTGTGGACCAGAAAAGTACAACGGTCGTTCCATGAACGACAGTCAAAACTGGTGGAACATAAACAGAAGCAGAGCTTCCTTTTCCCAGCAGAACGTAGCCCGTCACGGGTACATGGACAACTATAGCGCCATGTGTGCTGCAGTTACGTCCTTAGGTGAATTGCGTTACCGCAACCTCATGGACGTAATAGAGTCTCCTCTGGAACGAATCGAATACTTGTTTGTTCATGCCGCTCCTCAGGCTGAAGAAGACAAAAAACTGTCTGTCTACCTGGTTGACAAGGCTGAAGCTCACTCTGACGCTGGTCTAATGAACAGTTGGCAGAACTACGGCTCTACAAGAGTGGTTCATTCTCGTCATGGTGATGAATCCTTTGAGGAATCAGTAGACGTAAACACCAGTGGTAAGTACCTTGCGGTAAACGATCAAGTATCAAAGACCATAGGTAAGGCTCGTTTTGACCATAGCCTTCTAGACTGCGGCAATGTTAATGAGAAGTACGAACGAGCCTTCTACCAGAACGTAAAGCAGCTAGCACTGTTTAGCGAACGTGTTAGTGTGCTAGTAAGCTCACCTACTACGGTTCAGTTGCTTGATCCAGTTCTGTACCGTCAGAGTTTCTCAGACCCTAAAGAAACTGCAAGTGTATCAGACATCTACATAGTGGTTGGTAAGACCATACGAGTCAAGCAAGGCATCTATTATGCTGAACGACTTGAACTTGTACGCATGTCTCTTACTGAGAAAGGAGAATCTTCTTTGAAATGCGCCATCACACCCGATAAGGCAGCAGCGTCTGCTATGCCTGAATCCCAGATAGACCCAACTGTTATGACTCAGCCTGGTAAGCCTGGTACTGTTGCTACTCAGCTGGGTAAAGCTACAGACATACAAGCAGCCGCAAAGGATGTTGACACTAAATCGGCCGCTGCAAAAGTAAGTTCGTTGAAAGTAGCGAAGGCTTCAGTCAACATTCTGAGGTCAGCATTAGCCGTTGCGAAACTCGTTAAGGGTGGAATCGAAGGCATAGTAGCTAGCCCAGCTGGAGCAATTCAGACTTTAGGTGGTGCTACAGGGTCTCTTCTGGCTTACAACAAGACAGTGGGTGGATTCGGCAGTGAATACATGCAGTCAGGTGTAGCTGCAATAGAATACGCCGATGCTCAACTAAACAACAAGTCGTTCAATGAGGCCGTTAGGGTTGCGGCACTTACTAAGCCAGGTGGACTAGCCGAGAACCAAGCAGCCATTACTGGTGCAATAGGACTTAACAAGAAGCTGAGCGCAATCTTCAACTCAGGCTCTGAAGTTGTTAATTCCTCAACGTCTATTTATGCACTTCGTAACGAACCAGGTGGTACTCAGGCACTCGATGCGTTCAACGGTAGGGTTGAAGAGCTTAACAAGAACTCTACCGACATAAACAAAGGTCTGGCCGACATGTGGAACGGAAGCGTTAGCCTGTTGACAGGAAAGAGTGTACCAACCATTGCACCCGCGAAGAAAGCCTCCGAGTCTATCTACAGCTTCGTGGATGGGTCTTTGGCCCAGCCTAGCACGTATGAGGCAAAGGTGAAAAGTCCTAGTGACGTGAAGTCTGAGTTCCTTAAGGCCATTACAAAGAAGAGCGAAGACCGGTCGTCACCTTGGGCAGACGAACTTGACATGAACTTTTACAGGGTATCCGCAAAGGCCAATCCTACTGACGTAGAAGAAACGGCTGTTGCCTTGGAAAAGGACATTTCCAACTACCAAGCACAGCAAGCACTAAACTATATTTGATATGTCTACACTATTCGGTGACCAAAACCCTGGACTGTCAGCTTCTCAGCTGTACCAAGCTGTAGTTGTGGATAACAACGACCCTGAGAAGTTAGGCAAGATACGTGCGCGGGTATCGCAGATCTTTGACGGCATTGACGACGACAACCTACCATGGGCAATACCAACCTTCGGTCATGTGGATGGAGCAACCGCCGAATCAGGTATATTGTGCATACCTAAGGTCGGCAGCAAAGTGTTGCTTCATTTTCAAAACGGCTCTCCTTTCCATCCTATATACCAAGGCTACACTGTAGACACAAAGACAAAGCTCGAAGAGGCTGATACAAACTACCCTAACAGAGCTGTGGTACGTTTCAAGAACGGACTCGTAGTTGTTATCGACACCTCCACGAACGAAATTTTCCTTCGCAACACTGGGGACCTTCATGCACTCATTGAAGGTAATCTAGACCTTACCGTAATGGGGGATTTCACTACCCGTGTTGCTGGTAGCATGGAGCAGATAGTTAACCAGAACAGAGTGAGTAGAACGGGGCAAGCATCAATAGACATAGTTACGGGTGATCGTCAAGAGTTGACTGGTGGATCTGAACAGAGCTTCATTAGAGGCACCTCAGGGTACTACGTTAGTGGGAATTACACCATGGTTGCCTCGAACATCTACGAGAATCCCAATTCCGGAGCGCCTGCAGCACCCACAGAACCAACGCAAGAAGCTCCTTATGTGTGGCCAGGAATTAACCGTGGTGGGCTTCCTAATAACTTGTGGGACATACTGCAATTCTGGTAACCAGGCACGAACGTAATTTTAGGCATGTAATTTGAGGAGTTTATTGTGCCAGCAGCAGTTCGTTTAGGTGATGTGTGCACCGGTCATGGCTGTTTCCCTTCTCGTCCTAATGACGAGGGCAGCCCTAACGTCTTTGTAAATGACTTGCCGTCCCATCGTCTTACTGACCACTGGGTTACTCACTGCTGCCCTCCTCCGTCTCCGTGCCACGATAGCGTAGCTGCTGAAGGCTCACCCAATGTGTTCGTTAACGACTTGCCGAAGTGCCGAATAGGTGATGCTGTTGCCTGTGGTTCTACTATGGCGACTGGGTCAAACAACGTCTTTGTAAATGACTAACTCATGAGCTACACTGAACCGATCCTGTTTTCAGACGTCAATCCAGACATAGGGCAAAACAGCCCTTATGAATTGGTGAAGAATGAATCTGCAATCCAGAAATCCATACTGACCATACTAGGCACTAGAAAAAACACAAGGCCTTTTCGCCGTCACTTCGGTTCCTACCTGCAGGATCTGCTCTTCGACCCTATGGATGACTTCACAGGTGAACGGATAAAGACTGAGATCATACGGTCGATAGAAGAGTGGGAGCCACGGGTGACGGTTAAAAGTTCCAAGGTCGTACCAGACTTCGACAAGCAGCTTTACTACGTAGAGATAAGCTTCATAATACCAAAGTTGAACAACAAGTCAGTGTCTCTGGCGTTCAATTTGTCTACTTCAAAATAGGGTCCTCAATGTCTTCACCTCTTACGTTATCACTAGCGAAGCCGGATTTTGAATCTCTAGTCCTGCAGCTTCAGCTGTACCTGGCTGCAAAAGGAACTTGGTCAGACCTGTTGACGTCTTCAACAGGTGAAACCCTTATCGAAATGATGGGGGCCGTAGGTGCCTTCAATCAATTTGCGATTGAATCAGCGGCTCGTGAAGACTTCCTAGAGACTGCAGTACGGGACAGTTCTATTTACGCCATTGCAGACATGCTGGGTGTACGCATTACTCGAAAGTCTCCTGCAAGTACCGGAGTCATACTTACCCGTGAGTCAAACGTAGGCATACTTACCATGCCCAGGTTCAGTGTGTTCACAGTAGATGGTGAGCTGTTCTTTAACCGTGAAAGCATTACGTTCAACAGTGGTGCTACTGAGTCTAATCCTTCAGTCTTGTACGAAGGCACTATGCGGACGCAGTCAATAAGTGCTAGCGCCTCTACCTTTAACAAGATCTATTTGAATGAGCTGGGCTTCGGTGTCTCCGATGCTGACGTAGATGTTTACTTAGTAAACACCTCAACTGGAGAACGTGAGCTTTGGAATCAGACCACCGATGGTATCTGGATAGCCGGACCATTTGACAAAGTTTACTACGATAGCACTACTGGTGACGGCGACACAGCCTTAGCCTTTGGTGACGGCAATCACGGTAAGCTTCCGACTATTGGTTACACCTTGGAAATTGACTATGCGGTAACCAAAGGAAGCGAAGGTAACAATGGTCAGGCGGGACTAAAGATCGAATATCCAACGGATCCAACCATCAAAGGCTTCACTACAAGCACTGTAGCTGGTGGTGCAGATCAGAAATCTGCCTCGTACTACTCAGCTCTCGCACCGTACATCTACCGGGCACGTAAGCGTGCGGTGAATCCATCTGACTACAAAGCCATCGCCACTGATTACCCCAGCGTTGCTTCTGTTACGATCAAGTCTCAACGAGATATTGCACCAGGTGATCTACGCTGGATGAACGTAGTGCGCATCTGTGTGTTGCCTAAAGAGACGGACGTCTACACCACAGTTGAATGGGACGACTTCCTTTCGTGGTTCAGTGACAAGAAGCATGCGGCCGTACACATCCAAACGTATAACCCCACAAAGGTGGTGGTAAACATTCATGTGACACTAGCTCTGTCCCCCAGTGCCGTCTCAGCAGATATAATTCCAACTGTAACTTCTGCAATAACAGCGCTATTTGAGAAGTCTACAACCACTTTAGGCAGGCGTTTAGCTATATCAGACATAACTCAAGTCTGTAAAATAGCAGGTGTTGATTACGTTGACATGGTCACACCTCTAGCAGACCAGGTTGCTACTGATGACTACACGTACTTCAGCCTGGGTACGCTGCAAGTTAGTACCAATTACACTGAAAGGAATTCTATCTGATGGCCGGAGACAATATTCCTTCTCCCGTTGTAAGCTCAAATGAACTGTTGGTAGAAATACTTGGTAACAACCAATTATGGTCTGACCTAGCTGAGGCTTTCAACGAGGTAATGAGTCTCAACGTTGACCAGCTGATCTTCGAGTTGGAACGTATAAGATTCATTCGTCAGGATTCAGATCAAGAGTTGCTGAAGTCAACGGCCCGCATGTTGGGTTTCAATGCGACGCAGGACGTACTCAACCTAAATTCGGATAGCCTGACACGACTGGTATCTCAGCTTCCACTGTATCCGGATCAGAATAGTACAGAATACTTCGTGAACTTCATTGACGTGCTGCTAAACTCCTCCGTCAAGGTAGGCTATCTGTACACTAAGGACTACGTCAATTTCACAACTACGCTGGGTGGGACCCTTATTACAGACGGCGGCGAGTGGTTTAAGACTACGCACATAGAGCTCACCATAGCTCTGTTGAACTTGTCCTCCTTGCTGCTGAACCCAGGTGAGACGTTGCTGCAAAGGGCAATCGAACTATTTTACGCGTACTCTCCGATACCACTTGTAATCGAGAAACTCAGATTTGCCGTTGTCATAGATGATTGGCCTGGTGGTTCTGCCTTCGGTATGGCCGCGAAGATCATCGGTGGACGTACACACACTATTTTGGAATAACAAAGGTGCTAACATGGCTATAGTAGTAACTGACCAAGGCTTATCTGCGATACGAAATGCGGACGTGGGCGGGTTTCTAATAAACCTGAACAAGTTCAAAGTCACTCCGGAGGAAAACTTTACACCTGAGGTTGCTGACGACTCCTTAGTTGGCGCAGTTTTGTATGAAGGTGACGTCAACGAGATAGAAGCACTCGGCTCAAACAGCGTGAAACTTACGCTTAGTTTGCCTAAGAGCTTCCCTCTAACGGGCTCAGTGTTCATCGGCGAGCTTGGTCTGTACCTAGAAAGCGGTGAGTTGTTTGCCCATGGTAAGCTGTCTACTCGTTTCGAGAAGACTTCAGAATTCGGCTTTGACATCTACGTTATCGTCAGTGCCGCGCGCCTGGGCGACGTTATTCAAGTAACGGACAGTCTCAATTGCTCAGTTGCTGCAACTCCTCATGTACGGACCTTGCTTCCTCCTACGGACTCTCTGAAGAATGTAGTGAGTGTGCTTGATGAACTTACTGACTACCATGGAAAGCCTTCCGGGTCATTGGCCGTAAAGTTCGGTAGCGGAAGCCTTAACTGGGCGTTCGTTGGATACACCCGCATGTACACAGGGGTCCCTGAGTCTGTTAGCAGCACCAGTGATTTCAACTTGGACATTGAAAGCTCCGCCGGCTTCTGGCTTAACGACAATGAGGTTGTTATTGTCCAGATTATATCTGGACCTGGTGCAGGTGAATCCCGTAAGGTTAAGTACAACAAGACCTCTGCCTTTGAAGTCTTGGAGAAGCCGTTCTCTGCACTTACTGCCCAGAGCAACCTCTCGATCTGGAGGTCTTACAAGAACCTGCTTCCTACAAGAAGCCCAGAGATTCCTGACTACTTCATGTTGCAGAAGGGACTCAGCAACTGGTGTGAACAGGTAGTGGAGTCTGCCTCAGGTGCCTTAAACCCTTTCTCCTTTAGCCTAGTTGGTAATGGAACTAACACGGTAACCATTCCTGCATCCATTGTGTCTAGCCTGAGTGTGGATACCTCAGCAGGGCTGGCTACCATTCATAAGAATGGCGCATTGGTTGGAATGAACAACTACGCGCTACTATACAACTCAGCTGGTAAGCCAGATCGTATTCAGTTCAGCTCCGTCAATACCACCTTAGATAAGATTGACGTATTGATCTTTGGTTATGACTACTCAGATGGGGCCTCTCTGTATTGGTATGAATCAGAGTACGACGCAGTAGGTACAACCTCGTTCCCTCTACCCGTAATACCTAGCTCTACTTCAGGCATAATTGCGTACCTTGATTCCGTATTGGTGACAAACTTCAGCATCGTCGGTGCGAACTTGGAGTTCAGCTCTCCCGTACTTGGTAAGTTGGAGGTGTTGTGCGTAGTTAATTACTCCGATACTGGCGTAATGCCCAAGCTCAAACGGTGGAGATCCACGACAGTTGTCGGTCAGCACAGCGTAGACACACAGGCTACTATAGCTGCGAAAAAGGATACGCTTGTCTATGTAAACTCCGCCTACGTACCCAAGAGTGAGTACTCAATACAGGACAACAGGTACATTGTGTTCAGCTCTCCTCTGGGAGCCGGAACTGTCGAGACCTTCGTTTACTACTCTGAAATAGTTGAACCAACCGTAGTGTCAACCACTGGGCGCGACAGTGGACCACGGTGGGCTGACCCTGCAGGTGTAAACGCAGCCTCTAACAGCATAGTTGCCTACAGCTATCAAGGCGTTACAGACTCAGCATTAACTTCTTTCACCACGGAACGCGTAAACAATGAGTCCTACCTATTCGTATTCGTGAGTGGTTCATACCAGTACCCGAATCAGTACATGTTTACTCAGTTTACTGACAGGTCAGTGATACGACTCAACGAAGTTTTGCCGGCAGGTCTGGACGTTGACATAATCGCGTTCAAAGAAGTCCCAGGTCCAGGTAGTTTAATAAAGGGCATAATTCACAGGTTTGCACTTAGTGCTTCTACTACTTATACACTACCACTAAGTCTTAGTGCATTGCCATCCAGCTACATGCTGTTCATTGGAGGCGTGTACCAACATCGCATAAACTATGACCTGAACCACACAACTGGCGTGTTGACTCTGTACAACATGCCCGCAGGCATGGCAGGGACAGACTGCGAATTCCAGTACTTCACTTCAGTTGAAGAACCAGGTGTACGGACTGACTTTGGTACCTACATATCTAGCCTGAACACTACTGTTGGACGTAATAGGCTTTCTTTTCCTGTAGAAGATGCCAACGATACACTAGTATTCGTCGGCTCCGTCTATCAGAACAAAGACCAGTATGTAACCGAGACTCTTACACAAGGTCAGCCAACTGGATACGCCAACTGGGTACCTGACACCAACGTCTCCGAAAATGGTACTGAGGTCTGCACCGTCAGCATCCAGAGTGTGATTCCTCCGACCAGGCTTCTTCTACGTAGTGAGTTCGAGGAATGCTGCAATTCAATCTGGGATGTGCTGAACTCTGGAAACTTCGGTGGTGGTGGCGCCAGTGGTGGCGCGACTACCAGCTACAGCTTTACAGCTGTAGCTGGTCAAACATACTTTATCTTACCTCCAGTAACCATAAGCGATCACATAGCAGTTCTGGTACGTGGTGTAGAGCTTGCACCAGATGATTACATACGTAGCGGATCTTCGATTGTTCTTCAGGGTATCGCACTTGAAGCTGGAACACCAGTTGTATTGAGAGACTTTGGTGCAGTTGCTGAAGGTTCTTCAACGTATGAGCTTCCTGTAGCCACACCTACAGTATTAGGCGGGGTTAAGGTCGGTCTTGGACTCGCAATAACTCCCGCGGGTGTATTGTCTGCTACAGGTGGGAGCAGTGGTGGCTCCTCTGGAGGTTCTGTGGCTTCCTACATTGCAGGTACGGATACTTTTTTGGTCGGAGACCAGGTGGGTGCGATTTCTCTGACTATATACACCGCAAAAGTTTCTTACAGGGTACCCGTAGATGGCGTGATTACAACTCGTACAAGTGTCAGTTCTGTTCGCGATGGCTACACTGCGTATGTACAAATTTACAAGAATGGTGCTGCAGTTGGTGCTGAACATTCCAGCTCAAGTAGTACTTCGTCTCCAACCTGGGACGAAAATATAACAGTGGCAGCTGGTGACCTAGTTCAACTGTACACCCGTTCAAGTCCGGTGCCGGAAGGATATCTAGCTCGAATTGCCTTATACACTGGTTTGACCACGAACTTCTTGCTACCCAGCCCGAACCAACCACAGTGAAGCCTTCCCAGCGTCTCTTAAGATAAAGGAAAACAAATGTCAAACGTAAAAGACCTTGTTCATTTCAAGCTAGCCCTTCTGGACGACGTTGACGTAGCCAGCGTAGCCGTAGGCCAATACATATCGTGGAATGGATCGAAATTTGTTCCGGTCACTCCACCAACTGGAGGAGGTGGAACTACTTATGGTCCTGCTACTGAAAGCACCTTGGGTCTTGTTAGAGTAGGGACGGGTCTAACTATCGACGAAGCTGGAGTCCTAAGCGCACCAGAGAATCCAGCATACTTGCTACCTCAAGCAACTACCGTTAGCCTGGGTGGTGTAAAGGTAGGGACGGGTCTAGCAATGGAGCCTTCAACTGGCAGACTGAGTGTGATAGAAGGAGCAGCTGGTGGATGGGTTGATAAACTTTCCCAGAGGTCAGGCTACACGGTGTACCAGAACACTTCAGCCAATCCTATAGCAGTCTTTACGGTTGGAGTAAGCACCGGTTCTTCTAATATGCCCCGCCTTGAAGTTGACTCTACCACTAATTTTCCGTATATTACTGATACGTCCAGCCGGCTGGCTCTATCAGGATCTTCGTATAACAGTTTCTCTGATACCACCCACAGTCAATCCTTTGCCCTTGTACCTGCCGGATACTACTACCGGTTCTATGGGGCTGCTAACATACTTATTGAATGGTTTGAAAGTGCGTGATCCGCTCTCATTCAAAGTTAACTAAGGAAGAACGATGCTTTACCTATTAGATGACCAAGGCAATTACTTCGAGGCGGACAAGAACCTCAACGGTTCTACTGAGCTTCCCGTCCAACGTCCTACCCACGAGTACGACTGGGATGGTGAAACGTGGGTGTTGAATGAGCCTCGTAAGGCGCAGAATGAACAGGTAGTTTTTGAGCTATTCCGGACAAAGAAACTTGCTGATGTGCTTATATCCTATGTAGGAGCCTGCACCCAGGACGTTATCTACACGTCGGTGCTGGAGTTCACAGCAATCTTTCAAGCAAATCAGAACAGCCTAGACAGTCTGAAAGCAGCTATTGATGGATGGCGTACAACTGAAGTTGTGCCCGAGGGGTACTACTGGGTTTCGTCGGACAACGTTAGGGTTCCTTTCAGCTATGAAGACCTATATGGTCTGTTCAATGTGATAGCAACCCAGAGGTGGGAGGCCTATCAACGTCTTCAGGCCGTGAAGATACAAGTACGCAATGCCACTACTATAAAGCAGCTAGACGAAGTAGTGTGGTAATAACTCCGTAATTTTATGTTTTGAAAAGGAATTCACATGGCAACCAAAGTCCCGTTAGTAATGCTGAAGAGCAAAGTCATAACACAGATCGCCGCTAGTGGTCCTGGCCTTCTTGTAGCGTACAGCGATGGTACAACCAGCTCAGTAGGGTCCGTAGGTGGTTCTTCCGGTAGCTCAGGTGCTGCTTCAGTATTTACGCCCAGAGCATCAACTGGTGCAAAGGCAGGCGACATTGCGGTTGAAGGTGGAATCATCTACATGCACGATGGTAGTGCGTGGAGACAGATCTACCCGGCCGTGTATTCGTAAGGAGTATTAATCATGGGAGCCGCTCAAATTGCCCGAACTACTAGTGGCATGCAAATGGAACAGACTGTACCTATCTACAAATCTCGCGTCACTGCACTACTTACTAGCATGCAGCCTTTGAAGCCCATACAAGCTTATGACATGAATCAACTTGTTGCGCTGCTCGCACTCTTTGCGTCGCACACTCACACTGTGGCTGACTTGAGGGGTAAGGACACGTATGGGAGTCTTCCGATCTACACTGCTGCTGGTACTTCAGTTAACGCCGTATCTACGGGTGTACCAGGTGCCCAAAAAACTCAATTCTTAAGTGTTCTAGCTGGTCAGTCAGTTAATGCTGCTCAGTATAACCGTATCCGAGATGCGCTTGAGGAGTTTAGGGATGGTCACTCTCACTACATACTCGACACTACATCTTGATCTAGGAGCACCTAATGGCAACAGAAAACCTATCCACCGTAGTATCAGTAAAGCCTGCAGTTCCAGCAAAATCTGCCCAACAAGCTGTAGACGATGACACCTACCGTCAAATGCTGCTGGTTCTTGATGAACTTACTGATCACACTCATGTGTTCTACGATGATTACACTACTGCGTGTGATTGCAACTGTGATTGCAACTGCACAAGGGGCATCCTATGAAAAGTTTAGTCTTGGTTAAGAGTGGTGAGTACACTCCTAACTTGTTCAATGAGTTCAGCCAGATCGTGAACGGCGTAGCTGGTTCCGAAGATTTCCAAGAGCAACTACGTTTCGTAAAGCGCTCTGACTACACCTTCCGGCTGTTTCGATCTAATGCTCCTGCGGCACCTCTGGCGTTGGTAGCATTTACCCACGACACGTCGAAACAGCCTACAGCTTCTACATTCTTCGCCATCGACCTGAAGTTGATGCAGGATGTGCTAGCTAATCATGAGTTCGTGCTCTTGGGTAGCGTAATAAAGGACGCAGTAATATCTGATGCAGACCTATTGCCTTCCCTACGTTACATAACACGCGACGAAGATGACAACTTGCTTGATGCGGTGTCGGGTAAACGTCTGATCGAAGGAAGTACGGGTACAGGACCGAAGTCAGAGACCGTATTGTCAATGGTCAGCATGATTAAAGCCGGTACACTTCCCATCTACTATCTGATTCTGGACAACGGTAGCGTGGGTGTATCTGACTTCGAGGACTACTTTGATGAAGACGCGAAGTCCACAGTCATACCTGTAAATGATTTCGATGGTGCACTAGCTGAGCACCTCATGCGCATCAACTTTGGACCTGAGGTAACAGTAATTGCGAAGAACAACTTGTTCGTCAAGGGCCCTTCAACTACGTTGGAGTTTTTGACCGAGCCGTGGCTTCAGTACCTTGATGACACTTCGAGGCAATTGCTGCCTGGTCTGAAGATCAGTGGCTCTTGTGACTACGTAGTAGACGGTCCAAGGGTTCACCTTAAGGTCAACAAGCCTGTGTCTACATTGCGGGTAGAGTTCAATCTTGGTAGGTTCTTCTCTCTTGTACAGTCGCAAGAAAGACCGGTAGTCGAATTCATCGTCTACGCTGAATAGCCTGAGGCTGCCATGAAATTCTTCTTCAAAGATAGCAAACATCGGCCCAACCTGTTCTCCTCGGCAGCCTATTTCATGGTCGGCAAAGACGCCGATCTGTTCGGTCATTTTGACTACGGACTAAGACTTGTTCAATCGAATGAGGACTTCTTCATCGCGCAGTCAGGCTGGGAACCAACTAGTCTAGGTACAGATGAAACGTCACACAAAGTAGACTTCAGTGCTATCAAGAATGCACTTGAGACTAATGAGTTCATCATCGTAGGTGCATCAAAGCCCGAAGGTGTTGTGTTCTCGAACAACTTGGCTAAGCACATCAAGTACATAGCTAGAAGTAGGCAGGATCCAGATCGACGTGTTGATGCCTTGACTGGAAACTTTGTGGACATTCAGCACCCCATAAGTGCACTAATGTTCGTCGTTAAGGTTCCGCATCTTGACGCTGCTATTTGTTACATGGATCCAATGTTCCTTAAAGTTGGATCCTTGATAGAGACAACTGCCGAGTTTGAAGAAGTCTATAAGTATCCGGGTGACGTTCGTGACTTCTTGTTGAATCCGAAGTTCTCTAATGCCTCACTCGTGGCCGGTGCGCTTCTTACAACCAACACCTTCGAGCTCACAATACTCGAAGGCTTCAGTGAAGAAGAAGTGGATTTAGTATTAGACTCAAGCAGGGTAATAACCAGCTTGACGTACCAGCGTATACCGTATGGGTTCCGTATAGCTGGCAACAAGGCTAATGGCTTCTTCAAGCTAGTACCAGACTTCGGTCTGTTAAGCAAGCTACACGGCGAGAATTGTGTACTTGAATTTGTAATTAAGAACATGAGTGGAGCCTTCATGTAAGGTTCTGTTGCAACTAAGGATACAAACTATCATGACCGATCTTGTTTCTGCTCACAAATCATCCGACGAGAATGACTCCACAACTGTAGTGTTCACGAACAGGATGGACTTAAAGTCTGGTACGAGAGACGTAAAGTTTGAGCGCGTCGTACCGAAGCCGGGCGAGCGCGTGGCTAAGATCTCTGAACAGCGGTCACGGTATTTGGACTTGCAGAACCTTAACGTCATATTGACTAACGCTTGCAACCTGTCCTGTTCGTACTGCTATGAGCAGCACAGGAAAGACTTCGGTAGGTTTGACGGGCAAGCCTTGAAGAAACTCTACGACTTCTTCGTTGGGTGCAACGACATTAAGTCAAAGGTCTTCACGTTCTTTGGTGGTGAACCTCTTGCCCAGAAAGACCTTATACTCGAATTCCTGTCAACTTATGACGAAGAACTTACCCGCAATTATCCTGACGTGAGCACCAACGTCATAACCAATGGGCTACTTCTCACACCTGAGTTTCTTGATGCCTACTTCAAGCATTCATTCGTCAAGCTCGTTATAAGTCTTGACACTGACAAGGCAGATCTGGATCATAGAGAACTAACTCAAGAACAAATTGACCAGATACTCCACAACATAAGCCTGATCCCGCAAGAATTCCTGGACTCGAAGTCAGTGTGCATACGGTGCACCATTTCGCAAGAAACTGCGCCTCACCTGAAGGAGTTTGTGACGCGTCTTCATGGTCTAGGTGTTCGGTCCTTCGTTATTCATCCTTTGACCATGTCCTTAAAGTCTGGATTCATCGAGTGGGATGAAACGGAATGGATTGCCCTTCTATCCGACATGACTGATCTACTTGAACTCGAGAATATGCTTATTCAGTTTAGTGAAGGTGTTGGCATAAAGAAGCACTCTAACTGTATGGTCGGTTCTGACATGATAGCAGTAGATGCATCTGGAGATTACAGCGGCTGCTACTTCTTCACGAATCAAAAAGCTGCAATGGGCGACTTTACCTTGGGTAACATTTTCCGGGACGAAGTCTTCGTTGATCGTTACACAGACTTCGCAGCGCAGTACACCCAGCACTTTGAGTCTGAAGAATGTGAATCCTGTGACCTCAATAACCTATGCTACCAATGCCCTGCTGGTAATATAGCTACACATGGAAAGATGTTCCGCCCGGATGGTATGTGCAAGAAGGTAGTGTCGCTATTCAATCTTCTGCATGAAACCATAATCAAGAAGGGCTTCTTCCAAAAGAATCGTCGTCTCATGGAGGCTGTTAGGGCAGAAGGCAGGCAAGTCATAACCAAAGCACTTATCCACCTTATGTACACCAAACAGACAGGTAGGAAGCTTAGTCCTGAGGGTTACGCTGAATTAGAGCAGTCAGCTGATCCCGAGAGTTTGGCCAGATGTATTATCCAGCATCCATTAACCTCCATTAGAATACTAGCTGTTCTTGCGGTTGACAGCCCAGGTAAGGCAACCATGAAGCAGTTGTACGAATTTTTAGCTACTAAGTCCTACAAGCCAGTTATTGTGTCTCAGAACCTTAGACAAAGTTCTATCGAGGTAGAAGTGTTTTACCTTACGTTGCTTCATTTCCTTATCCTCAACACTAAGGGAAACAAGATGGAATCAGCCGCAGCTCGGATGAACTATGAAGACTGACCTTGCGTTCTGCACGGACCTGAGTATTTATCTAGGCCACGCATGTAATTTCGACTGCAGCTATTGTGATAGAAGTTACATTCGTAACACCATTGGTGGGCAAGGACTAAACCACACGTTGGTAGACGCCGTAGTTGAGCTAGTGCTAGGAATGGCAGAGGCCGGAACCCTACCCACCATGATTTCCTTTCATGGTGGTGAGCCTCTGTATTACGTCAGGCTTATGCACTCCATCCTGAGTAGAGTCCAGCATGTGTTGACACGCACACGGGTGTTCATTCAAACCAATGGTTCCCTGATCGTGGAGAACGCAGAGTTCTTCCATGAGTTTTCCCATCTTGAAATGATAGTCAGCATAAGCTACGACTTCGCGTTCCAGGGAATCAATAGGACAGAGTTTAACCTTCGTAGTGCTCTGCGAGTTCTGAAGAGCCATGGTATTCGGGCACAACTGCAGTACGTAATACCGTTGGATAACCCGAAGTGCATGTCCTTTGAAGTTGTTAGGGAGATACTGTCCTACACAGCGGAACAGGATCTTGTGAGCCGCATAAACCTTATACCTTTGCGACACATACGCGGTAACGAGAAGTTCCGACTCATCTTGGACCAAGTCGATATGAGCAGCGTGTTCTTTGCACTGCTGAAGTTTGTCGAACTCCTATACGTCATGGGTGTCAAAGTAATAATTGATGGTCACAGTGTGGGCGTAGAGAAAGAATACTTCCACGAACATCCGCAGGTAATATTGTCTCCTGATGGGAAGGTCTATCCAGAATATGACTTCCTAGAGTATAGGATGCACAATACCTGCATCGGTACCTGGTCTAGCACGGGCATCGTGTTGCAGAGTGTGGACGAGGACTCTTTAGTTAATGAGGAGTGCGTGCTGTGTGCCCAGACTCGCGTATGTGGGCTGAAATACCTGTTCAAGGAGTTCAATCGTGCACCAGTTCCGGCTAAGTGCACTGAGTTCTACCGAAGACTAACCATGGTTACCAAGCACATACAAAAGCTAAACACTAATAAATCGTTGGTACATTGGATGGCAGAAAAATGAAAAACATACGCTTGACCTCACTACCTGATTTTGAAAACGTAGTAAACCTCAAACAATACTTTGTGATGTTTGATGGTCTGCGTAACATAGAGTACGATCTTGCTTTCTCAGTCTTCTCCAAGTATCACTGTACGTCAGGGTGCAAGATATGCTACATACAGGACATATGGCAATCAGACTACTACGATAAGTCGAAGGATCCACTCACAAAAGACGTTCTTGAGTTCTTCAGTTACTTCGAGCTCATATGCACGACCGATGACCTATACTTTATATGGCAGGAGCATCCTCGCCTATTCGAGTGGTACCAAGCTAATGGCTCAGTCTTCTCCTCTAGTGCCATGACTGACAATGCCTTTGTTCGGCAGTGGCAGATACTACTAAACCAGGTGAATTTCAAAAACATCAGCGAGATTTCCTTCTCCGAAGAGTTCCTCGCTACCAACAACTGGCGTACTGCAAAATGGGTTGTACCTAGGGTTGCAGAGCTGGCCCGCAAATACCGCATACTTAAGATAAAGGTCATCGTCAGCAAGGCCTCACCTAGCAAGGAAAGTATCGCGTTCCTGAGGGAAATGCGAGAGCTAGGCGTATCAACCACTGATGTGTACGACGACATTAGGCTGAGTCGGAACATTCGCCACGGTGAGACTGACTCTGCAGGTATTGACTACGATGGAAATAGGGTGGACTACTACGGTTCAACGTATCCTTTGTTCACTGAGTCTTGCTACCTCCAGCAATCAAAGGTCTATTCGTTACTGTCCGATTCTACCTCAGGATCTAATCACTTCTACGAACTTGGTAATGGTTTTGACCCCAGCAAGTTCATTGTGGCAGTACTTCAATCCAAAAAGCAGTCGTACGCTCGGTATGCTGCGGCTTTGAAAGGTAAAGTGTCTAACAAGCACACTGACTACTTCAACTATTTGGCAGGAAATTTGACCGTCAATCCAGACTTCAATTTCATACCGTCTGTAATGCTGAGCGCACACTCAACTTTCTACAGTCGTCTATGCGAGCATGGATTCATTGACACTAAGTTTGGACTAGTTTCATCCAAGGCGTTAGCCAACAAGGAAACCCTAGTGCCTCCCATATCATTACCAGCTTCAAAGCAGAAGCTTGAGTACTTTCAGGTCAAGTGTCAAAAAGGACGTCCCCAATGTTAGTGCCGTTTAAGACTGCGTCTGGTGTAAGCTTCTTCCTAGATAACCAGGCAATGACGTTGTACAAAGGTGACAAGACTAGCAAGCTATTTGAGCCCGCAACACCAGTTGACCCATCACTGATCGGAAGATTCAATCACCTTACGAAGTCCAATCTGCCGGAAACCCTTAGGATAAGTCTTGGGCAGGCTTGCAACTACAGCTGCAACTATTGCAGCCAGAAAGACCTTGGTGACCCATCAGAGCGCCCTCCTCGTTTGGCCTCAATGACCTTCCTGGACAGCGTTAACAAGAATCTCGACCTTAGCCACATAAAGAAAATTGAGCTCTGGGGTGGAGAGACCTTGCTGTACTGGAATGACATAGTCAACATAATGGACAACCTAGACAGGGAAGACCTTTCGTGGTACATACCCACAAATGGCACACCACTTCAGATGAAGCACGTAGAGTACCTGTCCAACCTTAAGGGAAGAGTAGGAATTGGTATCTCGCATGACGGACCCGGACACGAGAAGCTTAGAGGCAAGGAATTCCTTCACAAGAAGATCGACGTGCTTAAGGCTATTCAGGAAACTAGAGGCAAGGTTCAGTTCAGCTTCAATCCGGTAATAAGCGCTACAAACTATAATCTCATGGAGTTCAACAACTTCTTCAAAGCCTTCCTGTACGCTGCTGGTCTTGACAAAGTATCAATGAACTTCGAGCTGTGCAGAGCATATGGTGATCAGGGCAGCTCCGAGAATGTTATCAAAGGTGATGACTTACCTTTGTACCGTGATGCACTTCGTTTGTTCCTAGACGCCCATTTGGAGCAGTTCAGAACCGCGGGGTACACAAGAGATGGTGAAATGCTTATGACTAATCTGTTCCACACAGGCATAGGTGTTATACCTCTGTCCAGGTCTTTCCGCAATGAAACTGTTCCTCTAACAAGCACTAACTGTGGGGTCGATGACTCCAAACTGCTAAGCTTGGAACTGAATGGTTCTGTCAAAGTCTGCCAGAACACTGACTCCCGTTATTCAAAAGGCAACATAGCGGCCTTACAAGACGTGGTAATGACGGGCGTTAAGTATCGAGTGAACTCAGTGTGTAAGGACTGCACTGTAGTTAGACTATGCAAAGGCAGCTGCCCTATTGATACTGGGGACGAAAATTTCCAGATTAACCACAACGTCGAGCTTGTGCATTACACTGAAGTTCTGTTGGCCTCACTACGCTTGTTGTTCAGGCAAGACGTAGAACTTCAAGGAAGTATACCATGACACTATACGAATTTGCCAAGTACGTTGAGTCGTTAGCTGGAATCCGGAATCTCGACGAACTCAATCCAGTTGAAATTCGTCTGTCAAACCCTATAACTGCTGCGTCTGTAATTGTCATAGCCAGCGTACGAGAGCCTAAGTCTGTACTCATTCCTCTAAATGGAATATGGGTGTGTTGTGACCCCAGAGGAGTGAACTACCTCAAGGTGTACAGGCTCGTATCCTTTGTCCCAAGTGCATCGTTCGAGTACACGTGGGAAGAGCAAGACAACCCAAATGACATCTACGACTACACGCAGTCGTACGCACTTCCTTCTGGTGAAGTCGGTCCTCCTGGTCCAGCTGGTCCTCCTGGTTCAGCTGGTCCTCAAGGTGCTAAAGGCGACAAGGGAGACAAGGGTGACACTGGAAACGTTGGTCCTCAAGGCCAGCTAGGACCTGTTGGTCCTCGTGGTTTTGTTGGACCGCCTGGACCTGTTGGTCCCGCGGGTGAAAGTAGCACGGGTATAGAGCTTGCATCTCAGCAAGTTGGTGCCTATGTTGCGAACCACGTATACCAGAACAACTCCGGCACAACGTTGGTATTCATGATTACTGACCAAGGAGCCTACGGTATAGGTACCACGTTCTATATAGGGCCAGCCTCACCTCCAGATATGGTGGCGGGTTCCTATGGGCGTGGAAGTGCCACGTCTTCGCATAGCGGCTGGTCTATGACCGTTTTTGTGCCGAATGGTTGGTATTTTCAGCTGCAAGGTCAATGTACTTCTTGGTTGGAGGCCTCTTTTTCCTAACCACGAGTATGATAATTTTGTGGTATTGAAAAGGAGATTCAAATGCCCGTAACTCAGAAGCTTAAGCAAGAGGCTAAAGGATTTGTCCAGAGCTATAAAGGACCTTTCCACTCACTTAACGATACCATGCGAATCCTGATGATGGTAGTTGTAGCAGGGTTGCTGTTTTACCCTGACTTCACCATGCTCAGAATTGTGCAGTACGTTCTAGGCATTCAGGTAGCACTGAGCCTGATTTCCCACGTGACCCGCAAAATGCTCTTCCCCAAGGTTGACATTGATGTGTTCTTCGAGAAGTCTAAGGAAGAGCCTATGAGTGCAGCCATAGCGATTCTGGCGGTTTCAATGGTGCTAGCGACCCTGATCTTTGTGTCTGGTCACTTGTTCGGTGGTGTGGGTCAATGAAACTCTGGTGTATACTTACTCTGGTAGCGTTAACGGCACCAGTTGAGGCTACCGAGACTATACCACCTAGAGCAAAGCCGCTGTTGCCTACAGTTGTAGCGTCTATAAACAAGTACTGGCCTGACTTGCCTTTGCGTTCGTTCATACCAGCCTTGAATGAGTTAGAGACCTGTATTTCTCTAACTCATTCAAGGTGCGGGTCCAGCAAGGCGGAGCTCAAGACTAAGAAGTGAGCCGGTGAGATCAAGGATCTCAGCTTCTGCAGCAAAGATGTATAGGAAAAATCTGTCAGTTCTCGAAGCCATGAAGAAAGGTAGGGCAAAGGCCCAAAAGGAACGCGATTATTATTCCCAGATAAGTCGTACACTGGGAGGAAAGGAAGTAGAGGTTAACCGAAATGGTAAAGTACGAATTTTTAGGTCTCAGAGGCAAGCCGCGTTTTATCTCAAGTGTCATCCTCTTGTTGTCAATAATGTTCTTCACCACAAACGCGGCGTATTCTCAGAGTCTATCAAGCTCCGATTCCTTAATACTTAGCAAGTATCTTCCCTACAAGGACATGATAAATGAAAATATGACTAGGTACTGGCCTGACTTGCCTTTGCGTTCGTTCCTTCCAGCACTTGTAGAAAAAGAAACTTGTATATCGGCAAAGCACAAATTCTGTTGGAGTCCAACCGCAGAACTAAAGACTAGTCGAGAATACGGCTTCGGGTGGGGCCAATTCACTGTAGCGTACGACGCTGCCGGATCCGTACGCTTCAATGCGTGGGAAGACGCGAAGAACTCCCATAAGGATCTAGCTAATTGGGAATGGGCTGATCGTCTAAATCCAATCTTGACTATCAAGGCAATAACAATAAAGAACAGTGTAGCGTGGCGCAAGGCCACGTTCCCAACTGCTACACCTATTGATAGACTGGCCTTCGTTGTGTCTGCCTACAATGGTGGTTCTACCTATAAGGATCGCATTCTCTGCTCTCGGACGAAGAACTGCGATTCCGCCAGGTGGTTCAAACAACCTGGCAAGCTAGCAGTTGCAGATGTTAGCACAAAGTCCAGAGTACCCGTTAAAGGCTATGGCCAATCCTTCTACGACATAAATCGAGGTTACGTGGTTCATGTTCTGACTAAACGTAACCTCAAGTACATTCCTTATACAGGGTGACCTATGCCTGAAGCAATGTTAGACAATCTCCACAAGCAATTTGGAGTTCCTCTACCCAAGATAGAGAAGATGTGGGAGAAGGCAAAGCTAGTAGTTGAGAAGCAGAGTGCCGGTAAGAAAAACTATGCACTTGTAGTCCACATCTTGAAGAACATGGTGAGGGCTGCTTCAAAGAAATCATCTGTGTCTAAAGTGTGGCTCTCGGAGGCAGCCCAAAAGGCTAACTCCAAAGTCAAGCCGAAGAAGAAAGGCAAAGCTCCTGACTGGTGGACTAAGCTATCTGCGGAGCGTCAAAGTGCATACCTGAAGATGCACCGTAACTCCTCAATGGTTGGTGTGCTAAAGGAAAATCTGAAGCCGATTAAGGATAAGAAGGCAGCCCCTTCAGCTGAGACTAAGGCCAAGTCGAAGCCTACTGGTACAGACTCACTTAGGTCTGTCTCACTTAGGTCTGTGGTTGACACGCGTACTGAAAGTGAAGTTGAGGCTGATAAGAAGGAAGTAGCTCGGCAGGAGAAGGTTGCTGAAACTGCTACTGCTAGCCCTGTCAACCCTACGCAGAAACAACGCTCTGTATTCCGCAATCTCTTTAGTGCAGGCAGCAAAGCAATTAGGAGCGTTCATAGCTCAGTTAAGACTTTCATAGGTGGACCTATTGAACGGGCCAACGATGCACTTCAGCGCTACTCTGAAGCAGAGGACAATAAAGGCTCAGGTCCAGATGGTCTGGAAGATGACGAAGAACCTGTAGAGCAGAAGAAGTCAAAAGCTATGGGCATCTTGGGTAAGATTGCAGTTGCTGCGTTAGTAGCAGGTATCGGTGTGGGAGTATTCATGCTTGCTCCTTCGTTTGCACCAACACTTGCTGAAATGTACTTCGCTCATGGGCGTTCTCTGAGTGCTTCCTCAAAGTTTCCGACAACGGTTGATGACTTGACTAAGGACTTCGTTGACTGGCTAAGTCATCAAGACGTTGAGAAACTGGTTGCAGAACACAAGGGTGAATCGAAATGAGTAGTTTTTCTACCAACATAAATCTTTTGGACTTCGCCATAACCCAGAAGATACATGCGATATCACTTGGATACACTGACCTAAACCCAGTACGATGGAATACTCTTGGACCTACGTACCAGGACGCCATCTACTCTGGTTCAGTTCGTAGGTTAATAGTTGCCTCTGCGAATTCTCCAGTATTTCCGTTTGGCACTAACCCAATTATCTGGTTCAATCCATCCACCTACACATTCTACAAGAGCACTAACTGGAAAGGTGGAACAACGTGGGAAGTTGTTTCGTCATTCATGGAGCTGTTCTCTGAGAACACAAGTGGCATAGGTGGATCAAACAACTCCGGCTTCGTTAATGGTGTTGCACAAGTTTCAGTAACCTTAATAGGCTCTCCTGCTGATCCTAATGAGGCCGCAAATAAAGCTTACGTTGACCTTGCAATTGCAGGAGTAGCTAGCGGTGCAGGAGGAGCCTTGTATGGCGAGCCAGTACAATCAATAGCAGACCTGAGAGCTATCGACGTCTCAGGTCTACCTGATAAACATATGCGGTTATGTGAAGACGCGCATAAAATCTACTCGTATGACCTACAATCCACTGGGATTCCGGACAACGTGTACATCGTAGCGCCTCTAGCTGGAACTGGTCGTTGGATTGCAGCTAATCCTATGGTTCTAGACGGCGGCGTTATCTAACCAAATTTACCTCAATCCTTTTTTTTGGAGAAACAACATGTCGAACAGACTTCAGCTTCGTAGAACTACCACCCCGGGCGTGCCCCTTCTGGCTTCGTTGTTGACCGCTGAAATGGCGATCAACCTGACTGACAATGACGTTTACTACAGCAATGGTAGCGCCGTCATTCAGTTGAACGCTGCCGCCAACATCCGTACCGATGCAAACCATCGCTTCGTTACCGATGCAGACATCAGCTCGTGGAACACTCCGTATATCTTGCCTGTTGCAGATGCGACTACGCTGGGTGGCGTCAAGATCGGTTCCAACATCCAGGTTGATGTGGACGGTACCATTAACCTGAGTGTTGCCAACACGACTACTCTTGGTCTGTTGAGTGCTGCTGACTGGAACACCTTCAACGGCAAGCAAGATGCACTGGGTTATGTACCAGTCAATCAGGCTGGCGACACCATGATGGGTAACCTGGTGCTGGCCGGTGCTCCTACCGCAGCCAATGAAGCCGCTACCAAAGCCTACACCGATGCGGGCGACCTGCTGAACCTTCCGTTGACTGGTGGCACCATGTCTGGTGCCTTGATCCTGAACGGCGCTCCGGTTGTTGGTCTTGGTGCTGCTACCAAGGACTACGTTGACAGTGCCGTTAGCGATATCAGCGGCTCTTACGCTCCTCCGGTGCAAACTCTGGTTGACCTGTCCGCGCTGGTTCCTGCTGGCTTGGAAGACAAGCAGATGCGTCTGGTTGAGGATTCGGGTGCCATCTACCGCTTTGATACCACCTCTACTGACACCGCTGACGGTGTGGACGTCATCATCCCCGATACGTTGCCTTCAACCGGTCGTTGGATCAAGGTTCAAGCTGCTACTCAGAACCACAATGCACTGAACGGTCTGCAAGGTGGTGCTCTGAATGACTACCTGCACTTGACCTCTGCTGAGAAGAACGGCTACGACGCCCACCTGGCCGATGGCGTTATCCACCTTACGGGCGCGCAGTCCACCTGGTTGGGTAACATCAACGCGTCCGCTGCGGAAGTGAACTATCTGGTCGGCGTTACTTCCGCCATCCAGACTCAGTTGGACGGCAAGCAATCCGATCTGGGTTACGTGCCTGTTAACAAAGCCGGTGACACCATGCTGGGTGACCTGGTTCTTGCCTCAGATCCGTCCAGCGCGATGATGCCTGTGACGCTGCAATACCTGCAGAGCTACGTCGTTGACGGCGGTCAGTTTTAACCTCTGAGTAACAAGCTCATCTCGTAGGACAGGGCTGGCCAGCCTTTCCGTGTGCCATAGAGACACACAGATCACTACGCGATGAGACCTGGTCCACGAAGAACAGGGAGGAACATGGTAGAAAAATTTCTACTACGTATCATCCCGCAAACGGAGTCTTGGAAACGTAGGCATACGCAAAATGCTACTAATGCGCGACAGTGCTAAGCTGTTGATCTACTTTTGACCTATATAGGTCGAATCGAAAATGCTGCTATCCCAACTAGCTTACATAAGCGAAAACAGAGGGCCACATGGCAAACAAAATTCAAGTCAAAAGAAGTTCAGTACCGGGTAAAATTCCAACTGTGTCAGATATTGGTGCCGGAGAACTTGCAGTAAACACTGCCGACTCTAGGATGTACTTCAGCACTGGTACTTCAGTTGAAGAGCTAGCAAGAGTGAAAGACATTGAAAACGTTGTTGGCACCGCTAACCAGATAACGATAACGGACGTTGTTGCGGGTAACACACAAGTTGCTCTTGCTGCTAACGCTCAGATACCTGGACTCTCAGGTGTGTCTGTTCCTACTGGTGTAACAGCCGATCGTGCTGTTGCGGCGCCTGATGGAACTATGCGATACAACTCTGAATTGCTTCAGCTTGAGGCTAAGATTCAAGGAACGTGGGAGCGTCTACTTTCGGGCTCTACTGACAATGCAGCAGTTGCTCTACGAAGAACGATTACACAGAATGCTACTACAACTGACACTGCAGTTCCGTTCAATGTAATAGACCTTAACAACACACCGTCTGACTTTACCATAGCTCCTGCGTCAATAACGGTCCTGAAATCTGGACTGTATTTGATGGGCATCGAAGGTGAGACGATCCCCACTACTACTTCAGCACTGGTTTCTCACCAGATGAAGGTTAATGGTGTTGCAATACCTAACGGTCTTGTTACTATAAATTCCAGATCTACACGCATGACGGTAAGTAAGACCATACCGTATTACCTGAATGCAGGTGATGTAGTTAGCGTCTCGGTATTTTCAAGCGCCGGCACGGGAACCGTACAAATAGGTTTCTCGATGTTGATCTGTAGTCTTCGTGGAACTCCCGGTCCTGCAGGTATGCCAGGTGGAACAACTACCTTGATGTATCCTGCTGCTACCTTTGACAACCCCAACAACACCAATTGGGTTATCAACGCACTGGCTCCTGTCACAGTTGATGGTACGAATAACTCACTGTCAGTACGAGCCTTCGATGACACCGTGGAAGAAGGTGTTGGTCTTACGGTTTACGTACCACCTTCTAGCAGCACACTTACGTTCAATTTCACTTATCGTTGCGCCACTGCTCCAGCAACATCCCGTGCTGTTGCACTCTCTTTGTACTACAAGGTCATAAACCTAAATGCAGCTGTGGGTGCATGGTCTGCTAGACTTGCCGTTGCAAACGTTTCGACTTCGACTAATGCTTTCTACCAAGTACTTCAAGTGTCGCTTGATCTAGCTACACTTGGAATAACTCCTGGTAACACGTACCAGTTCGAGCTGACTAGGAACTCACCATCCGCAACAGACACGCTAGCCGGTGATTTCCTATTGCTCAATACGTTGCTCTCCTTTACCTGAGAATAGCAATGAGCCTCTTCTTCGGTGACAACAACTACTGTTACGTACCGTATAACGCTGCCTTAAACACGTTAACCAATGCCATAAGCATCTGCACATGGGTTCACCTAACCCAAAGCCAGTCATTGCAGATGTTCATAAATCGCGCTACTGGTAGCACGGCGGGTAGCATGGCGGGTAACGAATGGTGGTCACTTAACTTGAGTGGTATGGCACCACGTGCTCTTATTGGTGATGCAGCTTCTGTCACTAATGTACGTGCACCTAGTGCGTTGTCGCTAAACACCTGGTATCACCTTGCGTTCACCTACAATGGTTCCTCCATACTTCTATACCAGAATGGTGTAGTTGTTGCATCTGGAACTCGTAACATGACCTTCGGAACAGACACCACGGGCATTGTGGTAGGGCAAATGCCCAAGGTGCAGGAGACACGAACATCCAGGAGTTTACTCAAGGGTATCTTGAGGACATGCGACTGTATAACAGGGTTCTTTCAGGCAATGAGATACTTACGATCCTCAGCAGTGGGTCTAAGGACTACATAAACAATGGACTGTTGTTTAAGCTTAGCATGGACGAGAGACAGGAGAATGCAGTTGCTGCGGGTGTAAGATCAGTAGTTGATAGTGGTCCGATCGGTCTACATGCAACTCCTTATGGTTCGTGTCTGTATGGTCCTAACAGTCACACCACCAAACGATCACCTTCCCTTCTGTAAGAATTTCCGTGATCCTATATTCAACGGTAACAACTACCACCAATACTGCACTACCCTATCCAGTTGCAGGTGAATACCTGCATTATCAAGCAAGAGTTCCACATTAAGATCGGATACCACAATGGCAAATGTTCTACACCGACAGTCGAAGTTAATGCTTACAAGCGTAAACACTCCGGACTACCCAGCGTCTGAATGGGTGGTAAATCCTGATCTAACTGCTGTTGCCGGGGTACCTCAAAAGTACTGGGCTATTGACACTCAGACTATTGTGGACCAACAGATGATAGGTGTCGAGGAAGACGACGTTACACCCATCTACGAGACTGTTACAACGTATGTTGACACCTTAAGGCCAATGACTGCGGAAGAGATAGGCGCTTACGATCTTGTAAATCCTGAAGTTCCGTCGTTCAATGGCCGTTTGTTGGATGGTACGCCTGGCCTATTTCGATGTTACTGAGCAACAAGCCCTGGCCGGCCATCAACAACGTCAACGCAACCTTTGCTCTTGATACCAAAGGTGCGCGTAATTGCTACTTGGACTACCAAGGGCAGAACGGTATTGACAGTGGTTTTGTGCTACCCAATGACTCCTTGTTGCGTGAAGTGTCAGTATCGTTCAAGAAATATCTGTCAGCTCAGGTTACCGTGTTCTTCAGAGACACAGTTACAAAGTCAAACCTTGCAGCCGTAGTTATAAACTCCGGTCTTCGCACAGCTGTGGTCAAGCTTGACTCCACTAGAATTGACGCTACTTCCATATCCTGCTACTTGGAGAGCACCTCCAACGTGGCGAGTCCGATTGTAACTGCGACGTTCTCGCAGTGTAACTAAAAGGTGACGACATGATTAGAAACTTAACCAACATATCAGCTGCAGAAGTAGCACTTGACGACTTCAAAGGCAAGGTTGTAGCAGTAGGCGAGACGTTCGACGGACTGATGTTTGGTGACACAGTTCTGAAGGACTCTGAGTTCATAGCACACGCACTTATCGAGCACAAGCTGACACTTACAGATGGGATCGCTACCTATTCTGGGCTAGATGCTCTCTATGTGATAATGGACGTAGCACGGCAATTTACGGTTGACGGTAAACCGATTACCACCTCTTCAGATCGACCAAAAGACACTTACAGGTGTTTTACGGGACGTGGTGACAATGCCCATATAGGTGAAGGTGCTGATCTTTTGTTTGATGTTGCTCCTGGGTCATCCCAGTCCATTGACATAAAGTTCTTAGATAACGTGTTCATCAAGGATGGAACCATCGTCTACCAGAACGCGGAGCTTGGTACTCACCTTGACATAGAAGTTATTGCAATGCCCAATGTTCCTTTCCCGCATCCTACGCATGAAGGTACGTTAGACTTAGTCGATGGTGCATTCGTAGCAAACGCTACTAACACTGGTGTCTACATGTCGGCACCTATTGAGGTCAAGCTATTTAGCTTCATGAACCACATGCACTTGCTGGGAGACGATCAACAACGAGTTGATTCGCCGGAATCATTCCAGCTTCACAGCCTTTACACACTTCGCTGCACCCTTGTGCATGTAGCAGGAGCAGCGCAGAATCTTAAGGCCGCCGTTACAATAGGCATGTACCGTGCCAGGACTCTCTAAGGTAATCATCAATGCTTCCCATATCAGTAATTCCTTTTATCGTGAAGTACAAGAAGCCTATAGTGTACTCGATAGGTGCAGCACTTGTAGTTGCTGGATTGTACTTCGCCATCGCAGCAGTTTTGGACTCGTACTACCAGAAGGGTAAGTCTGAGGCTGACAAGGTCTGGATAAAAAAGTACAACAAGGACGTTACACGTCAGAACAAGCGTATCGACGAACTTGAAGCACTTTCCACCAAAGGTGCAGAACGCTTACGACAAGTACGAGACACAGCAACACTGTTTGTGGACGCGAGTGTAAAGAAATGGAAGACCTTAGAGAAGGAAGCAGGTGACAAAGTCAAAGTCACTGTAAAGTGTCCTGCCCCATCTGCAGTTAATACTCCTACTTCTCAGGCCCCTCAGGAAGTCCAGTTGCAGCTTGACACGAAGGACTTGGTACTACCTCCTGGTTACATAAAGACGTGGAACACGATAAATGAGGTCACACAATGAAAGCACTTATCATTGTACTGGTTCTTCTGTCTGCCTGTGGGACAACAGCTCCTGTAGTTATTACACCCATTGGAGCTTCAGATTCAGTTAGCCCTGTGTCAGGTGCAGAACTTGCTAAGGTGAAGGAGACGGTCAACATAGACAGAAGTCTTTTGACTGAGTGTGGGTCCTTCACCAACGTAGCGGTAGGGGCTACGTTAGATGGCCTGCTAAGCGTTCATGCCGCAGATGCAGTTGTTATGCGCGAATGCGCGACGCAAACCTCAGAGCTAGTGAAGTTGTTGAAGGAAGCTCTCAACATAAAGTGATCTACACTTATCTAGGACAAGAAAAAACCCGGCTTTTGCCGAGTTTTCCTTTTAGGCTAGCCGTCTACTCAGGTGTACGAGTGAAGAAGCTCCAACGAGGCAGCATCTGCAACTACCCGTAATCCTCTCTTGAGGTAGTTATCCTCAAGAAGGAAGAAAGAGTTACCCTTTAGTGGTACCGGGTTGCTAGAGAGTAGTATGGGCAGGATGATTGCGACAGGCATGTTAAGGACACGAAGTTTACTTAGCTGGAAGTGCCGGCAAGTGCAATGCTCAGGTCAGCAAGTGACGAGTCTTGCGTAGGTGCCACGACCGTTAGAACATCACCCGGCACAAATGACTGTGCTGCACATGCACTGAAAGTAGCGGCAGTACCAGCTGCTGCAAAAGTCGCAGTAGAGAAGGTAGTTCCATTCTTCTTGAATTCAAAGGCTGCACTAGCTGCGGCCGCAATGGCAGCAGTGAATTTTGAGCCTTCCATGTTTGCGGCCAGCAAGAAGTTGCGAACTGCCGTGAAGCGCAAAACTGCAGCCGACGAAGTCGGCTTTCCATCAACTTGCGTTGCTATGTCGTAAGGCATGGATGTAACTGAGCCTGAGAGCAATTCCTTCCAGTTAGCAAGCGTTGAGGCCCCCGCGGTCTGAAGAATGTAAGACTTTGACAGGTCTGTACGAATCGCCACGTCACCGACTTCAGCGGTAAGTGCCAACATCGCAACTTGACTTGCAACGACGAACGTATCCGAGATCGCAATTGAAGGAACCTGCGAATCAAGGATCTTGCCCTGAGCATTAAGCGTAGCAATGCCCGAGTCTACACCTTTGATTGCATTGCTGTCAATAGCAACCCAGGCAGAACCAGTATCGTCCCAGTAGTACAGACCTGGCTGCGACTGCCCTGAAGCAACTGTCAACTTGAACACTTGACCATCAAGAGGTGAAGCTGGGAAGGAAGAGTCGGACTTGAAACGGAAGCTAACAGCGGAACCCGTAGCGGTTAAGGTAAATCCATCAACTAACATTGTGATACTCCTTGAAAGGTTTGTACAACATGCAAAAATTATGAACCCACTAGTGTAGTGAGTTCTTGGCTATGTGCTAGCAAATGACTCTGTTGGTACGTTGAAGTTAGCCGTGTATCTTGCCAGGCCTTTGGTGACCCGTACTTCATCCAGGTATCCAACGAAATTCCGTTTGTACTGGTAGTTCCACCTGCCCACGCTTACAAGCTGTCCTGATCCCACACAAGTTGAAGCCTGAGCGATAGTAGCGGTACCTTGAAGTACACCATTGACAAAGATGCGAACGGTGGTGCCAGAACGTGTAACCGCTACGTGGTACCATTGGTTAAGCGCAAACGCGGCGGTAGTCTGCAGCGTGTACTGCGTACTAGCCCCTTGTGACATCCACCGGTAAGCAAACTTCGAGGTATTAGAGGTACCTGACCACTCTAAGATCCATGAGGAGGAGGAAGCAATTGTGCCCACGTGGATTATTGCCTGACGACCCCAACCATCATCATTGGGTACAGATGTCTGCGTAGGATAAACCCAGGCCTCAGCTGTGAAGTCACCCTCAAAGCTAAATTTGCTTGAGTAAGGTACCTCAAGTCTTGAGGTGGCGGCAGCCGTGAACTTGCCTACGCTTGAACCAAACTTCGACACCAGAGTGCTGGTAGTTACGCCCGCACCTACTGTTGCGGCAAGTCCTGTTTCCTCAGTAAAGACAGTTCCACCATCAGGACCATCCATGTGGAGCAGCAAGGAGACGTTGTCCCAGTACTCGTCATAGTTCACAACTGGGGGAATTACAGTGATGGCAAAATTAAGAGGTGCCAGGAAGATTAAACCCATGATATAGTTCCTTAAGAATTTGGAAAACTTGTTTGATTGTCTGCAAAGTTTGATGTGTAGCGACCTACACCTTTAGTGATACGAACTTCATCAATCTTCCCTCTGAAAGGTCTTTGCTCATCCGTGAAGACAGTTCCACCACCAAGACCCATCCATACGCATAAGCCCCGCACAACCTTGTCCCAGTATGGATCAGGAACGAGCTGGTTCACCTCACGCAAAGCACTTGATTACTACTTGCCCTGGCTGACCCTCGGTGCCTATCAAGGCTGCTTTGTCAACGTCCAGAGAGCCACCAGGCAACGCACCACCGGGCTCTGCCACGACGTTGAAAAGTGGTTCGTAATAAGAAATACCTCCATTTCCACCACCGCCACCAAGGTAACCACCGCCACCGCCACCCCCCACACCATAGCCATACGGCTCGCATCGTACACCACCAGGTCCACCTTTGCCGAAGCCGAATTCTCCAGCTGCACTACAAGCATTGTAACCTGCCAGGCCATCTGAAGTAAGTGCTACACTTACAGTGTCCATAAGCCTACCGTTCTTACTAATTACGTTTGGGTTTCCACCAATATAAATGTTATTGTTAGCACCTGCACCTGCACCGGCAGCTGCAATTAGTTGTCCTTCCCAAAGTATTGCCGAGGAACCTCCACCCTGACCTGCCACATAGGCGTCCCCACCACTATTTACGCCCTTATGACCTACATAGATAGCCAGCAAATCTCCTGGAGTAACTGATAGGAACCCACTTACAAATGCACTTGTACCACCGTGCTGATTATTACCACCAGTACCACCACCGCCGCTCCACACCTTTAGTAGTACGGATATGCAGTTTTCTGGAATTAGGAAGTATTGCAAGGCACCTGTGTAGTCGAAGATTGTGCTGCTCAACAGTTCTCGTACCACAGCTGCGTAGGGTTTGACCAAGATCTTCATGTTAGTAGCCTACTCGTATTGAACAACACGCTTGCGCGGACTTCTGACCGAATTCAGTTAACAGCTGATACACGAAGCTGTCTATTCCTCGGTAACCAGCAGGAGGCTTGTAGTCCCAACCAAGGTGGTAATCACATCTACGCAATTCACCATACTTGACCGTGTCTAGAACCTCAAAGTCCAGTCTGTAGCCACCCTGGAACATGGCCTGCGTGGCAAGGACTTCCAAGTCTACGGGATTGGCGCCTTGGATCAAGAGCCTACTAATGTCAAGGTGATACCATCCATCGAAGGAATCAGTTGCACGTAGAAGCACAGTCATGCCCACGCTCATAGGCGTTACTGAATCCACGAGTGCTAGAATTGGTGCGCCAGCTTGATGCGACGATAGGTACTTCTGCACAGTGTAGAGGTACCTTGAGTCTTTTGTGTACCCTACTTCGTTCTCTAGCCAGGTACTGTAGAAGTTGGAGTGGACAACTTTGAGCTCTTGTCTCTGTAGTATACTGTCAATGTACACCTGAATAGAATCAATGGGCATAGCCCAGAAAGCACTGGGTAACTCCTTACGTGTTACCTCAGAAGTTTCCCGAATAAGGTACTCGTATAGTAGAGTGTTTGAGCCATCGGCTGATAGACTGGGTATGTTAAAAGTCAAGGCTGGTGCAATTGGTATGAAGTGCCTGTACTTCTCTGCTGTTATGATCTTCAATTAGCCACCATTCAAGTAACGATTTATCTTCAGCTGCGTCTTTGCAATCCGTAGTGGCCCCATTGACAGATTCCATGCATAAGGAACTATGAACAAGTCATTCGGCCCAACAGAGGAGCAGTACTTCAGCACAAACACGTCTGGGTATACCTTCCACAAGTAGCAGCCTTTAAAGGGCACATACTCTTCAGTCATATCTGCATGACCTGAATTTCTTGCAGCGTCGAATGCATCCAGAGAGTCAGAGTACAGACCCTTGAGCTCGCAGGAGCCGTAAGGCGGGCAGAATGTCACTATGTCCTGCACAATCTCAACTTGTGCACCATTCATTACCCGAATGTCAGTTATGCGCCTGCTGAAACTTCCTGTGCTTACCTTGATTGCGTTTGTGGTTGATATCTTGGCCACCACACCTGTGGTAAGGACAACCGTTCTAGTATCACGGTCAGCACCAGGTAACGGGGACGCGTTAAATGTGGACGTAGTCAGAACGATATCTAATGGTTCAGACTCGTGGTAGCTCTGCAGCCAATTTTGTGAACTCATTATGTGCATATACACGCCATAGCTGTACACTGACCCAATGGTAGGCCTATAAGGTGCTATCCTTGAATGAAGCTTCCTCAGCTCTACCTCAGGAGATTGCCTTTCCTTGATAGCGTATCTAATGGCGTCAGTAGACCTGAAGAACACAGGCTTCGAGTAGTTGACGTTCTTATCGAAGACCAACTCAACAGGCATTGGTTCAGAGATTCGCATCTGAACTACAGTTGTTAGACCATAGTAGTCGTTAACTATCTGTAGGTCATACTGAGCTTGCACAAGTACCTGAGTGTTCACAACCTCACCCATGAACCCTTGATCTGCAGTCAGAACGTCAAATGAGGTTATCGAAGGGCTGCTGAGTTCATAGAACGTCAAGTCGTAGACTAGCTTACCATAGAGAGGTAAGTCTGCCTCCACAAGCTTGTAGACATGCTTTATCCCGATGGGCAAGTACAGAAGAGCGCTCTGTGTACCAAGAAGTATGCCTTCGGTGTAGGGCAAATCTACTGGTATGACCGTTATGCCTCCTTTAGCTTGCGTAGGAAGCTCATAGCGCATCTGACTTGATTGGTCACGGCTACCTGAAACTATACCATACGTCACAAGCGTGTCTTGTACTTTGATACCGCTGTCATGGCTTACGGCCGAGTTAGCTACTTCAATAGCTGTTCTAACTATTGTCGCACCAAGCTCAGGCAACTCAACAGAAATAGGAGTGAACTTCAGAGCCAAACTAGTTACCACGTCAACTGTAATCGGCTTCAACACTTCTAGGGATGCGTCAACCACTGTGGATAACAGGTGAACCCGCTCTAGGAGTTCTGGTTCTGCATACGTTTTCAGGACTGCGAAGTACGGCCATATTGTCGCACCGTCAAGAGTTATGGTTACTATCTTGAACGTAGCGAAAGGCACTTCTCCATGATACATCTTGTACTCGTTTACTGCGCCTACTGGTCCATCAATGAGCACAACAAGCCGTACCCTATCACCGTTGGAGACAAGTATAGTAGGCGTGAAAACAAGTTCGTCGTTTAGGTAATACGCACCTACAGTATTGAGGAAGTCTGCAAAAATTTCTGACTGGACTCCAACTGTCAAGCCACTTATCACTATTTCGTTTGACTCAGCCAGGAGATTTATGTACTGATCGTACTTCGTGACAAAGTACACGTCATCCGGCCAGAGGTCAGGCTCAGTACGTACAGAATACGTCGTGCCTACGCTGCAACTACCCACTCTAACATCCCGTTGGGTGTAGTAGGAGTCAGGTGAAGTCTGGCGAATTAATACCACGTCTCCATTTTGGACCGTAATGTCTGTGGTGGACTGTAGTACATCGTTCTTCAGCAGCTCGACACCCGGGTAAGGTTCAGCGTAGAATACTGCGGGTCGAATAAGGCCTGAGATGGTCAGTCCGTCAGACTGTACAACAGTGCTTATGGGTACGTTGTCTGTGAAGGGTATAACTACTGAGTCAATAGGTGTCAGCAGAGACGTAGTCAATGCCAAGTTTATGTTAGGCAACGCCTTCAGTACTACAAGGCTGCCGTTATATGTGCTGGCAGCTAGTAATGAAGGTCCAACTACAGATGACACTGTTATGCTCAACTGAGTGTCATACTTGTACACCGTGCTGTTGTATAGGTCAGAGTAGTACAGATTCTGACCTATCAAGGCCAGTCCTGATACCGGTCCAGGTGCTTCTATCCTAGAGAGTTCGGCATACGTGTCATCCACAATCCGTACTGAGTTGCAATATGAGTCTGCTATGTAGCCAACACCTGTCGAGGCTACTGCCACCTGAACGATTATGTCGTGGAGCGCAGCTACTTCCAGCATGATGGAAGATATAACGGAGGCTGTTTTTCTTTCAGACGAACCAACTATGAACCTTCCAACAACTAAAGGATCTTCCGCCAGGAAATCAGGGCTTTCGTAGTAGAAGTCCCGTACAAAGGTCAGCAGGTCAGCAGCTACACTGTACTTCTTGATTAGTCCAGGCGCGGCGAAGGCGACAAGAACGTTAGAGTTAACATCGCACAGCAGTGCGCTAGGTGCAGCTGGTAACGCATACTCGGCAGCAACTACGTAGTCCTTATCGAGTATAACGATTTTGTCCGGAGAGCTTAGTGCAACAACCAATCTAGTTGGCTCAGCTACAGAGTAAGAGTATTTGGGGTAGTAATCAATGGCCTGTATAGTGGAACCAGCAGGCGGAACATACACTTTCGCCACAACACCATTTTCAATGTCTGCCACGTACACCTTGTTCCTGGACTTATCAAGAACGTTTAAGTACGTCTTCTGCGAAAGTACATTAGTTGGTGTGGCAGTCAGTACAACAGTTGACAGCACGGCCAAAGAGTCGTTCAAGACTACAAGTGAGTTGTTTGCAGTGTCTGGTTCCCCAATAGTAGGTAAAGTATTGAAGTCTTTGGTAGCGTACTGTGGCAGTAGGAAGTGACCAGCTTGCGTCTGGGTAGTTAACGTCCATACGGTTGTGTACTCACCAGCAGTAACCACTACGTGTGTGACACCGCAATGCGTTACGGGCGTCTGGACAGCTACTCGAAGCGTGTCGTTTGGGCCAAACACGCCGAAGCTGGATCCTAGAGAGACGCCGTTACGGTACACGATAGCACCCGCACTAGCGTACACTACGATAGTGGCATCGACGTCTACACCCGTAAGTGTGACTTCGTTTGAGACAACAAAGGTGTTTGGTACCTGACTTACTAGGTCTAATAGCTCGAAAGGTGAAGGAGTTGCGTCCTGCAGCACAGTTGTTGAGTCAATGTATTCGTATACTGTTCCCACAACAAGAGGAATCCGTACACTAACTCCCGGCTGAATTGGAGTAGTGAAGGTTACTGCTAACAGGTCACCTTCCGTTGCAGTAGTTGTAACACCTACATCGACGCTATTCTTCAGTATTGAAGCGCCGTAGATACCCGGAATGGACACGGGGATTGCTACACCCGCGTAGACAGCTGCTACCTGAACGGTGTTTGAGGTTAGCTCAGCGTTACGCGGCAAAACCAACGAATCGAGTAGGTCGAATTGCGAAGCAACAACGTCAGGCAAGAACATTAGTTCAGGTGTGTTGCTGTACAAAGAGCACACAACTACCTGAGAGTTCTCTACAAGTATGGCGTATGGAGCATTGTCAACCGGAAATTGCAAGGTCTCTAGCAAGTTTCCATCAAGAACTTTTACTGCTGCGTTCTCAATGTCCGTTACATAGATGCTAGTAGATGCAAAGAGTGAGTAAAAGTAGCTTCCAGGGAATCTAGCGTTTGACTCGGCCAGAGTGATTACGTCTACCTTAGCTACGTAGTCCTTACACGCAACATACACATGAGTTGCAGTTGCACCAATGCCTAGACCGGCTTCTGGAAGTGCTACGGTCGATAATGCGTAGGTGTCAAGGTCAATTACTGCAAGTATGGCCTGGTCAGACAGCGTAACAAACGCCTTGCGTCCAACGACTACTACCTCAAAAGGTTTCCCTACAGTGGCTATGGAATAATCAATGGCGCCAGTGTTGGAGTCAACTATTAGAACGAGGTTGGAACCTGAACTACAAACAATTAGCTTGCTGTCAAGCTCTCCACTAGCAACTGAGGCAACGCCGAGTGGCCTGGCTCCAATTGCATAGTCATGGACAACGGATAAATCAGCTGCCGATAGACCGACGACCTTGTTCTCTTCAGGTAGGGATATCCATAGCAAAGCGTTCCTTGTGGCAGAAGATGCCTCAAGCGTAGAAGTACCACCATACGGTTTAGCAATCGTAAGCTTCTGCTGAAGAACGTTATCCAGGCCAAACTTGTACAGAGCGTTAGCGTGGTAGTCTACTACTATGTAGAATAGTTCGTTAGTTGTAGTAGAGGGAGTGGCTGTGCGTAAGTCGATCTTTGAACTGAATACGCCAGTGGTGGAATACACTGAGTATGAGTCTGCAGAAACGTCGGGGGTGTACGTAGCACCGTTCGCGTAGGACGTTAGATCGAGTGGCGTAACGTCTGCAAGTTGAGGGAATACTATCTGCAGATTTGAGTTCTTAGTTACAGCAAAGTATGGGTACTTATCGGGAGCGATGTCCGTGGACACAACTGCATGAACAGCAGTTGCTGGTAGCGAAGCTGATGTTACTGAGACCGCTACTAGGTCTCCGGCTTGCACTAAACTTGAGGCACCAACATTTGATCCATTGACTACTAATGAGCCACCTTGCACCGTAAGTGTTTGTGCTTCTGTAACACTCTGGGTATTTGATATTACTAGAGTGTTGAGGTCTACACTTATGCTGGGTAGAAAATTTAGCATTACGCAACACCCTTTAAGCAGACTGGGTGAGGTACTGTCCTCACCCAGGTATTACACGCACAAACCAATTACACGCCGCCACCGCTCTTCAATACCAGCAGACGCATGTTGGTGTTGTTTGCACCATTGGCAGGCATAGCTTGGTAAATACGAGCTGTAGGCTCACCGTACACCGTAAGAGGTACTTCGGTATGTTGAGACACAACGTCTGCACTGGTGTACGCGATCATGTCAAGCTCATGCACATACGCATGACGTGGTGTGTTAAGCTTGTTGGGGAACGTGATGACGTACTTGTTGTCCTCAGTTATACTGACTTGCTGAGCAGCGTTGATGATACTGTTGGAGTCAGCTGTATCGTAGGTTCCAGGAGTAGAAGGAGTCGGTTTCAGCACGTCACGTTCACGAACAACGAAACGCTTGATGCCACTTTCCCAACGCTCCGGGTAGATGATTTGTTTCTCGTTGGACTGGGTGGACTGGATGTTGTCCGGGAAGATGGCCGCGGGCACGTACATGTCCTTCAGACCGTACACACAGAACAGAGGAGTCTTCGAGTCTACGCTTACCAGAGCTACACCAGTAGTGCGATCAACAGGACGTTGGACCGAAACCCACGAGAACTTATCGCCCGTAGGATCTTGTGCTTCTTCCCAAATTACCAGGCTGAAGCCGCGATCCGAAATCGACAGAATGTAGCTCATGGGATACGACTGCGCAGTCTGCATGTCCGGAATACGAACAGTACGGTCAATGAACTGTTTATCGGCATTGTTGATACGCTTGAGTCGAGCAACGGAGGCAATGTCGTACTCTGTAGTCTGGTTGATTTCATTCTGCGGAATCATCAGAGTAGTTGCATCGAGCTTGTAGGGATACGCAAGGTCGGAACCCAGTACACCAGCTGAGTCTGCAGCTGTAAGACTAAGGCCGCGTTCGAGCTTCGACGTTGTGCCATCATCAGGTAGCTGGAGATCAGAGGCGACGTACATCTTGCAGCCGTATTCACTCAGCACATCGAAGTGAATGCGCCATTTCTGCGTAAGTGCAAGGCTATCAACCGATGCTGTGGCTTCAAGAGTTGCCTTGAAGAGTGCAGGGTAAGGAGATTGAAGTGCAGCCGGAAACTTCAAAGTGAAGCCGTTTGCAGTAAGGTCTTCGATGATAGAGCCAATTATTGCCGATACAGTAACGAAACCGTTACGTTGGGTATGAAATCCCATGGATACACCTCATTGGTTTGATTGGAAACTGCGAGTTTTCACTCACACCTAAAATTACATTTATTCTAAAGGCAAGAACATTAGGGTTAAAGTCGTGCCTGAAGGAATCTGGCTAACATTGGTTATACGGAAATAGCTATCTGCTGAGGGCGGAGTCTCTGCATTCACCAACATGCTGTATCGACGATTCTTGAACACGGTGCCGTCAGTCATTAACGTAGTGCCGTCGTCAACCACATGGTCTTCAGTTGCCAAAAACGTGTACGGATTCGAGTCATTACGATCCGCAGTCTCAAAGGCTTCTACCAGCATTGGAACACTTACAGATAGACTAAGCACAAGTGCAGATTTGCCCAGACTAAGCACGAAGTCCTCGAAACCATTAGGCTGCAATTCGTTTGTCACGAACGTAACAGTCTGACGTGTTCCGGCCAGACCTCCACCCGACTGTACCTCAGTCCAGCTTGTTAAATCCGCACCCAGTTGCCACAGCTTGTTATCAGACTGCGTTACGACGATCATCCCGGGCTTACGATTGCCCGCAGGAATTGCATCCCGTTCAGTTGAGTCTGCCCTTACTTGCAGACCGCCCTTCACGTACTTGTCTTCGAGCAGGAAGAAGGTGTTGCCGTTCTTCGGTATTAGAAATGAGGTAAACTGAAAGGGCATGATTAGTGCTTCTCCGAGTTGTACATAGCTATTGGGCACTGGTCCCGAAAAATCACCTGACGTATCACTTTCAACTTTGAACCATCACTACAAACAGTCAAAATATTTGCAACTGCTCTACATGGATTTAGGACGAAGAAGTCTTTTCGTCGTTCATCCCCCAATAGCAGCATTGCCAATCCAGCAGAGTCTATGTACTGCGTGCTCGTAAGATCTATTACTACTGGCTTAGGTGAGCGTAACACCTTGAAGAACTCCTGATGTAGTTCAAAGATAAACTTATCAGGAGCTCTCAACCTAGTGCTATGGATGTACTCGACAATCATGGTCAAGCGTTGCTAACCAGCCACGTGACAGATCCAAGTCCGTCCCAATCAGTTTGGTAGAGATAGAACGGAACAATTGTGCCACCTTCATCCACGTTCACCGTAATGGGACCCCACTTCGTGGGATCAGTCGGGTCACCTTGTGCACCATCCCAACCACCGTAGAATCCAGGAGTGCCTGCGTCTTCAAACTTAGCCAGTCCGTACGCAACAGGGTAGGCGTAGAACATAGTTTGACCAGACCCTGGAGCTCCAGAGTCCATAGTGACCGTACCCACAAGAGAAGCACTTGCACCACGGCTAGGCAAGCCAGCTATGAAGATTCCATCCTTCGTGGACGTTACAGGAGCTACACCGTAGTAGGGACGAATGCCAACTGCATTTGATAAGACCGTTATGGACTTGATCTGGTTCACCGTCGTACCACTTGCAGTGTACACAGCGTTTACGTTACCAGTAGTGTCGGACGGGACGTCGGCAGCAGTGAACAGGCCACGAGTAACTGCACTAAACGAGCCCATAGTTGCATTAGCCATGGTGAATGTCGTGGTAGAGGTTACGTCCTGCGTAGAACCATCGCTGAAGGTAGCAACTGCAGTGAAGTTAGCAGTCGTCTGTTCCGTAACATTAGTAGGACCGTTAACAACCAATGACACTGGGACAATGTTCTTCACTGTAGTGTTCAGAGCTGCAGTCAACACAACGGAGCTCTCGACGTAGGTGATGTTCACCGTTACTGGCGTATCAGCAGACACTTGCTTAGCTGCAGTCAGGCCAGCAGAGTTAACCGACAGTGCTGCACCATTGGAAGAACCATACGTGCAGTTTGCCGTAACGTTTGCAGTTTGCCCGTTGTTGTATGTAGCAACAACAGTTATCTGACTTGACAGGCCTTCATTCATCAGAGCGGGCAATCCGCTAGCTTGCAGGCTAACAGGTACCGAGTTCAGAAGAGTTATGATCCGCGTGGCGGAGTAGGTCTGACCAAGGTACGTGTAGGTAGCCTGGAGTGTCAAGTTAGTATCGGCCAACAGACTTCCATTTGCAACTGACAGAAGGTTGTTGACGTCTATCGAAGCTCCAGTAACTGGAGTCTGGATCGTGATGGTTCCATCTACCGGAGTGTCACCCGCACTCGTAGTCAAGGTCAGTGAGTATTGACCCGTTAGACCTTCTGTAACCAGAGCCGGACCAGTAATAGAGAGCGTAGTACCAGCGTTAAGCTGATTCAGAATCTCTGAGATGATGTAGGTGTAATCGACCACTGGTGCAGGACCTTGGTCACCAGCAGGACCAGCAGGACCAGCAGGACCAGGAGGTCCCATCGGTCCGGCAGGACCTTCACCAATGTCGAGCAAGTAGAACTGGGGATCCTTGAAAATGTCCAGATAGAGTTGTTCCTCAATCCAACTGTGCCTGAAGCCACCATTAGTAATAACGTCAGGAACAGTAGAGACGCTGGGACCAGCAGTACCTTTCAGCTTGATAGCCTTTAGGTAGTACGCGTTGTTCGGGTCTAGAACTACCCACGTGGTATTTATGGGCACACCCAGATACGAGGGCTCAACTAGTGAGGCCACCGTCGTATAGTTGGTCTGAAGAGTTGGGTGCTCTAGCAGCACGACTACTGGGTTAACCACATCCAAGTTTCGTATGTCTGCAAGAGTAGCCATACTCTCAATAAATTGTTGACGGCGCAGTTCCATTTTTTACCCCAGGTAGATAGTTGAGACGTTGAAGTACAGGCAGAACAAATTTTGACGCTTCAAGTCGTTGTCGGCCAGACACATGCTTGTGGCTGTTTCCGCCATGGAGGTGCCACTTGTAGGCATCAAAAGGTGCATGTACCCAATCACCTTCCCACATAGCTAGGCATCGTAGCACATACTCGGAGAGAGTACCGTGCAGGCTTGCAACAGGCATGTGCTTCTTAATAACACTTCGTTTCATTATAAGCAGTTGGTGACCGTAGCGTGCAAACCGAAACATTTCAAAAGGATCCCAAGGTCCAGTTCCAGTAGATCGACCACTTCTAACGTTACCCGTGAAATCGTCCACCACCAGCTCGTCTGAGAATACTCCTACTGCCTTGGTGTTTCGATACAGCTCTTCTACGGTCTGGGCAGCACCTTCACCCATAAGCTCGTCGTCGTCATTCAGGAACGTGCAGTACTCAGCACTTCCAACTGAATAAGCCTTGAGGCGCTCTTCACCAATGGAGAGCCCAGTTGTAGCGTTGACAATGTGTATGTTGAACAGTCCAGGTGGAATACTCGCAAGTGCTCGTTCAAATACATCCTGCCTGCTAGGGATAGTCAGTATGTGAAGGTCAATCATCGGACTAACCACCGTAAGGATCAGGTGCAACTGGGCTGGGTGTGCCGTTCAGTTTGAATTCGATACTGTTCCAGATGGCGTCCTCGGAAAAACTCTCGCCTTCGAATAAAGCTACATCACTGAGGGACTCATAGAAGCGGAAGGAGAGACTTCCGCCCGCGGTGACGAGTGCGTCAGCCACATCCAACGACC